CCGAGAAGCAGGACGGCAAGCTCAGCGAGCTGTCGGAGAAGGAGCTGAAGAAGAAGATCGCCGAGCTGGATGCCTAGCCGGCGATACCGGAGCGAGCCGCATCGCGTGAGCGAGCCTGTACAGCTCACTCTCCGCGACGAGCGCGGCGTCGTTCATCACGGCTGGCAGAACCTCGAGGGCGCGATGCGCATGGGCTGCTCGTACTACTCGCTCGAGTGGTCCGATGCGCGTGGCGAGCCCCTCACCTGCGTCTGGTGTCTCGCCGGCTACCATCCGTGGCTGGCGTGGGGGCCGGGCGCGCCTCGAAAGCAGGAGATATGAGCGACGAGGAAGAGCATCTCGCCAACCAGGCCTCGTGGACCGTCCGGGATTCGGACGGCGTCGACCACCGGGCCGTGCAGCAGTCCTCAGGCAACATCACGTGGGTCATCACCGCGTGCCCGTGGTGGCAGACCCACAACGTGTCCGGCCAGCGCGCGCCGGTGCGGATTGACCGCGTGCCGACGTGTCTCGAGTGCACGATGCTCGAGATCAAGACGGTCTCCGAGCCGAAGTGCACGCATTGCGGGCTGGGCAAGGCCATGCACAACGGCCACATGCACCAGTACGAGGCCGGGGCGTGAAGGTCCAGCGCGTCGTTCTCCTGACGCAGGAGTACGCCGTGCTGCACCTACGCCCGTCGTGGTGGGCGCGGCTGCGAGGCGCGCGCGACCTCGTCGTCGAGCTGGTGTATGAAGACCGGCGCTGGATCAGCAAGTTCACGCGCACGCCGCTCAGCCACATGAACCACAGCGGCATCATCACGGCGGCGATGGAGGGCTACCCGCTCGAGGATGCCCCGCTTCCCGCTGCCCGCCTTCTCGAGGAATGACATGCAGGACCTGACCAAGCTGAAGATCCCCGAGGGCTGGACCCTCGTGCGCGCCGAGGGGTTCGGCGACCAGGCGTACCTGTCGACGCCTCCGCCCATGCGCTACACCGCGACCGTCGACTTCGCGCTCCGCGGCTTCCGCTCGGGCATGGTCGTGTCAGGCCGCCTCCACGGCGACGACATCGTCAAGAAGACCAAGCGCAAGAAGTTCGAGGGTCGCGGGTGGGCGCAGGCGTTAGTCGATCACGCCGCGGATCACCTACGAGGCCTTCTGTGACCGTGCGCCCGAAGGTTGACTTCTGGGTGTGTCGCGACACGAACGGTGTCCTTCACGCCGCGAAGATCGAGCGCTTCTTCGACGGCCACAACCAGCTCGTGCAGTTGCAGGGCTGCACGGGTTGCCGCCCACGTGTGCAGTCGTGCTCGGTGCCCCAGGGCGACTGGCACGGCAAGAAGCTGCCGCCGCTGTCGATCGGCGACAGCAACGGGCGCAACGGCATCACGCTCATCGAGTACTGGGTGCGTGAGGCGCCGACATGCGTGACGTGCGTGACCATAGCGAGGCCGACGTGACGCTCGTCGTACGCGACCACGAAGGTGTGTGGCACGAGATCTACAACAAGACCGAGATCGCCCAGCTACGTAGCAGCCAACGTGACTGGGTTGATAACTGGCAGGTGCGCACGCTCTGCTGCAAGGACGAGGAGCCCGAGTTTCTGGGGGTCAGTGTTCTGCGTGCTACCATCGACGACGGCGCGCACACGGGACACGCGCCGACGTGCGTGCGTTGTGCGGCGATGCCGTGCGATCACGGCATCACGTTCGACGAGACCCGCGCTCGCGGCCTGACCGCGAACGAGATCCGCTCGCGCTGGCCTCGCCTCGAGGGCACGTGCAAGAAGGGCTGTGGCTACCACGGCGTCGCCTACGCCAGCTTCATCCACTATGTCTGCGGTGACTGGTGAACCCGCGCGTCGTCTTCGAGCACGACGAGAGCGAAGAGCCCGGGCTGCTCCACGCCGTTCGTCGTGCGTGGTCGACAAATGCCGACGATCCCGACACGGGCAGCGCCTACCAGACGATGTGCGGCGAGATGTTGTACTCGGTGGCGCTGTACCCCAGTCGCAAGCGCGGCATCCCAACGTGCCTGCGCTGCACGCTGGCGCTCGTCGAGGAGGCGTTTCTCGAGCCCCCATCCGTGGAGACCATGTTCCCATGAAGCAGCGAACGATCCGACAGCTGCTGATACACGGCAGCGACACGTCCGTCCTCATTCACCTCGTGCGGGCGACGTCGAACCGCGGTTACAACGGGACCGACTACGACACGTACTGCGGACTGTGCCTGACGGCGGGCGAGAAGTGGGCCATGCCGCAGCACGACTTCGTCGACTGTGTGCGCTGTCTCGGCACGGCGAAGTCGTGCGTGAAGTGTCGCGAGCTGCTCGGGTGGGCGCAGTTGCCATCCGACGTTCCGGAGCGCTGTGAAGCCTGCGCCGATCCATGACGTGCCGCGTGCTGGAACACTCTGGCAGATCTCGTACTGCGCGCGCTGCGGTGCTGCCTACGACAACAAGGACCCCTGCGTGCCCGATGGGCGCGAGGCCGAGCGCCGCGCGCCGGGCTACGACCAGGACGGGCTCAACGACAAGACCCGAAGGAGATGCTGATGTTCGACATGGAGCGCATGCTCTACCCGATGATCGTCGAGGCGCACGGTTCGCGCTGGATCGCGCTGTATCGATCGCAGACGACCGACACGCACCACACGTACATCGCGGTGCCCGCCATGCCCGAGGGCAACACTTCGCTCGAGCTGCCGCAGCCGTGCTCGCTCATCGCCGTGCCGCTCACCGCGCACGAGTTGGAGGGTGTGCGCGTGCGTAAGGCGCGTGAGGCCGCCGAGGAGGCGCGCGAGGCGGCGAAGAAGGAGAAGAAGGGTGTCTGACGTCGACAAGGGCCCCTGCGGCAACGAGGACTGCGACGCCTGCTACCCGCTGCCGCGCTGGAAGGTCACGACCGTCACCGTGCGCCGCATCGCGCACGAGCGCGAGCTGAAGGCGGCGACGGCCGAGGACGCGCTGCGCGAGTACGCCGGCGGCACGGCGTGGCCCCGCTCGTACGACGAGCGTACGCTCGAGGTGATCGAGCGCGAGGAGCCCGTGGCCGTGCAGATCACCGACGAGGAGACGCTCAAGTTCCACCGCGAGCACACCTGCTGGCACCGTCTGCGCGCGCGAGGCGAGCCGTGAGCCACCGTCCCGTCACCCACGCTGAGGCCAGGCGCATCGCCAAGCGGTTCGGTGTCAGGCTGCCGCGTGTCGGCTACGAGATGAGCCTGGGCGGCGGCATGTGGCTCGCGAGCACGGGCCACGCCCAGTTCGGCTGGTTCGAGTCGACGGCGAAGACGCCCTTCGAGGTTCGGTGCCGGTGCTACGACGCCTTGCTGCCTAGCGAGCCGTGCAGACATGTGGCAACGTGCCCCGTGTTGGAAAGATAAACATGGTTCGTAAGACCAAGAGCAAGAAGGGCCATGCCGTCGTCGAGCGCGTGGCGCAACGCAACATCCGCGAGCGCGTGTGCGCGCAGAAGGGCTGCAAGTTCTTTGGCGAGCCCGCGCGACAGGGCGTCTGCTTTGATGCCAAGGGCGAAGTGGCCGTGTGGGACAAGCTTGCGGCGCACGAGAAGGCGTTGCTCGACGAGCTGAAACACATGAAGAAACGGGAGGGCAAGGCCTACGGACGCGCGCTCGAGGCCTACTACGTCACGGCGATGATGGCCTGGCAACTAGTGCTCGACGAATGTGTCCGCTTGCGACGTGATGTCGCGCTGCTGCGGGCAAAGAAACTGCGCAGGCGTCGATGAAGGGCTTCCCTGTCCATCCCGACGTCGAAAAGGCCATCCAGCAGATCGACGCCGCGTTGTTCAGCGGCGACACGTTCGACGACCCCGCGAACCGCGCGCACCTGAAGGGCTACGTCGAGCGGTGGCTGCTTCGCATCGAAGAGGACACGAAGCACGCCGCGAAGGTGCGGCCAGAGGAGGACCTATGGGCGGAATCATCGGACTGACCATTCGTTTGGAATTGGGGCGCGAGTGGCGCGGCTCGTGTTGGACCAACATCTTGCCGGAGGGTTTGTTCGCCGCTCCGTTCTATGTCGACCTCGACTCGAGCAAGCAGCACACCAGCGCGTGGCTGGAGAAGCTCGTCGCTCGTCGCAAGGTCGACCCGGAGTTGGAGGAGGTCTGGGGCGGCTGGGACAAGCTTGCACCGATTGAATACGGCCTAGTCGTCGTCGACTACGTGACCAACACGCTCGTGTCGTGTCAGGGCTATAGCGGCGTCGACTACGTCTACTGCCACGAATACGATACCGACAAGATGGAGAAGTACGCCGCCCTCGAGAAGGCAGGGCTGCTCATCGTTCCGAGCAGGCGCGACTTCCCCGCGCATTGGAAGGCCGCCGACATCAAGCTGCCGTTCGCCAACACGATCATCGGTGATTACGATCGTTGTGACGAAATTCTCTACGGGTGGTGCGACCGCCACTTCACGCTGACCGACGAGGAACGCGATGCCTGGATGGAGTGGTTTGCGGCGCGCGATGAGTGAGGTCGACTACCGTGACCCCTGGGATGTCGTGCACTGCACGCAGCGTACCGACTGCAGCTGGGACGGTGTCATCGACTACGTGACGCTTTGCGGGGTCACGTACAGCATGCACGTGAGCCAGGGCATGGTCGAGAAAGGGCAGATGCCGACGTGTCTGCTTTGCGTGATAGCTTCAAGCGTCGCTTCGAACACTACGCCCTCACCGAGTACGTGACCGGTCACGACGGCCTGTGGCATGTCACCCGGCCCAACGGCACGATCATCTGCTCGATGGGTCGCGCACCGTCGCCGATCTACGTCAGCGACGGTAAGGTGTTCGCGACGTGCGTCGAGTGCCTCGTACGGCTGTGGAGGCGGACCGCATGATCAAGAGCTGGAAGGACCCGGACACCGATCTCGTACATGTGATCGCCTGCGAGGAAGGCAAGGAGCACAAGCCCGACGCGCACGAGAGCGCCATTCTGCACACGTTGTCGACCGACGAGATCGTGAAGCGCTTCTTCCGGCGGGTCGCCATGCGCTGCGGCATGCGCGTGCAGCTCGACAGCGACGAGTTCATCATGCCGCACGGCGAGGCGATGTTGCAGTCGCCCCCGCCGATCCTGCGCCCGTGGTTGACTGGCCGCGACGCGCCGACGTGCGTGGTGTGTGCGGTCGTCAAGCCCTCGGAGCCCGTGCGCAGCGTCTGGGGAAGCTGGGGAAGCAAGCGCCGCGGCGCATGATTGTGTGGTAAACACAGGAGGATCGTGTTTGTGATGAAAGCCTACCTCGTACACAACGGGGACGCCGTCGAGTTTCGCGAGAGCGTGCTCGTGTACCACTACACCGCGGAGGCCGCGAAGGAGCTGAGGCGGAACTGTCTCACGTCGACGAACACCTGGGAGGAGACCGAGGTCGAGCGCGCGCCCGCGCACGACGCACGCTGCGTGACGATGATCGAGCCCGCGCAGGAGGAGGACGTGGAGTACCTGCGCGAGAAGGGCTGGCGCTACGAGGACGAGCAGACGTGCTACGCGTGCGGGCTCGCTGCGTTCGGTCAGGAGGCGTTCGCGGTCTGCAACGAGTGCGGCCACTGTAAGATGTGCGGATGCGATACGGGTTGCGACGAGGACGGTCCCTGTCCGCAGTCGGAGGGGTGGTCGTACGAAGAAGTGCGGAAGCCGAGGTCGTCGCCCTCGCCCGATGCGCCGCCGCCGACGCCGGAGGATGCCACGTGACCTGCTGGGTTGCGCACTTCGTCGACGACGACGGGCTCACACACCTCGCGGACGACCACTACGGCGCGCAGATGGACGGCTGGCGTCCGACGCTGGCGTTCACGTGCTGCGGTCGCGCGGTCGTCCGGGACGGCGTACGTGCCAACCCCGGCACCTACGTCTCCTGCGGAGTCCCGCTGACGTGCGTACGCTGCGTCGCAGGCGTGCGCGACGGCCACTTGCGCCGGCGTGCGCTGAAGAACGCGATGTACATGGAGATGTACGGCGCGCTGCCGAACAAGACCCTCGGTCCATACGCGAAGGATGACGTCGCGATGGTGCTCGCGCTGCTCTATCCGCGCTCGGTCCTGCGCAAGTGCGCGCGGCTCGCTGCGGTCTTCTACGTGAAGGCGTCGGAGACGTCCCATGGATGAACACATGCCTTGGATGTGGCGCGATTCCAAGCGCATCACGCACCGCATGTCCAAGCAGCTTGCCAAGCTCGCGTACGTCACGCAGGTCTCGTACATCACCTGGTGCGGTGTCGAGGTCACCGTCGACGACGTGAACCCGGCCACGATGTGCCACCGAGGCACGCCGACGTGCGTCCGCTGCGCGGTGGCCAAGAGGTCTGTATGACGCAGATTGCCCGTCGCGCGGGGTGGCACGAGCGCCGGCGGCTTCGCGTCTTCGCCGCGAAGGCGCCTGAGGGTGATGGCGCCCCGCAGGACGGCCTCGACGATGCCTACACCATCGCCGGCTACGATGATTACTACCCGTACGTTTGCGATGAGGACTGGGCGGTGCCTGTCATGTCGTCGATGGTGTTCGAGGCCGACGGGCTCGTGCACGTCTCGCGCCCCAAGGACCCGACGTCAGCATGCGGCGAGGCGGGGAACTGGCCGATTCCATCGATGGGCTCGACCGACGAGGCGATCGCGTATGCGCGCGAGCACCGCGGGGACTTTCGCACCGTCACGTGTGTGGGTGCATCGCGCGGGCGCCGTTCTGGGGCATTCCGTGGGTCGCGCCGTGACGTCCAAGACCACGCACCGACGTCAGCGAAATCGCGCCGCCACGCAGGCGAGGATCCTTGAAGCCGCGCGCGGCTCGCGCACGAGCGGACGCGCGAAGCTGTGTCACTACCAATGGGCCGATGCGGGGTTGGTCCACCGGGTGGTAGAGGACCTGCGGAGCTTCTACGTCGACGTCCGAGGGTTCAACGAGTGGATGTCGCGCTCGGTGTGGGCAACCATCTGCGGTTACGTCATCGCAATCGAGTCGTCGAAGGTCATGCCGTCAAGACGCGTGCCGACGTGTATCCGATGCGTCGTCGGGCTCGCGCACGCGCGCGTCGGGCTCTCTTGGCCATGGGATGGGAGCAAGCCACGTGTCGCATGACGGGTTCTGGCGCGTGTGCGATGACGACGGGCTCGTGCACCACGCGCTGACCATCTCGCACACGATCCTCCTCAGCGACAACAACGTGGACTACGAGGACGCGCCGAGGACGATCTGCGATCGCGACCCCGGCGACTGGCCGGAGGCCTCGCCCGACGTGCCCACGACCTGCCTCGCGTGCTACGTCGCGTGGCTGAAGCTCGAGCGCGCCGCGATCACGTTCCTCGAGTCCCACACAAGGAGCTTGCGTGCGGGGTGAGAAGATCGAGTTCGTCCCTGAGCTGCTCGTCGTCCTCATCATGAATGACGCGCACGTGCATCGATCGAACGGTGTGCGGATCGCGCAAGGGGCGCTTGTCCACCGCCTCGCGCGTTACGACCGCCAGCGTGCGGTCTGGGAATTCTACTGCGAGGACGCGTTCTCTGGCGATGCACACGTACAGTACGAGTCGTTCGACCCTGTGACCTGTGTAACGTGCCTCACGAGGATGCCATGGTTCAGACGCTGATCAGTGTCTTCTTGGCCGTCGCTGCCGTCCTTGCATTGCGTTGGCGTTACGTGCGCGCGACCATTGCAGCCAACCACCAAAATCGACGTTGGTGGTGGGAACGTCGCAAGCGGGATCGCGACGATCTGCTCGAGGCGGCACACGACGCTGTTCTGCGCGGCAAGTTCCGTCATCGGCGCCTCGACGAGTCGGCGTGGTCCTACGCCAAGGCGTTCGACCGTTGGGTCTCGCAGCAACTCAAGACCGCGCCTACCGTGCAGTGGAGCAAGCCGTTTGCGCGTGCCACACGGCCGCTCCCGCTGCCGAAGCGGCCGCGCCGTCTCACCGTGCGTTGGCGTAAGTCGGCCGTGCAGGCCGTGCCGCTGTTTCAGTTGTTGAAGGCGCCCCGCAGTTCTACGACACCCGCACCTGTCTCGTCGGGGTGTACGTGGTCGTCGGCGCAGTACTATTGGTGGGCTGCCGAGCATGGGGGACTTGTTCACCGTGCGGCGGTGTTGATGCACGACCACGGCGGGTCATTCGTGTTGCGTTGCGACCACGACGTACTGCTCGAGCCGATACACGTCAGTCAGTACCCCGATGGCGACGGTCCGGTGTTGACCTGTGTCCACTGCTTCGGGATGGCGCGTACGTGAAGGACTTTGTCCTGTGTCAAGGAGGTACGCATGGCGTCGGAGGACGACCTCTGGGTGTTGCATCACGTCAAGGACGTGAGCGTGACCGGCATGGCCTCGTACCGCTACCGCGGTCCTGGTGACGTCGTGCATCGCGCGGTATGGCGGGACGCGAAGTGGTTGGCGTGTTGCGGTGAGAAGGTCGTCGATACGCTGCAAGAGGGCGATGTCGGTGCGGTCACGTGTGTGCGGTGTCTTGGGGCGGGTGCGTGAACTGGGCAGGCTTCTGGCACCACGCCGACGGGCTCGTGTATGTCATGGGTACGTACCGCGCGTGCGAGGGCCGTCGTCACATGTTTTCTGAGTGCCGCATCGCGCTCGCGTGCATTCCGACGTACGCCGACCACATGTTCCTCGACCCGAACACGCGCGCCCCGTTCCCGACGTGCGTTGCATGTTGGCACGCGTCGAACTTCGGCAGCTACGCCCCGCGATGAGCGGTGCGTAGCTGTGTCTGGCGGTTTTTTTTTTGGCCCTCACGGGTGGTCGATGTCGAGGACTCCGTCACGCAGCCACCCGTGCAAGCGCTGCGGGCTGCCGATGCCGATGGACGGCGTGCACGTGATGCGGGGCGGGACGCCGGTGCGCGTCCAGCCCGGCCCGTTGGTCGCCGGCCCGTCGATCCACCAGTCACCTTCGGGCGTCTTGAGGACGAGGCTCTTGCCGTCGGACCCGCGCGTGTTGCCGTACCACCAGGCGTCGTACATGGCGCCAGCCGGCGCCTTCGCGATCGTGTAGAGGTCGCTGGTGCCGACGCGCAGGTAGAGGGTCTCGTGGTTGTGCTGCCACTTGTCGTCGGGCACGAACACGTAGCCGCACGCGCACGCGTGCGGCCACCGCGCGTCGAGCTTGGTCACGTCCGTGACCGCCGGGTTGTGGTCGTAGCGCCCCTCGCTCGGGTCGCGCTGGACGATCTCGGTGTCAATCTCCGCCGAGTGGTAGTCCCACTTGACCGGCGAGTGGCCGGGGTAAGGCGCGCGCATCGACGTGCACGTTGGCGCGCCCTCGGAACTGTAGCGCCGGAACGAGACTTGGACGAGCTGGGTCGGCACGAGCCAGAAGCACGTGATTTTCGATGGCATTGTTGAATTATAGAGGCCGTCCTGGAAACACATCGTCGGGATAGTTTCCACCTGCCTCACGCACCGCTTCGACAATGTCTGGCAGCAGATATCGATTGCCGCGGCGGTGTTCGTTCCGTACTTGGCAGTTGCAGCACAGCACGCGAAAACGCGTGAGGTCTTCCTCGTCTCGCAGCATCGCGTAGATTTGCGTCGCTGTTTTCACGCGTCCGCTCTTCTTTTGTTCGTGTGGAAGAAGTCCGTCGATGTGGTCGATCGTCAGGACACGATAGTCCGTTTCAGGGCACGTCGCGCAGCGCAGTCCTCCAAGGAGTTTCATGACCTCAATCCGTGCTCGGTGCGTCGACCGCTTGATGCGGAACTTGTAGAGGTCCGGGTCATCGTAGTACTTGCGTTTGACCTCACGGTTGTATTCGAGGCGGTGCCGTTCACAGAACGTCTTGTTGCGTTCGGACACAGGGCGCGGACATCGCTTGCACTTGATTCGTGTTTTGGGCATAGGTTTTCAGATTTTATATTCCAGCAGGCCGAAAGTTGCTGGGGTTTCTATAATTTCCCCGTGGCCTCCGTTTCCCTGTCCATCACCCTGGCGCGCGTGCTCGCGGATCGCGAAAAAACGGCACAGATCCAGACGAATGCGAAGGGCTTCTTCGTCCACGTGAGGGTGCCCGACCACGTGGCTTCCCAGCTCTCTGAGGTGCAGCGCCGGCTGATCCCGGACGCCGCCAAGCACCAGGAGATCGACCACGTCACGCTCGTCTACACGAAGAAGGCGCTCGAGGACCATCCGCCGGAGAAGGTCCATGCCGCGCTCGAGGCGCTTCGGCGCATCGGCGAGCGGACCGAACCCATCGAGGCCAAGATCCAGGGCTGGGGCTACTTCGACGGCGCGCAGAACGACGGCAAGGGCACGACCGCACTGGTCGCGCTGCTCGACGCGCCAGGACTCGAACACCTGCACGTTGACATGGTACGTGCGCTCAAGGCGCACGGCATCGAGCCGAGCGACGCGCACGTCTTCACGCCCCACATCACGTTCGGCTATCTCGGCGCCGGCGAGCGTACCGACAAGCCGCTCGAGCCGCTCTCGGGTCGCTTCACGATCGACAAGGCGCACGTCGCCGCGCGCGACCTGCATGAGGTCCCGCTGACGGGCCACGAGAACGTCGGGCTCAAGGCCGCGATGGAGGCGATGTCGTCCAAGGAAGTCGAGCGCGGTCGTGCCGAGGAGGCCAAGGAGCACAACCTTCCGCCCGAGCTGACCGAGAAGCTCGTGCGCGACCACCTGTCGAAGGAGCCTCGCTACTACACCGAACACGCGGACAAGGAAGCGTCAGTCGGCGTCGCGGCGGCGAGGCACGCGATGACCCCGTCCAACGCCGATGCCATCACACGCCGGAGGTGCCGATGACGTATCGCCCCATCTACGTTGGCGTGGGTGAGTGCCGTTGCGGACGGCTCGACGCGGCCTTGTATCGATCGCCGGGCGCGTCGATGATGGACCATCTCGCATGCGCGCGGTGTTTGGCGGACCAAGGCGTGATCGTCACACGCCCCCGCACCGCTGACGATCTCGAGCTGGTCGACGGCGTGCCGCAGTGGAAGACGTCGGCTTCGACGCCGCACGTTGACGCCACGGGCGTGTTGGATCTTGGTGGTGGTCACACGCTCGAAGCCGTCTTCGACGCAGACGACCTGCTCGCAGGGTGGCTCCATCGACACCCGCACCCGGACGGCAACACGCCCACACCGTGTCAGACGCTCTGCGCCGTGCGGTACATCGACGGCGTCTCGGTGTATCGCGTCGATCAAGCGGATCCATTGACGCTGTCGCCGGCTGTTCGTTGTCGCTTGTGCGGCGTTCAGGGGCACGTCGTTCGCGGCGTCTGGGTCCCCGTCTAGTCCGTCTTCCATGCCGCCGGCACAAGGCGCCGAGAAAGTGTAGAATCAGTCAATGGGCCTACCAACGCCAACGAGGACGTACAGCGCCACCAGTTTGGTGAATCAGTCCATCACGTATGTGTCGTTGAACGACCTCGTGGCGAGCCTGGGGTACGGGGTCAAGAACCACCTCGTCGCTACGGTTGGCATGACCGTGAAGTACACATGCGACGGGACGACAGGGCCAAGCTCTGCGTCGGACCACACCGATCGGTTGTCCAGCAAGGCCAACTTCACCACGCGTGGTGCGAATGCCACCAGTGCCCAGTCGTTCTGGGTGCTGACGGATGCCAACGGCTCCGATTGGATGTTCACCTACCAGGGCGCCACCGATGACATAGCACGCATCTCGTTCTCCAAGGCAGGCTTGTTCACGCCGGCCGGAACCGCCAACCAACAGCCGACCGCGACTGACGAAGAAGTCATGACTTCGGCGCAATCGGTCGTCGGTTCCACAACGAGCGGCAACCGTGTTTGGAACTGCATCGCGTCTTCCGACAAGAAGGCCGCATATGTGTTCGTGTTCCGTAACAACGTCCTCGTGGGGCAGGCGTGGCACATCGGTTCGGCCACAAGCGCGATCGCAGGCGTGGGCAATTCGTACAGCCCCACCATCATCGGTTTGTCGTCTTCCACTTTCGCACCGGCCACGTACTTCAACGGGTCGCAGGTGATCGGGCGTGCTCGTCCGAACATTGCCAGTTCCGACGTTTCCACGGCACTGCTCGCGGGATTTGAGTGTGTGCCAACTGCGAGTTTTCTGGACGGCGTCAATTGCGAGGCACAGGGCTCGCTTGGGTCGTTGATCTACCCGTTGAGCGGATGGTCGAACACGACTGGCGCTAAAGGCAAGATCTGCAACTTCATCGATGTCTACAAGGACAGCAACTCGCAAGCAGACGGCAATACGACGACAGACAAGAACTGGATCCACCTCGCGTTCAGTGCCAGCGCGGCGGCTGGCGTCCTTTGGCCATGGGATGGCTCATCCGTCCCACAGACGGCATGAACCATGACGGTCTCAGGAACAACCTTCCTCGCAGGAGGTACCTCGCCGTATAGCGCCAGGCTCGCTAGCCGAGTCACCCAATTCCTCGGCCTTCCGGGGGCGCCCGACACGCGATCAACCGCCGCAGGACCGAACAGAGGCGACATGATTGAAGCTACGCAAAGCACCGCGATCGTCGTTCGCGTCCTGATGAAGGGCCTAGATTCGGGCAGAGGTTTGCCAGGGGTCGCTTCCACAATCGTAGTCAGTGCCGCAAAGGGCGGGGCTACGTCTTTCACGACCATCAATCCGTCGATTACCGACATGGGTTCTGGTTGGTACGCCCTGTCGCTCACCACGGCACACACCAACACGCTCGGCGTGATGAACTTCCACATCACGTGTCCGTCGACGTTCGACAACGACGAGCTGTCGATGAACATCATCGCCATGAACAAACAGGACGCGGTTCGTGCAGGTCTGACGGCGCTGCCGAACGTCACCGCGGGCGCACTCGGCGGCCTGTCTACGAACGCGATCCGTACAGGTACCGCGCAGGGTGCAGGCAACGGCGTCAACCAGATCGTGCTCGACGCCGGCGCGTCCAACCTGGACGGCTTCTACTCGCGCACGGTCCTGTCGATCGTCAGTGGCACCGGCGCAGGGCAGAGCCGCTTCGTGGCCTCGTACACGGGCTCGACACGGACCGCTTCGCTCAACAAGAACTGGGTGACGCAGCCCGACAACACGTCGGTCTTCGAGATCGTCGGTGCGTCGAACAGCCTGCTCACTGAGGGCTTGGCACAGGCCGGTTCCGCCAACACGATCACGTTCCAGTCCAACGAGTCGACACAGGACGACCTCTACAAGAACGAGTGGGTCCACGTCACGTCGGGCACGGGCGCGGGGCAGACGCGCCTGATCACCGGGTACGTCGGCCTGACCAAGGTGGCCACTGTCGACACCAACTGGAAGATCAACCCAGACGCGACCTCGGTGTACCAGATCCTGACCGGCGCCACCGTGCCCGTGTCCCCGGTCGCCGGCGTGGCACTGACGTCGGACGTGACCGCCGCGACCGCGACGCTCGCCGCGGACATCACGGCCTCGACGTCGACGCTCGCCGCGGACATCACGGCGTCGACCGCGACGCTCGCCGCGGACATCACGGCTTCGACGTCGACGATCCTCGCCGCCATCCCGTCCGCTGTCTCGATCCGTGATGCCGTCCTCGACGCGGCGCGTTCTGGACACGTCACACTCGGGTCGATCGGCGAAGCCATCTCCCTCGCGGCGGCGTTGCTCCAGGGCAACTTCTTCATCGACAACACCGACAACTCCAGTCCCAACGGGCAGACCGCCGCGCGCCTGCGGTGTTTTCACACCGGCGCCGCCGCCGCCGCTGCGACCGCGGGCGGCTCGGGCGAGGGTGAGTTCGCCACGTTCCTCGTGGCGACCACGTACACGGGTCCGAACAAGATTAGCACGCACCGGGTTGTGCAACAGTGAGCACCGGTGGCAGCCTCGTTACGAAGGGTCTCGTCGGTGGCGGCGAGGCGACGACCCCGACCGTCTCCACGCCTCTTCTTCCACCGCCGTCCGAGCCCGTCCAGCTCGAGGCGGCGCCGCCGCATGGCACGGTCATGATCGTCGTGCCGACGGCGATCAACATCGTCCTCATGGCGGCTGAGAACATCGTCGACAACGTCAAGACGCGCAACGCCGCGAGCCTGGCGTTGCCCAGCCTCTACAAGCGCGCCTTCCTGATCGCCTACGAGACCGACGAGATCGCTGTGATCAAGGAGGTGTAGATGCCTGGGATAGACGCGACGCGCGTGGCCCGTGACATCGCGGACTTGAGGATCCAGGTCAACGCACTCGAGGTCGCCGCGAAGCCTGAGAGCCTGCCCGCGTCGCTGCGCGAGACACGCAGCACCGTTCGCTGGTCGGCAGCCGTCATCGCCATTGCGCTTGTCGTGTCGTCCTTGGTCAAGTACTGCAACGACAACCGGGTCGAGCACCTGGAGAAGCGTATCGAGGCTCTCGAGAAGTACCGCGCGATACCTGCTCCCCCTTGATCCGTCGCATGTTGGCGGGGTAAACATGTCCCTCATGATTCGCGTGATGGACATAGCTCCGGTCATCCCCAAAAACAAAGACGGGCGTTACGACGCCGCCGAGCAGTGGGCACCCTTCACACTCACGGTGCACGAGCCGGGCATCCTTCGCATGATCACCACGGTGATCGCGGAGGCGAGCACGTTGATCACGGCGCCTGGTGCGACGGCACCGCCTGTCGTGCCGGTGCCGGCGCTCATCTTCGAGACCAACCCGGAGGCTGTGGCGCGGAAGCGCAGCTTCCTGTGGTTGTCGCCGGGCGTCAAGCTGACGTACCCCGGCAAGATCGCGTACGTCGGCAACTACATCGACGAGACGACGCGGAACCCGATGTTCCTCTACGAGGTTCTCTCCACCGACAAGAAAGGCATCTAAGATGGCGAACGAGGACAAGAAGAACGCGGCGTTGCGCCGCATCGACGAGGCGCCCGTGCGTGCACGCCAGACCTGGCAGCACGCCGCGAGCGGGGGCAGGTACACGGTCGTCGCCGTCGCAATCGACGAGCCGACCCTCGAACCTGTCGTCGTCTATGTTGGCCGTGATGGCATCGTGTGGACGCGCCCGCTCGCCGCCTTCCTGGAGGAGACGGACGGTCAGCCGCGCTTCACGTGCCTGACGGGCGACGGCCAGCCTGCTGCTAGCTCGTGGCGTCCGACGGACGGCTTCGAGCACTTGCCGGAGGTGCAGCCGTGATCGCCGTTTCGCCCCGTCCTGATTGGGACACCTACATGATGCGGCTCGCCTACCTCGCCGCGACGCGCGCGACCTGCGACCGCAAGCACGTCGGCGCGCTCATCGTCTCGCCCGACCACCGGGTCATCGCCACCGGCTACAACGGCGCGCCGGCCGGGGTCGAGAGCTGTGACGAGGTCGGCCACCAGATGGTCGAGAACCACTGCGTGCGCACGCTTCATGCCGAGTCGAACGCCCTCGACTTCGCCGGCCGCTTCGCCCAGGGTTGCGCGCTCTACGTCACGGTGACGCCGTGCTGGGACTGTGCCAAGCGGATCGTCAACGCGAGCATCAACCGCGTCGTCTACGACGAGCACTACGAGAGCCGCTACGGCAAGAGCATGGACGTGCCCGACTACCTGCGTTCCGCGGGCGTCGAGGTCCTGCGCTTCGATGAGACGCGCATGCGTCGGTTCAAGGCGCTGCTCCTCCAGCTCGACCAGCCGGAGGTGTGTACGACGTACGGCGAAGCGCATCCTCGAGGATGACCTCACCACCACGTGCACGGCCAAGCACTACTCCCGCGACACCGGCGTGGCCTTCCAAGAGCGCTGTTTCCAGGAGGTCCTGTGGCGGCGTTTCGAGGGGTCGATCTCGCTCGTCAAGAGTGACGAGGCTTGAGATCGTAACGTTGGTCGGGTAAACATCGAGGTCATGAACCTGACGCTCGATCAAGTCCGCCTGGCGTGCGCGATGGCGGCGCACGAGATGAACCGCGTGTACTGCCGCACGCTCGGCGACCTGTCCCAGGAGCCGTGGGACTCCTCTCCGGAGTGGCAGCGCGAGAGCGCGCTCAAGGGCGTCGACGGCGTCTTCGCCGGCAACGGACCGGAGAAGAGCCACGAGGGCTGGCTCGAGGAGAAGCGCGCGACCGGCTGGGTCTACGGCCCGGTGAAGGACCCGGCGAAGAAGGAGCACCCGTGCATGGTGCCGTACGCCGCGCTGCCGCCCGAGCAGCGCCAGAAGGACCACGTGTTCGTCGCGACCGTGCGGACCATGGCCTCGGCGCTCGGCTTCGTCCCGCCGGCGGGGATCCCGGTCACGCCGTGACGATCGACGAGCAGGCGGAGGCGTGCGCGCGCGCCGCGCTCGCCGCCGACTTCGATCCGGTGCCCTGGGAGGACGCGCCCGAGTGGCGCCGCCAAGCTGCGCGCGCTGTCGCGCGCTCCGCGCTCGGCTCGCCCAGCCCCGATCAGGCGCGCATGGCGTGGTTCACCGCGATGTCCGCGCAGGGCTGGCGATGGGACCGCGCCTTCGACGAGCGGGCGAAGACCCACCCGGGCATGGTCGCTGGCGAGCTGACCGCCGGCGGCACGCGCCACTGGCACGGCGTGGTCACGAAGGTGCGCGACGTCGCGCGCCGCGTCGGCGCGAGGATGACCGGGCCATGATCGCCGCGTTCACCGGCCACCGCCCTGACAAGCTCGGCGGGTGGGACCCGCTTCATCCCGTCGTCGGTCGCGTTCGCAAGGGCATCCGGGACGCGCTCGCGCGCGACTGCCCGCTCTACGCGATCTGCGGCATGGCGCTTGGCGTCGACACCTGGGCCGCCGAGACATGTGTCGAGCTGGACATCCCCTTCATCGCCGCTGTCGCATGTGACAACGTCGAGGCGCGGTGGCCGCTGCCATCGCAGGAGCGCTACCGGCGCCTCGTCGAGAAGGCCCGCGAGGTCGTGGTCGTATCGCCGGGGCCGTACCAGCCCTGGAAGCTGCAGCGGCGAAACGAGTGGATGGTGGACCACTGCGATCGCTTGTACTACGTGCACGACGGATCTCGTGGCGGTACGTACAACTGCCTCGAGTATGCGGCGCAGGTCGGGCGCGAGACATGTGCGATCGCGTGGCGTGACGCGTGACCTGTGCGCGGCGTGCTGATGTCCAGGTGGGTGGGTTCGAACCATCGTATCGAGAGCCCGGCGGGGATCGAACCCGCGACCAACGGTTTCATCACTCCGCTGCTCTGCCGCTGAGCTACAGGCTCGTTCGCGGACGCCACGGGGCTCGAACCCGTCACCCCCAGGCCATCAACCTGGTCGCTGCGCCCGGCAGCTCGGCGTCCATGTCTCGCTTGTATCACGGGGGGACGGATGGGGTCGAACCACCGACGCAGGATCTTGCGATCCACCGCTCTACCACTGAGCTACGTCCCCGGTGGCTCGTCGAGGGATTGCACCCCGCCCTGCACGCTCTCCCCGGTTCATGACGCCGGATCCTTCGCGAACGGTCGGCACGGGCCGAACGAGCCATGGCGGAGCGGCAACGACACCTCGCGTCGCAAGCGACGGTTGGCGTGCTCGCCACCGCTCCATAAACGGTTTATGGGATAAACCTACCGCACGAGCGGCAGCGCGCTGGTCACCTTCCTGATCGCGGTGCGATCGGTGGTCGGCTTGATGCCGAGGGCCATGGCCTGGCCTGCGTAGGGCCCGGCATCCTCGACGATCACCCGGTGGGTGAGGCTGTGCTCGCCGAGGGCTTCGGCGAGACGCCGCAACGAGCCTTCGTCGGGTACCACGAGCGCGACCACGATGGTCGGCGGGTGCCCGGAGGCTTCGGAGGCCGCGTGGGCTGTCTGGGCGACCTGCGTCCCATGGGGGAGATCGCCGCGGACGACGGTGTAGAGAACTTGGAGAGGGGCGGTGTCGGGCGGTCCCGACGTGCTTTCGCGCTCACGGTCGATGCATGTTTGTGAGGGTGCGTCCGCCGGGCGATGCTGTCAAGGGCGGTCCTAAACCAGCCGCAGGAAGTGGGCATAAGGTTGTATGAAGAACTACATCCTGTCTCTGGTGGTCATGCTAGCGACGACGGCGGGCGGTTGTGCAAACGCACTTCGACGTGCTGCAGATGCGTCCGAAGTCCTCGGGCACGTGACGCTTGTCTGCGACGGGTTCAGCACCTACGCGAGCGTCGAGGCGGGCGGTGAGGAAGGCAACCCGATCCTGGGGCAACACCCGTCCGGCATGCTGTTGACGCACTACTTCGGCGCTGTCGGGGCGGTGGATTTCATCGTGAACCGGTCGGCGGCGACGCTGCTGCGAAACCGTCCGACGGCCGCGTCGTTGCTGCGGTTGGCGATGAACTTGACGTTGGTCGGGTTCGAGACCCATGCGGTTTACGGCAACGCCGTGCTCGGTGCACCACATGGTGTAGGGCCCTGCGGCGTGTAACGCCTTAAATACATACATGAAAATAGGCATAAGACTATGTCGAAGAAACACACATCCCGAAAGGAGTCTGTATGAGCGATTCAAAGGCGAAGCGTGACGTGATGCCGATGGGCGGTTGGCAGTCGTGCTTGCCGCCTGTTCGGCGGGTGCGGCTTCAGGCATCGGTCGAGGCACCGGCTATGCCGGCGGATACGACGGTGGCGTTCGACGCCGCTGTCTTCGTGGCGTTCGGTGGTTCGCGTACGGCGGCGCGCCAGGCCATCGCCCACGGGCAGTACGTCGTCGACGGCGCTATCGTCCGAGACCCGGACGCACGGGTGGCGCTGGTGGCGACGGTGACGACGGTCGCGCAGTTGGCCGCGGAGCTGACCGAGCGGTTCCCGGCGCTGGTCGCGTCGATGAAGAACCACGACTGGTACTACGACTTCTCGGACGACCGCGACGTCTGGCGGCGCGGGAAGGCGTCGCACGAGAAGATCGAAGCCGCCCTCGATGCGCTGCCGGACGCCGACGCGCGCGCACTGCGCAGCGTCTTTGGTCGTTGATACCGGCGCCACCTGTTGAAGGTGACGACACCGCCTTGGCGCGCGCTTCGAGGGTGTCGACGTGGTTCGACTCTTCCCTCCGTCGAAGATCCACGTCCCGTCCCGAGCGCCCCTACCCCGACGAGGGGAGGTGACGCAGTGGATATCCAACCGATTCGGAAGTAAGCGCCATAAACCTGGCTGCTGAATCGGGCATAAGAACCTGTTGGAAGACGACGTCTTCAGGAGGTTCTCATGCGCACCTAGCTACGAAGGAACGCGAACAGGCAAAGCCTTCGCCGTTCCGCCATGGCCACGCTGACACCGGCAGCGAGAGCGGGCAGGTCCGGTTACCCGGGCCACCTGTGGCTGCTCCACGCGCGGGTACCCGTACTACCGGACGACCCGATCCCTACGGCTAAACCGCGTGCCCATGGCGAAGCGACGAAGCTCAACAACCAGCCCTGACGGGCGAAAGGATCCCCGTGATCCTCCACAAGGACTCGCACACCGATCACGCCATCACCCAGGCCCAGTGGCACCACATCCTCGACGTGTTCGAGGGGCGCACGGGCTTCTTCATCGAGACCATCGCGCTGCCGCAGGGCCTTGGCTTCGTGCTCAACGAGCTGTACGGCCCGAGCTGCGGCGACGCGCCGGTTCCCGAGGTCGAGGTCCACTACGCGCGCCGGGGCGACCGGCAGTGGAACTCGCGCCTCATCAAGGCGCCGAAGCGTCCGACCCGCTACGTGCGCGTCATCGCCGGCCCGCACGAGGAGAAGTGCGGCGCGTGCGGCGGCGCGGGCGACGGCTGCATGCCGTGCGAAGGCTGGGGCACGATCAAGCACGCCTGCGTGCTCTTCACCGCCTACGGCGTGTCGAGCCCCGACATGCCGGCGGCGCCGAAGGAGCCCGGCGACATCGCCGCGCAGCTCGAGGCGCTGGCCGCCGCGGACCCGACGCCGACCTACGAGGTCGACGCCAAGGCGCTCCGCGACAAGCTCCGTGAGTCCCAGCAGTTCTGGGACCAGCACGCGTTCGCGACGGAGGCCCACTAGATGCGTGCCCTCGTGATCGAGGACGACGCCAGCATTCGCCGCACGCTCATCCACGCGCTTCGCCGCACGTTTCCGGGCGTCAACACGATCGTTGCTGAGAGTGCTGACGAAGCCATCGCGCTCTTGCAGGAGAGCGCGTGCGAGGGCCCGGCCTTCGACCTCATCACTAGCGACTTCAACCTGCTCGGCACCCGCACAGGCGGCGACGTTCTCGACTGGATCCAGGCGCACCTCTCGCACCTCGAGAGCCGCTTCGTGTTCGTGTCGGGCAACGACGCCATCCGCCTGCGCGGCGTGCCGTACCTCGAGAAGCCGTTCACCTTCGACGATTTCCGCGCCACCGTGCGCTCGCTCGTTCCGAACTACTAACCGACCCTGACGGGTCAGAAGGACATGAACCATCATGGCAACTGCTGCACGCTTCAACACCCGGAAGGTCGCCCCGAAGGCGGCCACCAAGGCGGAGGCTCCCGCCGCCACGACGCCCGTCAAGGCGTCCTTCCTCGCGCGCGCCAAGGCGGTCGTCGTCAAGACGGCTAGCCGCGTCGCCGCGTTCGTCAAGACCCAGGCGCGCAAGGTCGCGCTCGTCGCGCGCGTCACCGTCGCGCGCGTCGAGCCCATCGCCAAGCGCGCGTGGACCGTCGCGCTTCGTCCGTTCCTCGGCGGCGTCATCGCCGGCACCTCGCTCGCCTTCGTCGTCGTCGGCGCGCTCGTCGCGCCCTTCGCCACCGTCCTCACGCTCTTCGTGGCCAGCAGCCTGCTCGTCCTGACCGCGCGGCTCGTCGAGCAGCTCGAGGACACCGCCGCCATCTCGCGCTTCTCGCGCGTGACGCTCAACGTCCTCGAGGCCATCGGCCAGGCGCTGCGCGCGCTCGCGTACGCCGGCGCCGCGCTGCTCGTGCTCGCGATAGCCGCGACGTCGATTCCGTTCGCCGTCTTCGCCGCCCTGGCGCTGACGCTCGCCTACTTCGACGTCCGCGGCGGCGGCACGATCGCGTTCCTCGCGTGGTGCGTGCTCTCGGGCAGCTGGGGCTTCGGCCTCCTCTGGCTGATGTGGCGCGGCGCGATGCGGACGATGTCCGCGGGTTCCGTCGCGATCGACGACCAGATCCCTGCGTACTCGGAAATTCGCCGGAGTCAGCCGGATGAACACGCGCACATCTTGCGCGCGGACCGCGTCGCTATCGGCACCGAGGAGGTTGCCGATCTCGTCGAGACCGTCGATGACGCTGAGAGCCTCGAGCTTGCGCCGCCCTGTGACGCGTGTGGCACCACCAAGGGCACGACGCGCATGCGTTCGAACGCAGTCCCCTTCACCACCGCAGGGCAAGTCGGCCAGCCACACGCGCCCTCCGATGCGATGCTGTGCGCGGAGTGTTACGACGCCGAGTGCGAGGACAACGCCATCGCCCTCACGGGGGTCTCGCTGAGCAAGCGCAGCGTGAACGTCGCGCTCAACGCGATCGGGCGCGCGAACCTGCCCGAGGTCGCCGCGTCGAAGGCGGACACCGCGCAGGTGTTCTGGGCGACGACCGCGTGGTGGCGCGACCGCAAGGGCCACCATCACAGCCGCCAGTGGGACTGCTTCCACGACGGCAAGATCGTCGCCTCGGTGACCTATGACCACGCCCGCCAGGTCTACCGCGCGAGCGCGCTCGGGAAGTTCCTGGGCACGAAGACGGGGATTGGCGTCGCGAAGCGCCTGGCCGTCGATGCGTTCAACGACACCCTGAACGCGGTCGATGCGCGCACGTCGCCGCCCGTGGCCATGCCAGGTCTCGTCGCGGGTGACGTGTCGTGACGCCGCTGGCAGAGGCGCTCGCCTCCATCCCGGCGCGGCGCAACACGCTCAACGCGTTGGATGACCAGCTCGCGCAAGCCATCCAGCACATCGAGCACGTGCTCCACGAGGGTCTGAAGATCGCCACGCCGTGTAGCATCACGTACGACGGCGAGGATGGCCGCTTCGTCCTTGCGTACGGCAAGATGAACGGCAAGTGGGTGCTGATCTGGGGCGGCGAGGCGGAGGACGACACGCAGGACACCGCGTTGCTGTGCGCGCCACGCGGCCGGCGTGCGGAGGTCTTCACAAGCGACCCCACCACCGGCATGTCGCCGATGGAACGGTTGCTCGTCGAAGCCGCGGAGTCGCTCTCGTACTATGCGGCCATGCGCGCGCCTCAGCTCGCGACCGCGAAGCGTCTTATCCAGGCGCTCGCAGACGCGGGCTTTCCGCTCGTGGCCTAGAATAAGGCCGCCATGTCCGCGAACGAGTTCGACTGCCTGACCAACGCGCTCTTGCAAGCCGGTCTTCGCAACGGCTTGCCGGTCGCGTTCGCGATCCCGGGACACGTGCGGAGCATCCTCGAGAAACGCAAGATCGACGTCAAGGACGTCCGCGCAGTGACCATCCACCAGTGCCCGAAACCCCAGGGCGTGATCGACTACCGCCTCGAGGTCCACGTCCGGAAGGGCCTCGTGCAGACCGAAACGTTCCAGGGCTCGGGGCTGCGCCACGAGCACGATACGTACGCGCTGTACGACAGCCACCGCGACGGGCAGATGAAGCACCTGCACCTGCTGCACTAGAATTCGACATGGCTGTACGCCGTGTCACGTTGATCTTGCCGGAAGATCCGTCCTCCGTCGTCCTCGAGCTGGCGCACGCGCTTCAACGAGCGCTCGCGCCGCGCTACAAGGTGCGCCTCAAGCACGCCCTCGAAGACGGCGGGGCGTACGTCGACGACGACAGCACCCCTGTCGCGTTCCGTCCGGCCCAAGCCCCGCTGGTCATCCGACTCAGCGAGGGCGCGTCCACCCTCACATGAACGCGCTGACGCGCGGGAAGGAACATCTGACGATGTCCACCAAGATCACCCTCAACATCGAGGAAGGCCTCTCTCGTCAGGAGATGGACGACCTCCGCCACCTGCTCTCGGACGCTGTCTCCGAGTTCGCCGCCGCGCGGACCTCTCCGGAGAGCTACATCGAGCGTCGCTACTCACATGAGGTCTTCTACGGGGATCAGCGCACCCAGAAGGTCGAGCAGGTTCGCCGGCGCGTCGCACTGGCAACCAAGCTCCACCCGGCGACGATGCAGCTCGACTACACGCACGTGTTGCCGCACGCGCCGACGCCGGTCTTGGTCTACTACAAGGACTGCGAGGAGGACGATCTCGACGCGATGACCGCCGCGCTCGCGTTCCTCCCGGCCTCGCAGTTCGGCGAGCGCAAGGGTTGGGTCGTCCTGCGCGAGCAGGGCGTTCTGACCCTCCTCGGACCCGACGAGCAGCGGGCCGTGTGGAACGGCACGTGGCACTGGGTCGAAGAGGTTGCGATCGCGGGAGCTTCGACGTGATGTCCGAACAACGCCCACGCACGGCGGCAGGTGTACCCGGCCCCCTCCCCGCCAAGCTCCTCGCCCAGGGCTCGTGGACTTCGCGCTGGGGTGATTGGGTCATCCACCTGCGCGGCACGGACGGAGGTTGGCGTGCCACCGTATGGCGCTGGACGACCGGCGGGCGCCTTCAGGAGCGCACGCAGCTCGGGCTCGGTGAGGGCTTCAGCTCGGCCCTGGAGGCGACGGCGTGGGCGTGCGACGTCCTGCGTGAGAGCGGCGCGAAGGTGTTCATCATCGACAAGCCGCAGCTCAAGCTCGAGGACATCGCGTGCTTCCACGCGGCGCCGGAGGCCGTGACGTGAGTGCGGGCGACAACACGCCGGTCACCGTGGCCGACGTGTTTCTGATCGCCAAGAAGTTACGGCTCAAGGCGTACTACGACACTGGCGACCCTGAGGGTGACACCACCTACGACGCCGCCGTTCGCGGAGCACGGACCAGCACCTTGATCGAGGTTGCGGACGTCATCGACGAGGTGCTCCAGATCGACAGCGCGCTGACCCAGGAAGACCTCAGCTCCTGGCGCCGGTGACGCGACGGGCGCGCCTTCGGCGCCCGCTCTTTTTTGGCCTTCCGATCTCGCCAGGGACGTTTACACGATAAACCTTTTGGCGTAGGGTTCCTCGGTGGACACCGCAGGGCCGATTGTGAAGTGGGTTGGGGGCAAGACGAAGCTCCTCCCCGCGCTGCGTGCGCGCATGCCGAAGAAGTTCGGCGAGTACTACGAGCCGTTCGTCGGCGGGGCCGCGATGTTCTTCGCCCTTGCGCCCGAGTCCGCATGTCTGGGCGACATGAACCGCGCGCTCATCGACACGTACTGCGCCGTGCGTGAGGACGTCGAAGGCGTGATCGAGCGCCTCAAGGAGTACAAGGCGAAGCACTGGAAGGGCAGCTACTACTACGAGATGCGCGAGGGGTGGAACGAGCACCGCTGGCGCTCCGACGAGGTCGGCGCGGCCGCCGCGTTCATCTACCTGAACAAGACGTGCTTCAACGGGGTCTGGCGCGTCAACCGCAGCGGCGAGTTCAACGTGCCCAAGGGCGACTACGAGGACCCGCCGATCGTCAACCCCGACAACCTTCGCCTCGCGGCCAAGGCGCTCAAGAACGCGCGCCTCCTGTGCAACGAGTACGACGCGACGACGGCGCACGCGAAGAAGGGCGACTTCGTCTACTTTGACCCGCCGTACGATCCGGTGTCGAAGACCTCGAACTTCACCGCGTACACGAAGGACGCCTTCGGCAAGGAGCAGCAGAAGAAGCTCGCCGAGCACGCGCGTGCGCTGCGCGCCAAGGGTGTCCAGGTGATGTTGTCGAACAACGACACGCCCTTCGTCCGCGAGCTGTACGCCGACTTCTGCATCGACAATGTGAAGTGCGGCCGCGCGATCAACAGCAAGGGGGCGAAGCGCGGCAAGGTCGACGAGGTCATCATCACCTCGTACGAGAGGACCCCGTAGCCGTGGGCTGGGCGGTAGGACATATCCTTCGACTCACGCGCGGCGAGACCGTCTCGTTCCGCCCGCGCGGCAACTCGATGTCCCCGAAGATCAAGTCGGGGCAGCTCGTCACTGTCGAGCCGGTGCGCGCGGACACGCCGCTCGTGGTCGGCGACGTCGTGCTGTGCCGCGTGGGTGGGTGTGAGTTCCTGCACCTCGTCAAAGCGATCGAGAACGACGGCAAGACCTTCGCCATCGGCAACATCCATGACTTCCTGAACGGTCGCATTCCGCGCGACAAGATCTACGGACGACTGACCAAGGTGGAACCATGAGCATGCTCCCCGAGCTTCTCCTCGACATCGACGGCGTGGCCGTCAACTTCATCGAGGGCTGCCGCCCTGTCGCCGAGCGTTTGATCGGTCGGTCGTTTCACCACGACGAGATCGACCAATGGCTCATCGAGAAGGCGCTCGGCATGGACGCCGCTCAAACCAAGGAGCTGTACCAGGCGGTGATGGAGGAGGGCTGGTGCCGTGCGTTGCCCGCGTACGAGCACGCCAAGGAAGCCATCGCCAAGATCCGCGAGTACGCGTACGTGATCCCGTTGACGTCTCACTTCCACGACAGCAAGACGTGGGCGTGGGAGCGCGACGAGTGGATCCTCGAGCACCTCGGCATTCCCAAGACCGACGTCATCCACACGCACCGCAAGTTCCAGGTCGACGGCGACGTTCTCGTCGACGACAAGACCTCGCACCTCCAGCGCTGGCAGGCTCGACGCCCGAGCCGTTGTGCGGTGCTGTTCCAGCGCAAGTACAACGAGGGCGATGGCTGGCATGGCCCGGCGTTCGACAACTGGGTCGACCTCGAGCACTACCTGCGCGAGGTCCTGGCGCGATGAAGCGGGCGATGGTCGTCAACATCCACCACTCCGCCTACGACGTGTTGATCGATCGAACGACGAAGTGGGGCAACCCCTTTACACACGTCAAGGGTGTGACCCGCGCGAAGTTCGTCGTCGGGTCCCGGGACGAGGCCATCCAGAGGTTCGCGGAGTGGATCAAGACGCAGCCACACCTCATGGCCGCGTTGCCCGAGCTGAAGGACAAGGTGTTGGGTTGCCACTGCGCGCCGTTCCAGTGCCACGGTGACGTGCTCGCGCGGCTCGCCAATGGCGACGTCGCCGAGGACGGCTAGCCTTGACGCGGGCCTCCACGGCGACGCCGTGGCGGGCCTACGCGCCGCGCGATTTTTTGGTAGAAGGCCACGGAGGAATGTATGGGTTTTCGCAACGACGGCGGCAACGAGCCGCACATCCTGGGTGACGGCAAGATTACCCGCGAGACCGACCGCGCCGTGCTCGCCAAGATCGGCGATCAGGACATCTGGATCCCGAAGAGCTGTATCCACGACGACAGCGAGGCGTTCTCGATGGAGAGCGCCGAGGGCACGATCGTGGTGAAGCGCTGGTGGGCCGAGAAGAACGGCCATGCCTGATGTGCGCGTGGTCGAGCGCTACTTCGAGCGAGCGATCGACCTGGTCACCGAGCTGATGCGTGAGATCGCACGGCTCGCCTACGCGGCGGAGCAGCAGGTGATCATGACGACCACCGCCGACACGGACTTCGTTGAGCCGTGCATCGCGTGTGGCTGCCGCCTGCTGATGAAACACCATGACGAATGCCCGGCGTGCCGGGCACCCACGAGGAACCATGCCTGACACCGAGAGCAAGCTCGGCGAGCTGCAGTTGCAGATCTACGATCTCATTCGGTCTGCCGGATGGGAGGGCAAGACGGTCGATGAGCTGGAGGTTGCGACCGGCAAGACGCATCAGAGCGTGTCCGCGCGCGTGAACGAGCTGGAGAACTACGAACCCAAGCCCCTGATCGAGCGCCGGGCGGCCAAGCGCAAGACGCGCACAGGGCGCGCTGCGTTCATTTTCGTGCAGGCCGGGCTCAAGCGGGCGAACAAGGAGGTCTAGGTCGTCGCGAGCAGGACGGCAGCCGTCTTGGGGCCGACGACGCCGTCGACGCTGAGGCGGTGCTCTTCCTGGAACACGCGCACCGCCGCGTCGGTCTTGGGGCCGAACGAGCCGTCGGTGGCGATCTTCAGGCGGCGCTGCAGCTCGCGCACGTCTTCGCCAGCCATGCGGGGCATGGCCAGGCGGAGGACGCGGTCGCCGAGCTTGACGACCGGCTGATCACCGGGCCAGTGCGGGCCGCCGGTGATGCAGTCCTCGCCGTAGCCGTGCGCGACGATGTTGTCGGTCGGGCGCGCGGCCTTGTACTTGGCCCAGTCGACGCCCCAGCGCGCGATCGCCTGGCGAATGAAGCCGACGCCGTGGTTGTGTGCGGCCGCAAGGTAGGCGCGCATCGATCCTCCGGCCCAAGTCCCGTAGTCGGGATCGGGCACGCCGTCGGCGAGCTTCGCCGCTGCGCGGATCGCCTTCCGGTTGGCTTCGGCGAGCCGCACCATGCACTCGCTCGACTTCTCGAGGTCGAGCATGTCCTCGAGCTTGAACCCGAAGCGCTCGGCCTCCTCCTGGCCGATCTGATACGCACCGACCGACACGAAGCCAGGTGGACACGATGCGGTGGCGACCTCGGTGTCCCACTCGTTCACGCAGCCGGCCTCGTGAAAGCAAGTGCCGACGTAGTAGCGGGGGTCGATGTTTGCCAGGCCGGTCGCTTTCTGTGCGGCGAGCACGGCGTCGAGCACCTGCTGCCCGGTCACACGCTGAGCGGCCGAGCGGTTCCGCGTCGGAGGCCGCCCGTCGTCGAGGACGTACTCCTCGAGGCGGTGAGGCAGGAGTTTGTCCGGGTAGTGCTGCACGTGCCGAGGGAGAAGGCGCACCTCGAAATGGTAGCGCGGACTACCCTGGGACCATTCATTTTTTTGGCCCGTAGACCGCCTATAATTCTGGCACACCCCCTCGGAGAGAACCGCGATGCCCCTGCTGACGATCACCAACCTCCAGACCAGCCCGATCGCCATTCAGGACCCGGCGGGCTCTATTTCGCTCCTCGTTCCGGGCAGCGGTGCTCTCCGCAACCGCAAGGTGACGCTGAACGAGCTGGCCTCGATCGAATCGCAGCTCAACGCCGAGGCCGATGCGGGCGTGCTGACGTGGACGATCAAGGACGACCCGGCGTCCGAGGCGGACAACGCGTCGGGCGTCCGCGCCAACGTGACGCTGGAGCAGGACTTCCTGCTCGCCGCGGGCGCCACGCTGCCGCTGCCTCTGGCGAAGGCGGTCCAGGGGTCAGCGACCGGCGACTTCCTCGCCAACACGGCGGGCGGCGTCTACTCGCTCGCCACCGCCGCGGTCTCGGAGGCCGAGGCCGCGCAGCTGACGTGTGGCGACCAGCTGGTCTTCGACCCGACGAAGGGCCTCGTGTTCGAGGCACGCGTGCGCGTCAACATCCCGGGCGCCACGATCACGGCGGACGAGCGCTGGGTGGTCGGTCTCGTCAGCGCGCATGCGACGGCGCAGACCGCGCTCGATGGCACCACGATCAACGCGTGGTTCCGCGGCGAGGGTGCGAACCTCAACATCTACGTCGAGGGCGACGACAACGTCACCAACACCGACGACGTCGACAGCGGTGTCGACTACGTGGACAACACGTGGATGCTCCTCAAGATCGACATGTCGGACATCACCGCGGTCACGTTCTCGATCAACGGGAACCCGATCGCGACGACGGTCAGCATGGCCGCGCTGACCTCCGCGAACCTCGTGCAGCCGATCCTCTGCTACCAGCGCGACGCCGGCTCCGAGATCAACCTGCTCGAGTGCGACTGGCTTCGTGTCAGCGGCGGTCGCTAGCCCCGAGCTGTAGGTGGCTGACCAGCACGCAGACACTGGTCGGCCCATGCCGGCCGAGTTGGTGGCAAGCGCCAAGCTTCGCTACCACAAGCTGCCGACGGCGTCGCGCCAGATCTCGCTGCGCAACACCGGCGTCAACACGCTCTGGTTGTCCTTCGACAAGCAGCGCTGGTTCGACGTCGCGTGCGGTACGAGCTGGGACGACCGTGTGAACGTGCCCGGTTTCTGGTACCGCACCCAGGTCGGCAAGACGTCGTTCGTGGTCAACGGTCTCGCACTCAACAAGCTCGACGGTTCGCACCCAATCCCCGACCCCGACGAGTTGGAGGCGTAGGTGCCGTTCACGCACTACCCCAAGCTCGCGCACAACATCATCTTCGCATGGGTGCAGCCGGCGCCCCCGAAGAAGGACGGCTTCCTCGGGCAGGTCGCGTTCCACACGCTGAACCTGTTCGATCAGCCGATCGAGCCGTACAAGAGCGTGGTCGCGTACCAAGACGCACAGAACTTCACCCGGTTCTACGGGTCGATCGCGAGCGATCAGCCGCTCGAGGTCACGTTCACGTTCTCGAACGAGGAAGTCGACGTCACGGGCGAACCTGTCTCCGACGAGACGATCGGTTCGCTCGCCTACGACGCCGAGGCGCTCAAGCAGTTGTACGACCCGACGAAGCAGGGCCCGTCCGGGAAGTACTTCGTGACGATCTTCGGACGGTGGCTCCGGGTCGAGGTCAAGAACGTCGGCAAGGCGTCGACCGAGAGGCTGCGCGTGTTCGTACGTGGATCCGTGTTCTAGTTTATGTGATAAACCTGAGCATGGTGAAGCACCCGATCCGCACTCCCGTCGGGGGCAGCGTGTGGACGCACTCCGTCGGCGTCGGCCAGAAGGTCGTGGCAGGCACGACCTTGCTCATCTGTGAGGTCATGAAGACCGAGTTCCCGATCGAGAGCCCGGTCGACGGTGAGGTTACCTGGCTGAAGCCGTGTGGTGAGACCCTCGATGCCGAAGACCTCGTCGCCATCGTCGAGAGCGCGCCGTGAAGTCCGGTACCCGGCGAATGCTCGTGATCTGGGCGCTCGGTGCCGTAGCCGCGGGCGGCAGTTTTTGGCTCGGCTGGCTCGACCCGCTTACTGCGGCACTGGTTGGCGCCGTCTCGACGACCGTAGGTGTCGAGGTGCGCGCTATCACTGAACGCACCGAGTCCTGAGCTACAGCGTTTCTTTGAGCAGTGCGCCGGCGTGCGGTGCCGCTGATGGGACCACGCGCTTGAGTGCGGCCGGGATGCCGTGTACCAGCCCTTCAGTGACGGCTGTCCCGGCGAGCCCGACGCCAGGGGCCAGCGTGTCGACCGCATGTCCGATGAGCTTCCGCGCGCCGAACCCTTGCGGGTTGGCGGAGGGTGCCGCCGCGTCGAGGCCCTTGGCAACCCAGCCGCCCACGCGTCCCGGAATCTTGGACGCCATGAAGTTGATGGCGCCGGTCGTGGCGGCGCCGACGCCGGGCACGGGCAGCGTCGGGTTCAGGGGTGCGTGCGGGTTCGCGTTGGCCATCGCCTGACCCAGATGCATGTTGAGGCTGTTGGTCTGGTTGCGGATGCCCGTGCCGATACGACGCAGCGCGTCCATGACGCCCGCGTCCTTCTCTTCGAACGCGACCTTGGGGACCGCGCCCGCGAGGCGCTTGGCGGCCATGATGCCCAGTGGGATGCTGGCGCCGAGCGCGAGCGTCTCGCCGGTCGAGAATGGGTTCTTGGCGTACGGTGTCCAACCTGCGCCGGTGGTGCGCTGGCCCGCATGCAATGACAGGAGCTTCTCGTGCCGCGAGAGGTCGTGTGCATCGATGCCGCGCTGCGCGAGTTGGTCGTCGAGCGCGTTGCCCCAGCCCTCGCGCGGGCGCAGTTTCATCTGCACGCCGTTGCCGAGGTCGATCACCTCGCCGCCGAGCGTGTCGAAGCCGAGGTCGGCGACACCGAGGGACTTGTTGAGGTCCATGGTGTCGCCGATGTACGCGCCGTGCCCGCGTTGCTGGAGCTGCTGCTTCAGGACCTCGGGGTCGCGGCGGATGTGGACCATCGCGTCGAACAGCTCGGGGTCGTAGGTGCGCCCGAGCATGTAGTGCTCCAGCACCTCGCCCGCGTGCGGTGCCCGCGGCATCTTCTCGATGTTCCGCCCGAGCCCCACCGTCGAGTGGAGCGCGTTGCCGGGCAGCCAGTCGAGGCCGTAGTGCTTGACGCCGGCCTTCTGCTGGATCGCCTTGGCGAGCGTCGTCTTGCCCGAGCCCGGCGGCGCGTCGATCCCCATGCGGACGGAGGCGGGGTCCACGCCATGCGCGAGCAGTGCTTGGTGAATCGCGTCAGCTTGGTCGAGCGCTTCCTGCGGGATCACCCCGGCCTTGTCCCGCTCCTCGGTCGAGCCACCCTCCTGCATCGCGCGGATGCTGGCCTGGACGCCTGGCTTGCGCGCGAGCATGGCACCGCCGAGCGCGAGTGGGATGCCGGCGCCGGCGAGCGCGGGGAGGCCCGGGATCTTCGGCAGCGCCGAGCCCACCTTGCCCATCTGGAACCGCGCGCGCGGGAACTGGCGCGGCGCAGCAGATGGTGTTGGCGTTGCAGGTGTTGCGGCGTCGCGTGTCATCGCACGTGCACGCGAACTGCCTGGATTGGTAAGGGCGTGTGTCACTGCCGCCGGCGGTGTGTTTACCGGCAGTACAGACGTCGGTCCCGCCGGAACCTGGACAGGCAGAACCGCCGTAGGCCCTGCGGGGGCTCGTACTTGCGGTTCGTCAGCACGGTAGAGGGCACGCCGGAACTCGGCGGGGTCCCCAAAGGTCCGGTTGATCTGCTCATGCGTCGACGGCTGGCCTGCCGGGGTCTGTGACGAGAGGCCGCGGCGGTCGAGCAGGCGGTTGAACCGATCCTCGGCCTTGGCGGACATCGCGTCAGAGGTATGCTCGTCGCTTGCCCACGGCATGCGCCGCGCCAGGTCCTGCATCTGTGCGCGTTGCGGTGTCATCGGCAGTTCGCCGCCGGTTGCGTGCTCCCGGAACATGTCACCGAGCCCGTGCTGTAGGCGCGCCTGGGGCTGCGCGCGTATCGCCGTGAGCTTGTCGGACATGGCCGGCGAGAGCGCGCGGCCGCCGCGCGTCGCGGCGTTCTCGAGAGCACGCGCGTACGTGGCCCCGAGGATGGCGAGCTTGTGGCGGAGCGCAGGGCTCATCGGCATGGTGTTACCCGTGGAGCGCCGCGAGCGACGGCGGCGGCGTGGCCGGGTCGCCCGCGAGGGGCGGCTGACCGACGGTGGAACCGAGGGTGTCTGTCGGCGTCGGCGGTGACGTCGACAGCGGCGTTGTCCCGTCGAGGGCGGTCGGCACGGCGGCCGAGCCCTGCGCCATCGGCGGCGGTGCCGGCGGCACGTCCTTGCCGCTCTCGACGTCGGCCACGAACTGATCGACCTGTGTCGGCGGACCGAGTGCCAGCTTCTCGAGCGCCTTGGCGCAGCCCAGCTTGTACGCGGTGGCGAGCCTCATCACATCATCGCTCCTTGCAACGGCGCGTACACGAGGCGCTGGTTCTCGCGATCGTGCTGATTCTGCTGGTGCAGGCCGTACGCGAGCGCGCCAGCCGCGCCGAGCGCGCCGAGCGCGAGCGGGCGCTTCGCCGCACCCCATGCGCGCCCCGGCAACTCCTGCAGCTGTCCGGGCAGCGCGCGCGCCGCGGCCACGAGCGGGTGCGATGGCTTGGGCAGCGACACGATCTGCGCGCCTTCGGGGGTCATCGGCGGCGGCGCCGGCGCATGCACGGGCGTGCGGACCCTGCTGTTCGGCGCCACGATGCGCGCGGTGGGCAGCGCCGCGACGGTCGCGGCGGCGGCCTTGACCACCTTCTCGAGTCCGGTGGCGAACTTCCGACCCTCGCCGAGGGCCGACTCGAGCGCGCGGCTCGTCTCGGAACGCATCTTGTCGCCGAGCCCGGGCGTCGCGCGCGCGCTCGGGCGCGGCGCAGGCGCCTTCGGCGGGGGCTTGCTGGCGAAGCCTGGCCCAAGCGACGACATGACCGCCGCGACCTTCGGGTCCACGGCTAGCCCACCGCGATGAAGAGGATCGACGCGGAGCCCGTGGTCGTGAGCAGCACCGCCGTCGGGAACGGCGTCGACGGGTTGACCCACAGGAAGTAGCCGCCGACGGCGATCGGCCACGCATCCGCGCCGCCGTTGAACTTCACGGTGCACGAGCCTGAGAGCGCCTTGATCAGCACGCCCTTCGCGCCTGGGCTCGCGAGAGTCCCGAGGTTGACCGCCTCGTCGGTGACCGCGCCCGCGTACGACCGGACGAAGTCGGCGCGGCCGGTATACGCCAGGCTGACCGTCAGGTCGACGGGCGCGGCGTTCGTTCCGTCCTCGAGAGGCAGCGAGGCTGCCCCAGCGACCTTGAAGTTCTGCGCCATACCCTGGAATTATAGGGGACGGTGCGAGATCTTACGTCGTGCGACGGTGGCCGCGGCTCAGGCCCATCACACCGAGCTTCGCGCGACCCGCGCGCATCATGCCGACTTGGACCCATCCCTTGGCCGGGTCGTACTTCTGCGCGTAGCCGCCGGCACGGACTTCCCACGGGCCCTTGCACAGACCGAGGTGGTCGTAGCGTGTGTGCCCGTCTGGCTTGGGCGGCGGTTCCTGCCACGCGGGGTACTGGAAGTTCGACACGAGCACGTCGTCGATCGTGTACGTGTCCTGCTCGACGGGATCGCAGACCTCAGTCGCCCACCAGGTGCCCTGGTCATCTTGCGCCCCTCGCCGCAGCCATGGATCCGCAAGGGCCTCGAGGATCTCGTGAGACGCGGTCACGGTCCACGCCACACCGTCTTGCGCATCCAGCTCCGGGAAGGTGAAGAGACACGGCAGGCCGGCGTCGGTCGTGTCGTGGAAGCCGAGGGCACCCTCGATCGTCGGTACCTTGCGCAGCTCGAGCCGCCATTCGTCATCGCGCGCGGGGTCCTGTGGTGTTGCCGCGCGGACCGTCGCGTCGACACCCCACACCGGGTAGAAGTGCTCGAGCACCTGGCGCTGCAACGCCGCGGCCGCCCGCACGATGTCCGCGTGCGTGACGTGCGTGTCGACGTTCACGATGACGACGCTGTTGCTCACGGCGTGGCCTTGAGGTGGTGGCTCGTCATGAACGTGCGGGCGCGTTTCGCCGAGGCGGATTCCGGGGGCGCCATCGAGCCTGCGGGGTGCGCGGTCAGCTTGGTGTAGACGGCTTGCAGCGCGCACGTCAGCGCGTCGTAGCCGTACTTCACGCCGATGTTTTCGAGCGCGGTCTCCCAGCCCGAGGAACCGGCCTGGACGATCGTCGAGACGTCCTGGAAGACCGTCATGCCGATCTCGGGAACGGTCTTGCCGATGTCGACGGTCGCGCACGACACGACGAGGTCGCCGACGCTGCTACCGGACCCGGATCCCGAGTTGCCGAAGGTGCCCCCGCAGCTCGGCGCGGTGGCGAAGAGGAGGACGATGAGCGCGAGGATGATCTTCATGACGAGGGCTCCTTACACCGCCGAAGAGGCAGGTGTGTTGCTGGGGGAGGTCGCGATGCCGTCGGTCTTGAGCGTGTGGACTGCTTGCTCGATGAACGTGATGAGCATCTTGATCGCCGCGTCCTGGTCTTGCAGCCCGAACACGACCTCTAGCTCCTTGAGCCCCTTGTCGCCGAGATGCGACTTCAAGGAGGCCAAGGCGGCGTCACGCGCGGCGAGCAGCGCGGCTTCGTTCGCCTTGTCTCCGAGCTTGGAGACGACCGTCTGCTCGGTCTCCTGGACGACGGCCATCGCGAGCTGGCTGAGCCGGAAGAGGATGCCCGCGGCGCGATCGTTCGTCGTCTTGGACTTCAGCCACGCGGGGAAGTGTGCGCTCGCCCAGGCGAGGAAGAGGCCGATGACGGGCACGACGACGCCCTTGAGGAACAGCATGCCGATGGTCTCGATCGTGTCCTGCATCAGAATTCCGCCTTTCGTGGGACCGCGACGGATCCCTTCTCCGCCGGGCGATCACCGTGCGTATGCACGTAGCCGGCTTTGTTCTTGAGTGACGAGCGGTGCATCGGGACGATGGTCCCGAAGATCGCGCCGCCGAGCCGCTCGTTGTCGGCGCTGACCTGTCCCCCACACGCAGGACATGTGGGCAGCGCCGCCTCTTCCTCTGACGTCATGTACAGGTGCTCGAAACGGTGACCGCACGAACACACGTACTCCTTCAGCTTGGGCACGCCCAATTATAGGCCCTTCCACACGCTTACGCGATAATCAACACAGCTCCGACGTGGGGGTCACGTTGGTGTCGCCGGCGAACGGGTTTGCGGGGTCACTGGCCGTGATGGCAGTTCCGTCGTTGGCGATGACCGGCGTCACGGGAACAGAAGGCAATCCCGTCGCAGGGTCCACGCTCGTCGCTTGCGAGGGCGTCAGGGGGCGCATGTCAGGACCAAACACCGCGGCCTCCGCCTGCGTGACGACCGTGTCGATCGAGGCGAGGATCCCCATCAGCGGGTTGGTCGCGGTCGCGGGACCGAACAACGCTTCGAAGAAGGCGATGACCGTCGCCAGATCCGCGAGACGTGGTGCTCCGGCCACGATGCAGAGGCCGCAGACGTATTCGCCGCCGTCGAACGGAGGGCGCGAGGGATCTGTTTTGTCGTTGAGCCGCCGCGCCAGCTCGGCCATGAGGAACGCGTTGCCGCCCGTCTCACTCGACATCTGCGTGATGTACAAACTCGGGATCGGCGCCGATAGCGCCGTCGACAGCCGTTTCACGTCGTCGAGCAGCTCCTTCGAGCGCGCGGCGACGCGCTGGGTAGCACCGGCGGCGAGCGCGATCGCGTCGTTCAATTTGTCGAGCGGCGAGGTCGAAGGCTTGAGCAGCACGCGCGCTTCCTCGATGAGCGCTTGCGTGCCTGCTGCGAGCCCGGGAAACAGGTTGATCGCGGAACTCGTCGCGCTCCAGTTCGGTGCTTGTCCTGTTTGCTGCGGGGCGGGCGCTTTGGGCACGACCTTGACCACGCTCGAGAGCCGGCTGAATGGCAACGTGACCGCAGCCTCGTCGTTCTCGAAGACGTCGGTCTCCCACGTCACGCAGTAGAACTGTGGCAGCGTCGCGTCGATCGTCCCGTCCGTGTCGAGGAACGCCGAGTTCTTCCCGGTGCCGACCGCGACTACCTTGTAGTCACCGTTCGTCATGCCCTCGGTGAGCGTCTGCGTAGGGAACAACTCGAGCACGCTCGTCGCCGCCTGCAGCTTGGGATTCGACGAGCGGATGACGGCGTAGCGCCGCACGCTGAAACGCACGCCCGGGAAGGATGCCAGCGTGATCGGATTCTTCGGCGGGTCCCAGTCGAGGCGGACGCCAACACCGGGCGACGCCGACGTACCTACGACACGCCCGACGACGTTTTGCGGTACGGGCAACGTGCGCGCCGCCATCGTGTCGCCGTTCTTCGGCTTGGCGATCAGGTCGAGCGTCGTCGCGGCGCTGGTGATGGTCGCGTACCGCGGCGCGCCGACGAGCAACGTGACCATCACGACGGCGTCGTGTTGGGCGTCATACTGCGGGCGGTTGTGGTCCGCGAGGTCCATGAGGGACTGCGCGAACGTGTTGTAGAAGCCCGCGTTGCCGCCGTTCTTGGTGACCATGGCGGCGTAGGCGTCTGCCGCGGCAGTGCCTGCAGGGCCCAGCGTGATATCGAGCGCAGCTTGGAGGTCGTTGATTGTCGGCGGCAGGGCGGGCAGGGTCTTGACGGGCGGCGTCTTCACGATCGGGATCGGCAACATGTGTACCCGCCCGCCCATGAGGAGCGCTTGCAGCGTGTCGAGCAGCGCGTTCGCCACCGCCCGCGCGGCGTCGAGCGGCGACGGCAGCGACGGTGTCGTCGGAACCGAGAGCGATGCCGGGACCTCGAGCACCTGACCAAGCAGGTCGGCGATCGCGGTGATTGCCGTCACGACCTCGGACGGGACGAGCTGGTTGGGGTTGAGCGTCGTCCAGTCGCTCATCGCGTCGTCTTCTCCGCAAGTGCGCGCACGCGTGCGGCACGCAGGCGCTTCTTCTCCATGTCGATACGAACAAGGCGGCCATGTAGCTCGGCGAGCTTACCGAGCACGACCCCGATCGCCGGCTGACCTTGCCACTTAGTCATTGCGTACCTTCGTCGAGACGTATGGCACCTGGACGCCGACCTTCGCCGCGAAGACAGCGATCTTGGCCATCACGGCCGCGAGCCCGATCGGATTCGACGGCACGAGGTTGCCGATCGCGCTCGAGAGGTCGCCGAGAAACGCGGCGAAGTCGATGAGGAACGTATCGAACTTCGGGATCGGGTGTTGCCCGTTCGGTCCGAGGATGACTTGCGCGCCGTCGACCTTTGCCTGGCCCGTGGCCTCGAGCTTGGCGGCGGCGCGCGCGACGAGCGCGATGTCGCCGGTTGCAGAAGCCTTCCAGTCACCGTCGACGGCGTGCGTGTCATCATCGCCGATGCTCGTCGTGCGCTTGCCGGCGACCACCGCGGTCTGGTCGCCGCCGACGCCGTGCGTGTGATCGCTGCCGACGTACTGCGTAGCAGCTCCTGCCGTCGACCACGTTCCCGACCCGCCGATGCTCGTCGAGTGGTCGCCGTCGATGAGGTGCGCGTAGTTCCCCTTGATCGCGTGCGTCTCGTCACCGCCGACGGCGGTCGCGCGCGCACCGGCGATGTCGTGACGCTGTTCGGCTAGCCCGCCGGCGCCTGACGAGATGTCGACGCCGCCGTCGCCGTAGAGCTGGACGCGTCCGTCCGATCCGGCATGCAGGCGGAAGAGGATCTTGCCCTCGGGTTCGACGACCTTGAAGTCGAGCACGTCACCCGTCGCGCCAAGGTCAAGCTGGATCGTCCAGTGCTGCTCATCGCGCCCTGTCTGCGTGGTCTGGCTTGCACCTGCACGCAGCACGAAGGACGTGCGGCCTTGCTTGTTCTCCATCCGCCACTGTCCGAAGTCCGAGAAGCCGTCCATGACGCGCGCGACGTGCCGGAGCAGTCCTTGCGCGGCGAACGATTGCACCTGCGCGCTGGGCGCGCCGAGCAGCGACAGCCCGCCTTCGAGCACGGCGACGTGATTGCCGAGCGTGCCAACCTGCGCCCAGTCGCCACCGCCCATATCCGTCGGTGCATGCGGCGGTCGGTAGTTGTTCGAGCCCTCGGTCGGCTGGGTCGCGTCGTCTTGACCAACGCCCGCGACACCAGTGAGCGTCGGCGCCGGGATCGCGGACTGTGCGGGTCCGACGAGGTCAAGGATGCCGATGATGACCGGCATGCCGAGGTCCCACGACACTACGACCTGTGTGCCCGTTTGCAGGTGATCGAAGCTGCCTTGCGTGTGCCGCATCTGCGGCACGTCTTGCAGCGGTCGACCACTGTCTGTGCGTACCAGGGCTGTGTGTGTGCCCGAGTTGTACGCGATGACCGTGCCGATCTCCCAGTTCCGCCGTCCCGTCGGGCGATCGCGCGCGGCTACGCCTGCGCCAAGGTTGGCGGCGCCTCGCTTTTGAAGCGGATCGCTCACCCCGCCTACGCTATCACGGACGCCGCGCGGTGCTCGTCGTGTTGGGGGTCGGGATGTTGTCGCTGCTGCGGGCGCCCTCGAACTTCTTGTCCGACCAGTAGAATGAAACGTAGAAGTTGAGGACGACGACGCTGTCGAACACGAGCAGCGCTGTCGTGAAGAACTGCCACGTCGTCTGACCTGTCAGCGCGAGCACCAGCAGCGTGTTGGTGTAGGTGAAGAGTAGGCAGCCCGCGAAGATGGCCAGGCTCACCGGGTTCTTGCGGAACTTCCAGCCGCGGTAGAACCGCACCGCAAGCGGCAGCCACGCAAGCGCCAACACACACGCCAGGACGATGACAGCGGTCATGGTTCTTTGGAAGATACCTTGTCCGCGTTGCCATCGTCGATCCGAACGAACGGCGCCGTCGGGTCTCGTCCGAACTTGGCACGGTAGGCGATCATCGCGCTACGGCGCAGTGCGTCGATTTCCGCGTTGGTCTTGATGAAGAAGTTCTCGCTGCGCCGACCGCACTTGACTTCGGTGAAGACGATCCACGCGATCACGACAGCAAGCACGGCGGTGATGAGCCAGGGGGTCATCGGGTCACCTACCTTTGGTGCTCCGGCAGGTGGGCCGGCGCACGGTCGTTCGTAGGTTTGGCGTGCCACCCGTCTACGGTCTTGGCCATGATGGTCACGGCGGTGAGCAGGTTCTGGATCGCTTCGGTGAAGCGGTCCATCCGCTTTTCGACGCGCCACATGAACCACAGCGCGACGAACACAGGGAATCCGAACTCGCGAATGACGCCTAGTGTGTTGTCGGCGCCGCTGCCGTTCGGGTCGGCAGCGCCGGTCCCGAACAGCACGATCGCGAACAGTAGGGCGAGTCGGAGGGGCTTCACGGCTAGGCGTCCACCACGCCGGGGGAGGCCAGGCTCTCGTCGACGTCACCGCTCGACAGGAATGTGCCGTCGACGAAGCTGAGCACCGAGTCGATGCTCGTCGCCGTGATGCCGTCGCCCGAGGCATGCGGCCGAACGCCCGCCGGCGTGTCGGCGCCGAACGGCAGGAGGCGGTCGCTCATGCCCGAGACGTTCTCGAGCACGAGGTTCTGGCCGGCGTTCCAGCCGATCGCGTAGCTGGTGAGCATCGACAGCTCGGCGTAGAAGCCGCCACAGTAGCCGTGCGTCTTGTCGCGGAACACCGCGCCCAGTCCGAACGGGATGAGGAACAGCTCGCTGTCGAGGTTGATGAAGAACTTCTTGCCTGCCGGGTTCGAGTCCGCGGCTTGGTCGTCGAACTGGCTGGGGTCGATGCCGCCGGCGACCGCGTTGTGGTAGAGGACGCGCAGCAGGTTGCGGCCGTTCACGAAGAGGCGGCCCATCGTCCACTGTGTCTGGGCCTTCCCTGAGACGTAGAACGAGCGCCCCGAGCCGATGGCCATCATCGGCTGCGTCGGCTTGGTCTGCGTGAAGTTCACGGCCTGCAGCATGCCGATCGCGAGCAAGCTCGCGGCGCCACCTTCGCGGAGACCGTGCTTGCGCGCGGGACCTGCCATCACGAGCGTGTCGTCGGGATGCGCCGCGGTGTACGCGGCGTTGTCCATCACCCGCTCGACGTAGCTCTCCTGGAACTTCCAGGTGTCGAAATTTTTCACCACTCCGAGCGCCATGTTCAGGCTCCTTGTGTGCCGCGTGCGATCTCGAGGCCCTTGACGTTACCGATTGTAGCGCCGAGACCTGCGAGCAGGGTTGAAAGTGGGACGCCAAGTGGTCCCGTGACAGGATGCCCGACGAGCTTGTCGATGACGTGGCCGACGCCGTGGCCGACGAGGCCGCCGCCGAGCGTGCCGAGGCCCTGTCCCGCGACGTTGCGCGCGATCTCGCCGCCGGTCTGTTTACCGCGGACGCCCTCGACGACCGGCCACGCGAGGCCGCCGAGGTCGCCGCCGACGACGTCGCCGAAGTGACCTGCCATCTTCGGGCCGACCATCTGCGCACCCGCAACCGCCCACGGTGGGATGTCGGTCATCGCGGCGTCGATGTTGTACGGCGCGCCCGGCGGGATGTTCCGCTCGGCCCGTTCCGCCTTCTCACGCAGGAGACCGCCGGTGACGCCGCCCGTGACGCCGCCAAGCAGTGCGCCGACGTCGGGCGACAGACCGATCCGTGGACCGAGCGTCTTACCGGCGAAGCCGCCGAGCGCCGGCCCCGCCACCGCCGGAAAAATGGCGGCGAGGCTCGCGCGCTTGATGAAGAAGCGTTCGACGGACATCAGCCCATCATGCCCTGGGGCTGTGGGGGCTGCTGCATCTTCTGGCCGAGCGCGCCGCCAGCCATCGATGCGGCCTGGTCGAACGCGGCACCGCCGAGCCCGCCCGCGATGCGCGGCGCGACCTTGCCCGCGATGCCGCCGAGGGCTTTGCCTGCGACGCCGCGACCGAGCGCGCCGAGGCCCGCGCGCGCGAGCGTCGGGCCCGCGATCGCGCCGAGCATCGGCAGGAAGGCGACCTTGATGCCGAGCGCGCCGAGCGCGGCTTCGGCGCCGGCGGTGTAGTGGTCGGTGAGCGCGCCGTACTTGCCCGCATGTCCGTATATGAGCTTCTGTGCCTTGGGCCACAGATTGTAATCCATGCGGCTCAGTGCTTCGGCGGCGGCAGGTTGAGCAAGCGCCGCGGTATCGCGCGCGACAGTGTCGATTCCGTGCAGTTGAGAACTGAGGTTTCCGTGCAGCCCGCCCACCCCGGCACCGATGACCGCGTCGCGAAGCGGATGCTCGTCGCCACTGACCAGGCTGGCGAGTCCACCGACGCCCGCGCCGAGCGCGGCGCCACCGAGCGGCGAACGCATGAGCGCGCTCGCGTCGAACGCCAGCTTCTCCTCGCGGCCGTGGTTCTCGCGCGACACGACGATGTTTACGCCGACGCCGCCGTTCTCGCGAAGATGGTGCGAGGCACCTTTCACGAGGTCGGCGATGAACTTGTCGAAGAAGGCGTCGGACACGGTGGTCTCCTTGGGCTACGCCACGAGGTGCAGCTCGATGACGTTCAGGGGCTTGGGCAGGCCGATGGCGAGGTGGGTGATCACCCGGTCCGCCGACGTCGGCGAGACGCCGATGTCTGTGATGGCGAACGAGGTCAGCGGCGCACCGATCTTGGCGATCGTGCGGAGCTTGAGCAGGTCACCGCCGGTGTTCAGGGCGCCCTGGAGGAGCGTGAGCGTCTCCTGGGTCACGTTGTACTGGCCGAGGAAGTCCTCGAGGATGTCGACGAAGAACAGCGACACGAAGTCGAAATTCTTTACCACCGAGTACTCGCCGCTCTCGAGCGTCGACGGGTCGGTGGTCAGCTGGTGGACCGCGAACGGCAGCGACGAGGGCGTCTTCTGCGCGAACACGAACCAGCCGCCGTTCGACAGGTCAGTGAGCTGCGTGTCGGTGAAGTACGTGTTCGAGTCGTAGATCTGCGACACGCCGGCGATGCCGAGGTTGGTGAAGCCCTGCTGCGACGGCAGCCCGGCGGTCATGCCGCCGATCGCGCACGCCAGGTAGAAGCCGGGCTGCTGGGTGCCGCCGGTGACACCAGCGACATCGCACTTGTCGGGCCACGCGAGGACCGTGCGCTTGCTGTTGAACGACTGCGCCACCGCGATCAGCTCGCTCACCTGCTGGCTCTTCGAGAGCGTGCGAACGATCTGGTAGTTGACGGTCGTCGCGCCGACGAGTGCGCTGCCCGCGCGCTTGACGCCGTGTGGCAGCTCGTTCTCGACCGACGAGCTGTCCTGGCCGTTGTTGACGATCTGGATGCGCTGATCGCTGAGCACCGCCTGCACGACGAACGACGTGAAGACGCTCGCCGTGGTGATCGTCGCGTTGGGGTCGACAGGGATCTGGACGATGTCGCCGGCGGCGACGGCGCTCGACACGAACGTTCCGCTCGCGTCCTTGAGGATGAGGTAGTAGTCCGGCGCCGCGGCCGTGACCACGCCGGTGAGCGCCGCGGAGGCGACGCGCACCGTAGTGCCGTCGGCCTCCGTGATGCTCGCCGTGATGTTGCACGAGCCTGCGCCGGCGAACGGCGACTCGACGTCGATCTGGAGATCGGTTGCCGACAGCACCGCCGCGATGTTGTAGTTCGCGACCACGATCTTGGTCGCGTCGCTGGTGACCGTGACCTTCAGGATGTCACCCGGGATGACGCCGCTCGTGATGAGCGACGTGATGCCCGTCAGCGTCACCTTGGTGATCTCGCCGCCACTCGAGCTTGTGAGCTGGAGCGGGTTGCCCGTCGCCGACGGCTCGACGATCGTCTTGGTCACCGGCAGCGTGCCGTTGCCGATGACGACACGGAAGCGCTGCGGGCGGCCGCGCGTGTTGTCGGGCAGCGCCAGGCCGACGCAATCCGTGTTCCACATCGCGAAGACCGTCACGTCGGTCGTCAACGGGACGATCGCGTAGACGTCCGAGCGCGCGGAGATGTGGTCGCGCACCGTGACGTGACCCGTGAGATCGTCGGTGAGCACGCCCACGAACTGCACGACCGAAGTCGTGTTCTCGAGCGCGACGAACGCGCCGGCTGCGAGCGGGTTGCGAGCGTCGATGCGGCCGATCTTCGACACGATCTCGTCCGCGGACTCGACCGTGTCGAGGTCGCCGAGGTCCTGGCGCAGCGCGCGGTACTGCTCGTAGACCACCGCGTACGACACCGGCTTGGAGCCCTGGCCCGTCACCGTGATGCTCACGCCGCCGGCGATCTTGACGATGTTGCCGGTGACCGTGACGTACGAGGCGTCGATCTGGACGTCGTTGACCGTGCGCTCGATGTACCAGTGCTGATTGGCCGCCGGCGTGAACGTGCCGCCGGTGAAGTCCGACGTGGTGAGCAGGCGCGTGTCGCTGACCACGGAGGCCACCGTGAGACGCACGATGTTCGAGCCCGCGTCGACGATCACCAGCCGGTCGCCCGGCTTCACCTGGCCTGCGCCTGCCGTGTTGAACGTGGTCGGCGACGTCTCGGCCGTGTCGAACTGGTTCGGCGTCAGGGACGCCGTCGTGCCCTTCGTCCCGCTCACGATCCGCGCGCGCGCCTGGTCGAAGAAGATCTTCACGGAGGCGCTGTCGAGCACGGCGCCGACGGCGTTGTTCGGTGGCTCGGCCACGGTGATCACCGCAGGGCCCGTCGGCAACGCGACGTCCGGCGACGGCTCGAGCGTGCCGTACGCGGCCGTGACCAGGATGTCCGCCTTGTCCGCGTAGTCCGTAGTTCCGGGCGTGAAGTAGTCCTGGATGTGGTACGCGGGGCCGACCACCAGACAGTTCAAGTCCGGGTTCGTCGGCGTCACCGTCGGCGTGGCCAGGTCCTGATACACGAGTACGACTGGGCGGATGGCCATCGCTAGATCTCCGTATCCATGGGGGTTGCGGAAATTATAGTGGGACCGCGCCGATTTCCCGACCGAGACCTTCGCCTACTTGCGGTCGCGCCAGCCCAGGGCGATGTCCTCGAAGAACGTCGTCGCGTCATCGTTGCCGGAGGCCACCACCGCCATCGCGATCTCGTTGAGCAGCGGGGCCGTCGGCTTGTTCGTCCATCGCATGGGGTACTGGACGTTGAACGTGACCGCGGTGATCCACTGGTCCTTGTCGCGGGTGTTCGGCTGGGTCCGGCCGACGACGACCGGCGTCATGTCGTGGAACCCGAACTTGGCCTGGATGAGGTCGCTCGAGGCGTGGAGGAACACGCCCACGATGTCGCCCAGGATCGCGCTCTCGGCGCGCTTGCCCGCGATGCACTCGATGAGGATCGGCACGACCTGCAGATCCCAGAACCCGACGAGGCCCGTCTTGAGGTTCTGGCCCGCGCGGTCGCCGAGCACGACGCGGCCGTGCGTCTGGTCGTCGCAGTCGATGAACACCGCGGGTCGGAAGTTACGATGCTCCTTGTCCTCGTTGAACGCGCTCTCGACGGCGAGCTTGGTCTTCTTGATGTCGGGGTCCCACCGCCACTGGAAATCAGGCGGCACCACGCTCGCCGCGAACCGACGGCGGATCACCTCGACGAACACGCCGAGTACCGCGAGCTTGGAGCCCGGACGAATCGAGACGTGCTGCGCGCCTTCGGGCGAGGGTTGCAGCTTGGGGTCGGGCACGAAGCCCGGCGGTGGGATCGGCTTTTCGGACATCAGTAGAGCGGTGGGACCGCCTCCGGGTCGACGAGGATCTTGTACTCGATCGAGTTGCGCCCGAGCAGCGACGCCGTGAGCTTCTGGTGCACCGGCACGCTCTTCAGCTCGGTGTGGTGAACGCGCTGCACCTGGTAGCGGTCGTTCCGCACCAGGTCGACGACGATGTCCTTGTACTCGATGAGCGGGTAGTCGAGGACGTTGAAGTCGGCGTACTTGACGTCGTTGTCGCCGTCGGAGGTCATCTTCGTCTCGACCGACGCGGCCTCGCGGCGGCCGCGGATCAGCGTGGGCGCCCAGTACCCGCCGGCGTACGACGTGCCGAAACACGTCAGGCAGTGCTCGAGCGTCGCCTGGCCTGTCGCCGCGTCCCAGCACGTCGGGCAGCGCTCACCCCAGCGCCGGCGCTTGAGTACGACGAGCGGCACGCCGTTGAGTCGCCGGTAGCCGGTAGCCTGGTCGCGGAGGATCTTGCGCTTGAGCAGGCGCGTGCGCGCGTCGAGCCCGGGCTCGACGGGCGTCGGCTCGCACGTGAACGCGTTGGCGGTCCCCGACGGCGGCGTGACTGTGATCAGGTAGTAGACCACGCGCGCGAGCGAGAACAGGTTCGTGCCTTCGCGCCCGTTGCTGCCCGCCGGCGCCGGCGGGAAGTTCCAGGTGTCCTTGTCGTCGAGGAAGTTGTATGCGTCGCGCAGGCCGACGGCGATCGTCTCCCACGGACCCGACGGTGACTCGGCCCGCGCGATGTCGACGAAGTGCGCGCCTGTCTCGTCGGCGTTGATGTCCCACTGGACGAACACCGAGTTCGGAAAGAGCGCCGTCGTGCGGCGGATCTCGACGCTCGCCATCAGCCCAACACGGCCGGGCCGCCGGCGGGCGTCCCGAATCCGCCTCCGACGCTCGTCGTGTCGACGGCGCCATCCACTTGGTCGAACGCGCGCCGGATGCGCTGCGAGCCCTCGTCGCCGAAGCCGACGGGCGATGACTTGCGCGTCGGGCGCTCCTCGTATGGGTTCGGCGTCGGGCCGCGATCCTCGTGCGTCGAGTGGCTGTCGGTGCCCCAGAGCTGCCAGCCGCCGAGTTTTCCGCGTTGGATTGCGTCAGCGAGTCCTCGCCCCGTCCCTACGTAAGACTGCGCCAGGTTTTTCATCTGTTGCCCGCGCCCGATGAGTCCTTGGAATGCGTTCGCAACCGACGGAGAAAGAGGGTGTGGTGTCGATTGCAGTGCTGCGCGAAGACGCTGTCCTGCGAGGGCACGGCGTGACAGCGCTTGGATGACCGGGTTTTCCGAGAAAGCCAGCTCTCCGGTTTGGAAGGCCCGCGGTAGTGTCGCGACCTTGTTGAGGCCGCTGGTCATGCGTCCGGGTTCGTCGGAGAGGTTGACCTGGCCCTGGTGACGGAACAGGTCGGCGAAGTACGTCGCGGCCTGCTCGTCGGCGGGGCGGCCGTCGCGCGCGCGGGCGAGCGCGCTGTCGGCCGATGTGGCCGAGTGGTAGTGCGGGCTCGTCGACGGGTTGTCGCCGGTGCTCGGGTCGCCGCCGTTCATGCCTGCGTTGAAGTCGGCACGTTTGATCGGGATGGGTCGTGCGCACGTGCCGTAGTGCTTCTCCTTGCGGCACGAGGTGCACAGATTCTCGGCAGAGAGCTTGCGCATCGGCTCGCTGCGTGTGTGCGCCTGCTCGTGCGCGCTGAACAGTTGCGACACGTCGAACGGTGTCGTCGGCGGCTGGAGCTGCTGCTGTGTCTGCTGGGATACCGGCTTGGGTGCCCGCGACTGCAACGTCGCGCTCTGCTGCACCACGGGATGTGTGGCCGCGGGGAACGCGAGCTTGAGCCGTGTGAGCGCGGCGAGCTGGCCATCGGCGTAGCGGCTCTCGAGGTTCATGGCGAGATGACGTCTCCTGGTAGGGGCATCGATGACGTGGCGTAGTCGTCCTCGTTGCGCTGTAGCGCGCGGTCGATGACGCTGCGCTGGCGGCGGCCGGTGTCGGCCGGCTCGCCGGCGGCGGCGCCGGTTCCGTCGTGCGAGGTCGACGCGCCCATGCCCACGTTGAACGCGACCTTCGCCGCGTCCACGCCGACGGAGCCCGTCGGGCTGGCGGGAACGGTCGACGTCACCTTCGGCGGGCCCGGCGGCCGCGCGGGCCCGGGCAGCCCCGGCGCGCTCGGCGTCTTGATGCCGACGGAGCCGAGCGAAGGCTGAGGGATCCCTAGCCCGAGCGCCGCGAGCGCGGCGCGGGCGCCTTCCTTGTGCCTGAGCGAGAGCAGCGACAAGGGGTCCGCATGCCCTACTTGCCGAGGGTCTTGAACAGCTCGTTGAGTGGGTTGGCGGCGGCGGTCTTCGGAGCCTCGACGAGGCCGAGCGCCTGGGCCTCCTTGATGACCTCGTCGGTCGAGGTGTAGCCGACCGCTTCGAGGGCCTTCTGGACGCCGTAGTCGTGCGCGGTCTTCAGGTGCGTGTTCGACATGGTGTAAGTATAGCGAATCCGCTACCCGATCACTTCCTGGCCGTACGAGCCGTCGGCACGGCCCGGCGCCATCCGGTCGTAGGTCGTGAAGTTGTCCCACAGCCAGTCGGGCATGCCGGCGCGCGCGGCGCTCGTGCCTTCCTGCTGCGCGGGGTATTGGACGCGCGCGGTGCCGTGGCTTTGCTCGGGCCCCTTCGGCTGCACGCCGGGCTCGGCGCCCATCGGGCCCGCGAGCTTGAGCTGCGCGAGCGCGGCGCGAGCGCCCGTTTCATAGGCCGTTTTCAGCGCTTTGGACGTTATGCTGCCTGTGTAAATGTTGTCAGGAAGACGCGGCAGTCCATCCATTCGACGTTCGTGTTGTTGGTAGTGATGGTCGCGCGTGAGTCCGACCTCTTGTCTACCGTTATACGTTTGAACTGCCGCACCCGGGTTCATGTTTACGTGATACGATGGACTGGCTTGTAGTTTGTTCCATACGCCTTGTGCGGCAGGTGAGACCGATACTCCACTTTGGAGTGTGCCGTTTGGTAAGCGGCGCATAGTTTCGCCATATAGCTTTCGGCCAAGACCCATTCCCCGAAATTCCGGGGCGAGTTCCGCGTGCGCTATTTCCTGTAGTCCATTACCTGCCTGCGACGGGCGCAGATGCATGTGGCCTGCAGGCCGAGCACCTACAAACGCTTCAAACCCTTCCACGCTGGGCACGAGACGAAACGCTTTGCGTAACCGTGAACCAGCCGACTTGTTCATGAGTGATTGAACCTCGAGGTGTTGCGGTAGCCGGAGCCGAGCGTGTTGTACGCCGACTCCATGTTGTTCTGCGTCTTCACGCCGCGGGTCAGCTCGTCCCACTCGGCCTTGAGGCTCGCGGAGAGTTGCGCGTAGAGCTGCGCCTTGTCGTCGATGCCGATCGGCGCGATGTCGCCGTCCTGCACCGTCGCCTGGTTGCGTGCCTGGAGGAACGACTCGCTCATGAGCAGGAAGCGCGTCGTGCCGATGAGCAGGAGGTACTTCAGGTGCGGCGGAAACGTCTGCGGCGTGAAGTTGGTCTGCGGCGTGACCGCGTTGAAGCCCGACACCGCCATGTCCATCGCGAGGTTCAGCTCGTCGTCGGTGAACTGCACCGTGTCGAGGAGGATGTTCTTGTCCGCGCGATCGCGCATGAACATCCTCACCTGGTCCTTGGTGACGATGTTCGGGGTGGCGGGCGACGCGACGACCGGCATCAGCGCACGTACGTCCGCTCGAGGCTGGCCACGACCTGCGCGATCTGCGCCTGGCCGCTCGCCGTCGTGACGAGCTGGATCGCTTGGTACGGCAGGAGGACCGTCTTGAAGCGCGCTTCGTCGAGCGCGATGAAGCGCACCCCCGTCGCCTGTTCGATGATCATCGACTCACCCGACAGGACGCTGGGCAGGTCGTCGTTGACCTTCGTCGGGTCGAGGTTGACGAGGCTGATGGTGATGTCGCCCGCCGCGCCGAGGTCGACGTGGATCTGGCTACAGACGAGCGGCTCGATGTTGTTCCAGAAGAACAGCCCGCCCCCATTCGCCGCGAGCTGGGCGTACTTGTAGATCGAGTAGCCCATGTCGAGCGGACTGTCCGCCCGCACGGCGCCGTTCTGTGGCAGCGCGCCGGTGAAGATCTTGCCCGAGGCGACCCGCTGCTGGATCGCCGTGGCGTTCGTCATCGCGAGGCGCGGCGTGACTGAGGTGACCGACGGAGATGCCATGGTAGGTGCTTATATTGTAGGGGACTTACGCGAAGAATTCCTTGGCGTCCGGCCCCCACTCGTTGGGCTTCTCGAAGCGCGCGACGTACGTGAAGCCGGGCTTGACCAGGATCGGGTCGACCCAACCCCCGAACGCGTCTGTCGTGGTGACGCCGATCGGTGCCGCGAGGTTGCCTGCGTCGTAGTCGCTCTTCAAGTACACACGCACTTGCGCGTTCGCGATCGGCGACCCCGCAGGCGAGACGTACGCTAGATCGTTCGACAGGCGGAAGTTCTCGTCGATCTTGACCGTGTTGTCGAAAACCGGTGGCGTCGATGTCGCGCTGCCGCCCAGGTTCAGGTCGAGGATGTTCCACGGTACGACATCGAAGATGTCGCCGTTCGCAAGCGTGATCTGGACCTGGTAGAAGTAGAACGCGATCGGCAAGTCCGCGGTGTCGGCGCCCTGGAAGGTCAGGTCCAGCACGGCGGCGTCGACCGCGAACGCCAGGCGTGTTGGCGTGTCGGCGGTCGTGTAGCGCAGGACGTTGCTGACGTCGGTCGGCTGCACGCGCAACAGGAACTCGGCCGACGCGCCGACCAGCCGCGCGAGGTCATAAGGGACCCCGTCGTCATCGACCAGGTCGATCGCGAGGTGCTTGGTGGTGCCGCGGATGAGGTTGATGCGGTTCGACATGGCGTCAGCCTTTCAGGGTACCCGTCAAGCGTCCGGCGGGCACGGTGCCGGTCAGGCGGTCGTCCGCCGGGGTCGTGAGTGCGGCGACGCGCGCTGGCGCTTCGGGGTCAGGCACGCGCCCGACCAGCCGGTCGAGCGGCGGCGTCGCCAAGACGCCGCGGAGCGGCGGGACTGCCGGGTCGTCGACGACGCCCATCAGCCGGTCGGGCGCGCGGAACAGCGCCCGGAACGCTAGGGTCGCGTCACCGCCGCGGATCACGATCACGCCCGGCGCGGTGTCCGCGCGGAAGCCGTGATCCAGTGCCACTGGCGTGCCCGTGACGGTGACCGCGCCCGGCGCCGGCGCCACCCGGCGAGTCGCACGTAGGTCGGCGGTGGCGCCGGCCAGTGCAATCGCGCCAGGTGTTGTCGCGAGCGGATAGTCGGGCTGCAGCTGGACGTCGGTGCCCGTGATCGCGATCGCGCCGTTCGCGGCGGCCAGGCGGCGATGGTCGGCCAGGTTTGTCGCGGTGCCGGTCAGCAGCAACACGCCTGCGGCTGCCGCAAGCACGCGGTCGGCGTAGAGGCCTGGTGCCGTGCTTGCCAGCGTCACCGTACCGGCGCTGGCGCCCAGCCGACGGGTCGCGCGTAGATCTGTCGAGATCCCTGCCGTGATGAACGTACCCACCGCTGGCACGAGGCGGCGGGCTGCGCGCAGGTTCGTAGGCGTGCCGTCGATCGTGATGACGCCAGGGCTTGCGGCCAGCGGGAAGCTACGCCGCAAGGTTGTCGCGTTGCCGGTCAGCGCAAGAGTGCCGGCGGTGGGTGCGAGCACGCGCGTTGCACGCAACCCGACCGTCGTGCCCGCGATTGCGAGCGTTCCCAGGTTCGCGATGATGTGCCGCGCCAGCGGTAGCGAGACCGTCGCACCTGCGAGCACGAACGTACCCGCGTTGACCGTGAGCAACCGGGTCGCACGCAGGTTCGTGGCAGCGCCTGCGAGCACGAACGTACCCGCGTTGACCGTGAGCAACCGGGTCGCACGCAGGTTCGTGGCAGCGCCTGCGAGCGTGAGCGCGCCCGGCGTCGCGATGATGATGTAGCTGCCGACGGGCGTGTAAACCAGGTTCGCGTTCGTACCGGCGAGCGTGATCGCGCCGTTCTGCGGCGCGACGCGCCGTGTTGTACGCAACCCTGCCGCCGTGCCGGCGATCGTCAGTGCACCTACTTGAGCGTTCAGCCGGTAGGTGCGCGTCAGGCCTGCGGCGGTACCTGTGATCGTGACGGCGCCACTCTGTGTGGTCGTGCGGGCCGTGCGTGTCACCGTCGCGGCCGCGCCCGCGATGGTGATCGCTCCTGACTGCGTCGTCAGCGTGCGTGTTGCCGCCAGGCTTGCCGCGGTGCCTGCGATCGTGAACGTACCCGGCTGCGTCGCAACGACGGCGCCGTGACGCAGCCCTGCATCGGTGCCCGCGATCGCGACAGCGCCGGCGAGGGCGGTCAGCGTGTAGCTGCTCGCTGGCGTGTACGTCAGCGTGGCGTCGGTGCCCGCGATCGTCAGCGCTCCGGGCTGTGCCGTGAGCGTCACATCGCGTCGCAGCGTTGCGGTCGCACCCGTGATCGCCAGCGCCCCCGTCTGGGCAGTGAGCAGGCGCGTCGCGCGCAGCCCGGCATCGGTGCCCGCGATCGCCAGCGCCCCGGTCTGGGCCGTGAGCAGGCGCGTCGCGCGCAACCCTGCATCGGTGCCCGCGATCGCGACAGCGCCGGCGAGGGCGGTCAGCGTGTAGCTGCTCGCTGGCGTGTACGTCAGCGTGGCGTCGGTGCCCGCGATCGTCAGTGCCCCGGCTTGGGCAGTGAGCAGGCGCGTCGCGCGCAACCCTGCATCGGTGCCCGCGATCGCCAGCGCTCCGGTCTGGGCAGTGAGCAGGCGCGTCGCGCGCAACCCTGCATCGGTGCCCGCGATCGCCAGCGCTCCGGGCTGTGCCGTGAGCGTCACATCGCGACGCAGCGTTGCGGTCGCACCCGTGATCGCCAGCGCCCCCGTCTGGGCAGTGAGCAGGCGCGTCGCACACAGCCCGGCATCGGTGCCCGCGATCGCCTGCGCCCCGGCTTGGGCGGTGAGCACGTAGGTCGCACGTAGTCCAACAGCCGTGCCTGCCAGGGTGATCGTGCCGCCTTGCGCGGCCAGCAAGCGCGTCGCGCGCAGCCCTGCAGCGGTGCCCGCTAGCGTTACCGCGCCACTCTGCGCCACTACACGCCAAGCCTGGGTTAGTGCGGGCGCGGTGCCGGCGAGCACAAACGCACCGGTTTGGGCGGTGAGCAGTCGTGTTGTGCGCAGCCCAACACTCGAGCCCGCGATCGCCACGGCACCACTTTGGGCCGTGAGCACGTAGGCGTTCGCACCCGCGGTGACCGATGACGTGTCGAACCAACCGACGCTGCTTGCCGGCGGCGAGCCGAACCAACCCAACGACGTTGCGGTCGGATCGAAGTTCCCGATCGGAACGTGGATCGTCTCGTCGTTGCGGGCGAAGACGAGGTTCAGCGATCCCGCAAGCGCAAGCGCGCCACTCGACGTGGTGAGCGACGGCGTGAGTCCTTGCGTGATCGTCGCGGTCTGGCTCAGGCTGAGCTGGACGATCGCGAGCGGCGTTGAGGTTGCGAGCGTGTACGACCACGTGTCTGCGGCGAGGGTACCTGCGGCCGTCTTGACGCCGTAGAGCGTGTCAAACCCGCCACCGACGCCATCCGTCGTCTGGCCGAACGCGAAGTACGCCGACGTCGACAGGCCGGCGTTGCTGACCGACGGCGGCGACCCCATCTGGTTGGCGGTATCGCTGACGGCGTTGCCGACCCAGCACAACACGTCCATGTTGGCGCCGGTGCGTGTCGTGATCGCCGGGCTTCGTGCCGTCGTGCCGCTGGTGTAGACGTCCTTACCGACGGCATCCCACGGTCCGTTTGGATCCGCGTTGAAAACACCTACGTTGGGCGTGTAGACCTGGATCTGCGCGAGCGTGTGATCGCCCGAATCCGCGACGACGCAACCGTTGGACGATGGCGCGGCCCACTTCCAGAAGATCTGGATTGCCGTTTCACCTGCGGCACCTGGCGTGCCTCCCGTTGAGACACGTGCCGCGACCACTTCCTGGAAGCCGTTTGGCGTCGCAAGCGTGGTGTACTGTCCCGCGGTCTGGACGACCACGACGATGAGGTCGTTCTCCGCATACGCGCCGCCCATCGGGTCGGGCAACGTGACGTCCCCGGTCCCGCTGACCGCCGCGTCGACCGGGAGGCGGATTGAGAGCGACATCGCTCAGCTCAGCGGGTCCGCATCCACTGCAAGATCGCACCCGCCTTGGCAACAACCGCGGACGAGCTGACCTCCGACGCGAACCGCGCGATCACGGTGCCGTTGCTGGATGGCGTGATCACGCCTTCAACCACCGCGACGTTGCCCGTCGTCAGCGAGGTCGCGTTCGCCGCCGCCGGAGTGTCGTACGCCGTCGCGCTGTTGACCGTGTTCGAGGTCGCCGTCAGCGTGTAGGTGCTGGTGTAGTTCAACATGGTCGGCGACGCCGGCCCGTTGATCGCCCATCGTGAGCCAGTGGTGGTGGCTGCGCTCGTGTAAGGGATCGTGAACCGGAACCAGTAGGTCTGCCCCGCCGTGACCGAGAACGACAGCCCCGTCACGTCCGCGATCGTGTTGGCGCTGGCGTTATTGTTCGTGACGTCGCTCGACAGAACAACAGTGTTGAGGACGCTGACCGTCGGCGACCCGATGACGATCAGCTCCTTGATCCGCCCCGCGATGTCGATGACCTGGGGCTTACCATCCTCGCCGATCGTCAGGGTCTCGCCGGGCCCAAGCGGCACGGCGTTGACGAGCTGGACGACGTCGGCACCATCGCCGTGGTTCAACGTCACGGTGTTCGACAGCGCGGCGTCGATGTTCGTGATGTTGATGCACTTCACGCCCTGTGCGGTCGTCGAGCCCACACCTGCGAGGATCGTCGTCGTCGATGCCGTCGTGATCTTGGTGTTGTCATCCTTCGGCGTCGATGTCGTCGCCGCGTCGACCAGCTCGACCCACGAGACGTGGCAGTCCAAGTCGGCACCTGTGGTGCAGACGACCTCGAGCTTGGCCGACGCGTGCTTCAGGATGATCATGGCGATCAGGTCACGGTCAGGACGGAGGCCCCGAAGTCGACGGTGAAGGTCTCGCCGTTGGACATCGTGATCGAGGATCCGTAGTCGTAGTACCCGATCAACGGGTCAGCTGGCGATGTCGGTGTGTCGTTGTACAGGACGGCGTACCGGAAGGGCCCCACGGACCCGGTCGCGGTGATGACGACGTCCACGCCGGTCATCGTGCCGACACCGCCTGACTGGCTGTAGGTGTTCTGGATGTCCACCGGTCCCGTGTAGCCGTTACCGGTCGAGATCTCGGCGAGGTCGGCCTTGACCGCCATCGTCGCGACGTTCGGCGCGGTGTTCGACAGGTAGACGTTGACCGTCCCGGTGTTGAGGTTGTGCACCCCGAGGCCGAGGTCTCCGGGAAATTGCTCGAACTTGACGAAGGCAGCGACGGTCATCAGGGCTCCTTTGAGGGCAGAACGGTCGTTTGATTATAGCGCGAAGGGTTTCGCGTCCGCGGTCATGGTCCGTTGTAGAGAAATTCCACCAGGTCGCCGGTCGCCGGTGCGACGTCGAACTGCACTTGCGTCCCGCCGATGAACGAGAAGCCTCGCCATTGTACGAGACCGTTGCGGACGACGTAGAGCGTCTGCGGCGTCCACGCGACCGGCGCGTTGAACACAACCGTGACACCGTCGGGCGTCTCGGTCGCCAGCCTGCGCGTGAACTGGCCGATCGCCACCGACTACCTCCGGTTCTTGTTGGCCTTGTGCGAGGTCGGCGGCGCTGCGGGCGCCTCGGGGACGACCGGCGGCGCGACCTCGGGCAGGACTTCGACCGGCGGCTCGGACAGTGCCGCGGGCTCGGTCGACACCAGCGGCTCGGTCGACACCAGCGGCTCGGTCGACACCAGCGGCTCGGTCGACACCAGCGGCTCGGTCGACACCAGCGGCTCGGTCGACACTGCAGGCCTTACTACACGTACCCAGCCGGCGCGCACGACGCGCTGGACGATGTCGTCGTGGAAGGTCTTGTCGTCGACCTCGCGCTCCTCCTTGGCCTTGAGCGTGAGCGTGCGGCCGAGCAGGTCCTTGAGGGGCGACATGTCCAGCACGCTGGACGTGGCGTTCGCGATCTTGTGGTTGGGCATGACTTCCATATTGTAGGACGACAAAGGCCGCCTTCCTGGGTCCCGTGTCACGGGAGGAAGACGGCCTTGGCCCTTCACGTAGGTGACCCGGCCTGCGGGTCAGGTCGATCAGGCGAACGGGAAGTCGATACGCTGACCCGCGAGCGTGTTGCCGATGCCGATGCCCGGCACCGCGTAGGACCAGAACTCGATCATGTCGGCTTCCTGCTTGATGAACAGGGTCGCGTCCTGCAACAGGAAGAACACGCCGAGGTAGTTCTGCGGCGCGAAGATGTACGCCGAGCGACGGCTGCCGCCGGCGACGTCGTCGACGATCTCGCGCTTGATCGTCGAGACGACCGGGATGCCCCACAGCTTCTCCTCGGCCTCGATGCCGAGGTCGTAGTGGCGCGACGCGACGTCGTTGCCGACGCTGGTCGCCGGCAGGTCGAGCGCCTCGTAGTAGAGGCTCTTCGTCATCAGCATCTTGCCGATGGGCTGCTTGCGGTTGACGAGCGCCTGGAAGCCGAGCTTGAACGCCGACGAGTTGAACGACGCGGCCACCGTGCGCTGGGTGGCCAGCGCGAGTGCGATGATCGCGTTCCACGTGTCCGTGAACTTCTGGTCTTCCTGGTCCGCCATGTCCTTCACCGAGTTGTCGGAGAGGATCTTGCGGATGTCGTTCTGGTACGTCATCAGCTCGAACTTGTTCTTGCTGAAGCGCTGCGACTCGGTCTTGCCGAAGAAGACCGAGAAGCGCTTGCCGCGGAACCACGTCCGCTGCGCCGAGCCGTTGAACGGCACGAACGTGGCGACGGAGTCCGGCTCCTTCTCGACGATCTTCTTCGGCTGGTCCGTGTTCTCGTCGCGGTCGATCTCGTCGTCCCCGAGCATCACGGGCTCGATGATCTCGCGCGCGAAGGACTCCTGGCGGAGCTTCTGGCGGATGAACGCCGTGCCCTCCGCTTCGGCTTCCTTCGTGCGACCGTCGTCGATCTTGCGCACGAAGTTCGAGTTGATGAACTGCGCGCTGACCTGCTGGGTCTGGGTCTTGTACGCCGTGGGCATTGTGGTGCTTCTCCTCTGGATGACCCGAGCGGGTTAGAGCATCGCGGTGTCGCCACCGTCGTACATGACGACGATGGTACCGTCGGTGGCGGTGTTGTCGGCGAGGACCGAGCCGATGACCTGGTCGTTCGTGACGGCGGGCTGCCACTTGCCCGCCGAGAACGTCAGGGCCGTGCCCGGGGTGTAGGAACCGGCGTTGAAGTTCGCCGGGTCGAGGCGCAGCATGGCGTTCGACCGGAGGCAGACGACCTTCGACACGAACTGCGCCGAGTAGTCGTCGTTGCCCTCGATGACCACCCACGTCTTCACGGCGTTGGCCGCGTTGCGGGCGGGCGTGGTCGCCGCGACGGCCTTGCCGTCGGTGCCGACCTTGATGACCGTGCCTGCGGGCAGCGAATCGTCGGTGCCCGGCGTGGTCTGGTGGATGCCGAAGGATTCGTCGATAGCGCCTTCCTTCGGGAATCCGCGGAGGATATCGAACTTGCTGTTGAGCCGCGACATGTCTGTTTTCCTTGTGAAGGGCCGCTACGAATTGATCCAGCTGAGGAACCGATCGTCGGCGGCGTCCGCAGCTTCCTTGGTGGTCTTCGGGGTCGTGTCTGGCTCCGGCGAAGTGCCGGCGCCGAGGGAGTCGAGGGTGCCCGCCTGCTTGACGAGCTGGCTCTCGATGTAGTCGAGCGCCGCGTCATCGGCCTTGGCGAGCTTCTGCCGGTCGACGTCAGACAGCTCCTCGCCGTTGGCGGCGAGGTGTGCCGTCGCGATCTTGTCGAGACGGGCCTTGCGCGCGGTCTCGACCGCGGCCGTCTTCTTGGACTCGTTCTCGTCGACGTAGTCCGCGGCTGCCTCGAGGACGGCGGCGAGCTTGTTCAGGTCAGCCATGACGCACCCCCAGCTTGCGGCTCAGCAGACCGAGTCCACTGGCTGCGATGAGGACGGACGCCGCCTTCTCGCGCTTCACGGACGCACGGCGCGCGGCCTCCTTGCGGAGGTCAGCGGCGAGCGCGCGAAGCATCTCGGAGTCCTTCACAGGGCCTCCATGAGGTCGGCGTAGGTGATGTCGACGGGCGCGTTGCGCACTTCGTCGGCGAGCTTGCGGAGGTCGCGTGCGAGGTCAGTGCGCGGCGCCGCCGCCGCTTCCTTGACCGCACGCGCTTCGTCGGCACGGCGACGTGTCGCGGCGTTCGCCTCGGCGAGGACCTCGTCGACGACGAGGGAGAGGTGGTTGCGGGCGCGGCTCACGGCTGAACCGCCTGCATGGGATGCTGCGCCGCGTGGAGTGCGTCGATGATACGCGGGCCAGCGATGCCGGCCGCGACACCCGCGCCGAACGACGTGTTCCGTGCGCGGTTGCGCGCTTCTTCGTCGTGTGCGTGCGTGAGCAGCGCGCCGAGCGCGCCGCCACCGAGCGCCCCCGCACCGCCCGCGAGCAACGCCTTGACGAGCGCGGGGTTCGCGGCGGCCTTGACCTCTGCGGCCTGCTTGAGGCGCACGAGGACGTCGATGTTCACGACGGGGCTCATGGGCTAGCGGCTCGCCGCCTCCACGAGCGCCTGGCCACGCTTGAAGCCCTCGACGAAGACGTCGCTGGCGAGCTTGTAGACCTGCGCCATCTGGTCGTTCCAGCCCTTGACGTAGGCGTCCTCGCCGAGCTTCTCGAGCTGAGCGATGGTCGTGGCGTAGCCCAGCTCCGCGGCCTCCTTGACGAGGTCCGGGTTCTCGGCGGCGAACTTCTCGAACGAGCCGTCGCTCGCGGTCTTCACCGGCGCGGGCTGCGCGGCAGCGACCTTGCGGGCGGCCTCGTCGTACTGCGCGGCACGCGCCATGAAGCCGTCGCAGATCGCTGCGCCGTACAGCTGCGCCTCCTTGACGAGCGCCTCGTGCTCGGCCTTCGAGAGGTCGGCGGCGATCTTCGTCATGTCCTCGATCGGCGAGGTCTGGCTCGCCGTCTTGGTGGACGCGTCGGGCGCGGTCGCCTCTTTGAGCGCCTGCTTGAGGCGCTCGCCCGCGTCACTGGTGGGAGCAGTCGTCGACGGAGCGGGCGTCGCCGCCGCGGTCTTCGTCGTGGGCGCTGCGCCCATCCTGGTGAGTGCGTCTGAGAGCTTCATGGGTGCCGTCTCCGCTTCGGTGAAAATGATAGGGGGCTGGTTGGGAAAAAACAAAAAGATGTCACCGGCTAGCCAGGGCCACAGCGCCCAGTGCTTCCGCCACCGCGTCCATGTTCGTCGTCGAGGACGTCTTGACGTGCGAGAAGTCGATGGTCGGATGCGGCGTGTTCGCGCACTCGATCAGGTGAACGATCGACGAGAGCGATGCGCTCTTCATCGTCAGCTCCGTGATGTCCGGGATCTCATATCCCTCGTCGGTGCGCATGGTGTCGCCAGGCCGCTTGCCGAGCGCGCCGGCGCCGAGCGCGCCGGCGCCGAGCGCGAGCGGTAGCTTGAAGCGGCGCATCCACGGGTACGCGGTGAGCGCCTTGTAGCCGCCGAGGAGTAGTGCGCTGCCGCCGAGCACCTTGCCCATGTGTGCGCGCGTGACCGCGTCCTGTGCGTCGATGGCCGCGCCGCGCGTCGTCTGGTACGGGCCCACGTTGAGCACGTCCGTCGTCGGCGCCGCGTCGTCGCGCATGTCGATGCCCTCGGGCACGAGGCGCCGGTACAGGTACTCGCCCATGTACGCGCGCTTGACGAACGCGCCGTCGAAGAACGTCGTCGCGTCGCGCGCGATCTTCTCCGCTTCGAGCACACCACTGTCGAGCACCTCGTCGAGCAGCTCGGGGCTGTCGGCGAACAGCTCGAGCGCGCGGCGCGACGCCGCCGCGACCTTCGCGACGAGTTCGTGCGTCAGCGCGACGCGCGCGCCCGCGAGCTTGTTCACCGCGAGCGGGATGAACTCGGCGTCCTTGAGCACGATGCCGCGCGCCGCCGCCGCGGACAGCGCCTCGCCGAGCGGCCACGCTGCGAGCTTGTCGACGTCGACGTTGATCGAACTCGCGAGCTTGCCGCGTGCGTGGTCGCGGAACTTGACGATGAGCGACTTCTCGTCGGGCGAGAGCGTGCTCGACGCGATCGGTTCGGCGCGAATCACCTTGTCGATCTCGGACAGCTTCTGCGCGGCCGCGGCCTTCGCCGCGAGCGCCTCGGACTCCGCGCCGAGATCCGCCGACAGCCGAATCTCGGGGACGTCGGCGACCTTCTTCAGCGTGTAGCCGGTGCGATCCGCCGGACGGAACACGCGCGAGATGTCGAAGAAGTCGGGCGACGGGTTGTGGACGTAGTCCTTGAACCCGTTCGCGTCGATCTGGTTCATCGCGAACTTGACGTGGTCGCAGTAGTCCGCGCGCGTCGGCGCCTGGTTGCCGCAGCGCGCGCAGACGTCGTACTTGATCCGACAGCCCATGCTGACGGGCACGAACTCGCCGTCGTTGGCGCGCTTGACCCATTCGGGGTCCTTCGCATTGTCGACGGAGACGAGCAGCTCCACGCGGTGCATGCGCGGGTTCCAGAACGCACGCTTCACGACGCCCGACGCCTTCGCGGGATCGCGGTTTGCGTGGTGTTGGAACGTGTGCGCGGGATTCGTCTCGAACGACTGGTAGTGCTTCGTCAGCTCCTGACCGGGCTCGATGAACCACCGCCGGCCCGACGACGCGAACTTGCCGCGCGCCGGCACGGGGCGCTCGGGGAAGCCATCGCCGTTGCGGTTCGGTCCGTACGTCTCCTCGGCGCCCATCGCGTTGAGCAGGAGGATCGTCTTGCCCGGCTCGGGCATGACGCTCTTGATGTAGTCAAGTGCTTCGCTCGCGTGCTTCGTGATGCGGCTGGTGTCGACGCGGCCACCGCCCCAGATGAGCACGGGCTGCACGGTCGCCTCGCCCGTCGGGAAGTACTCGTCCAGCTCGATCAGCTTCCTCATGCGAGCCATCCTCGCACGAGCCGCATCGAATCGCCGCGATGGACGACCAGCTGGACGAGCGCGGCGTGCTTGTGGCGTTCGTCGACGAGTTGCGCGACGCCGTCCTCGAGCAAGTCGTCAACCATGATCGCCGCGGCGATCTTCGTCGGGTCGTCGTTGCCGGCCGGCGCGGCCGCGGGGTGCGTGCCCCGGTTCGCCAAGAGCCCGCCGAGCGCCTGCATGCCGCCGACGCCGGCGGCGGTGAGCAGCGCCTGGTTGCGCGCGTCGCGCACGAGCGCCTCGCCCTGGTGACGCGCATCGCGCGCGAGCAGGTGGCCGACGCCGAGCGCGGGCAGGCCGAGGCCAACGCCCCAGCCCAGCCCCTTCTGCAGCGCGGAGAGCGCCGCCGGGTCGAGCGCAGCGCGCTTGAACAGCCCGAACGCGGCGAAGTCAGCGAGCGCCTGGCGCTGACGTAGCTCGGCGGACGCCGGGCGCGCGCTCGCGACCTTCTCCGCGAAGAAGCGTGAGGTCTCGACGGCGCGGGCAACGTCGTTCATGGCTCACGGCATCCCGCGCAGCGCGCCGGCGACTTCCTGGTTGAGCCCGCCCGGCAGTGCGCCGATGTCGCGGATCGCGCCGCCCGCGCCGCCGAGCAGCGCGCCGATGCCCATCGACGGCAGCACGCTGCCCTGGTTCGGGTCGTTCGAGAGGAAGTGCGGGACCGCGGCGATCGCAGCGCCACCGAGCGCCGGCATGACCGAGCGCTTGAGCAGTGCGGACAGTGCCGGGTTCTCGGCGATCTTCTCGCCGACGAGGGCGCCGTACGCCGAGATGCCGTCAGCGATCGCGCGCGCCTCCTTGCGCCGGAGCCACGCCTTCATGCCGACGAGGGCGACGGCCTCCTTGAGGCCCATCTCGGAGACGCCGGACATCGCGCCAGCGACCTTGTGGAGGCCTGCTGCGGCGACGGCGTGACGGACGGACGGCGGAACGAGATCGTCGAGGGTCATTGGACACGGTCTCCGGGGTGGTGAGACATCAGTTCGTCGAGCACCGGGGCCACGCCACGCGGCACGGAGCGCTTGAGGGTGGACTCATTGGAGGGAAAATGTTCCATGGAAACGTAGGGCAGCCCGGCGGCGCCCGTTGCTACGTGGGGGTCCGGTCGGACGCCGCTGAACGTGGGAAAGCTCTCCGTTACCCCGTCGATGCGGCGCTTGTTGGGCGCGACGGATGGCGTGGCACCTTGGAAGCGGCCGTCCGAAGCGTCAGGCGTATTCAGGTGTCCATGCAGCGCTCCGCCGAGCCCGCCGAGCGCGCCGCCAGTCAACGCGCCGCGCAGCGCGCCGCCGCCGCGGTCGTCCTTGTCGGCCATCGCGCCCGAGATGCCGCCGACTGCGGCGCCGGCGAGCGCCGGCTTCGCCGCCGCCTGCAGCAACGCGTGCAGGTCGACTGCCTTCTTCTCGCCGGTCACCGCGCGCTCCGCGTCCGCGACGAGCTTGATCGACATGAAGTCTGGGCCCGAGCCCGACGTGACGGCCTGGCGGAGGAACGACCGCACGGCGTTCTTGTCGGTCGAGAGGACCGGCGCGAAGCGCGACATCGTGTGGTAGGCCTCCATCAGCGTGGCGTCGTCGGCGCCGGCGAGCACCGGGTCGTTGCGCTTCAGATCGCCGATGATAGCATCGCGCGCGGCCTGGTCGCCGGCGTGACCCGCGGCCTCCATCGCCTTGTTCGCGATGTCGCGGAGTAGGCCGAAGCCCGCCTTGCCCGCCTCGCTCGAGAACGAGTCGAGCGCCTTGCGGCCGCCGAGCGAGAGCGCGTCCTGGCGCTGCCCGAACTCCTGGCCGAACATCTTGCGCTCGACGAGCTTGCTGAGGCCCGACGCGATGCCGCCGGCGGGAGCGCTGGCGATCTGGCCGAGCCCCTTGGACGCGAAATTCGCGGCCGCACCACCGGCATCCGCGACAGTCTTGCCCGTCGCCAGGTTCGCGCCCATGTTCTTGAGCGGACCGCCGACGTTCTTGCCCATCGACTGCCACATCTGCGCGAGCGGCAACGCGAGCGGCAGCGGCAACGCCGCCATCTTGTACGGCGGCGTCGGATCGTGGTTCAGCTGCTGTTCGGTCGCGTGCGCCCGCTGCACTGCCTTGTGGACGATGCCGGGGATCATCGCCCCGACCGCGAGCGGCAGCATGACGCCGGCGCGCTTCTCGAGGTGGCGACGCACGCCCTCACGGGCGGCGAGTTCGAGGACTTCGCTCAGCTGCACTGGCCCCTCACGTGTTCGATGCCCTGCTTGATGCGCGACGCTTCCGCCGCGATCTTCACGAGCGTGGCGAACGTCCGGTTCGCTTCGGTGTCGTCGACGAGGTGGCGGTCCGCCAGCGCGGCCGTCTTGATGGTGGCTTCGTCGGGCGACGTGACGGGCCAGCCACGCGCCTCTTGCACCATCGCCAGGACGACACGGCCCGCGGAGCTGTCATGTAGCGCGAGCGCGTCCTTCTCGAACACGGCGGGGGTCGGTGCGCCGTGTGCGCGGCGGAGCTGGGTCTGGAGTGCGCTGAACGCGTCGTCGAACGCCAGCTCGGCCTGCTTGAGTTGGTCCTCGAGGACGTCTGCGAGCTTGCGCAGGCGGCGACCACGGAACGCGGCTTCCTTGGCCTCGTCCTTCTTCGCGGCTGACGGCGGCGCCTTCTTCGGCTTCTTGTCCGCGTCGTCCTTGGCCTTCTGTTTTTGGCCCTTGGGGAACGGGCCATCGTTGTCGTCGTCGATCGGAGCGTCGTCCTCGTCGCCGTCGCGGAGGTCCTGGGCCGCCGGCGGCGCGCCGTGCGCGCCCATCTCGTCGGGCAGCGACATCTCGTCGCCGTCGGGCTCCGCGTGCGGCAGCGCGCCGTCGTCAGGGTGCGCGCCGCCCATCTGGCCCATGAGCAGCTGCAGGATCTGGCGCGCGTCGATCGGGTCGAACTCGCTCGTCATGTCCGGCGTGCCCTGCGCCTTCTGCTGCTCCATGAGCCGCAGGAACGCCATCGTGTTCGCGGAGTGCGCGAGCCGATCGATCTGGTCGGGGTTGAGCTGGCTCTGCTGCGCCTCGGCCGCCGCGACGTCGGCGAGCTTCTCGCCGCGCATGAAGCGGTCGACCACGCGCGTGGCCATCTTCTCGAAGTCCTGTTCTTGGTACGCGCGCATCAGTGAAGGATCTCCCCGCCGAGCTGGACGTCGTCAACACTGACGGTCATCTCCCGGCTCTTCAGCTTGAACATGATGTCCGTGACATTCGCCGGACGCGTCTTCGTCAGCAACTGGGAGTTCTCGACGGCGGACTTGAGCAGCGAGTGCGCCGCCGCGGCGTCGACGCTGCCGAGCTTGGCGTGCCGGAGTGCCTGGCCGCGGAAGAAGGTCTCACGCATCGACGCCTCGACGACGTGGCCCGGGTCAAGCTTGACCATGGCGCCCATCACGTGCGCGACGGCCTCGACGCCGTAGAGCACGGCCTTTTGCAGATACGCGAGGCCTTCGGGCGTGCCCTGGTAGCGGTGTACCCACAGCTGCTTGTCGAACATGTCACGGAACACGGACACGTCGAAGAACAGGTGTCGGTATGCACGCGTCACCTCGGTCGGCAGCCCTGTGCGCTCGTAGATGTCGCGATCTTCGGCGCCCGCGATGAGCCACGGCTGAAGACGTTCGCGCTCGAACTCCTCGTCGTAGATCTCTTTCGCGCGGTCGATGACCGGTGACACCTCAAGCTGACGCACGTGCCGCCAGCACGCCGCCTCGATCGGTTGCGGCGGTTCGGCGGCCGCGGCCTTGACCGCGATCCAGCGATGATCCGGCCTACAACGCACTGGCGTCGGGCTCCTTGACGGCCTGCACACCGCGGGACAAGCGGAGCACGAGGTCTCCCAATCCCTTGAACGTCGACTGCAGGTTCTCATCCAGATCGGCGAACGTCTGCTCGCCGATCTGCGGCTTCAGGTCGCCTTCCTGCATCCATAGAGTGAGGCGCACGCGCGCGAGATTGTCGACCGTCTTCTCGAGGTTCGGCAGGTACTGGGCGACGATGCCGTGCAGCGCTGGCGACTGCGCGAGCGTCGCGACCGCTGCGGCGTCGAACATGTCGGCCGAGTGGAGCGCGGCGGCCTGGTCGAGGAAGGCCGGATTGACCTCCTGTGGCAGGGCCATCGCGTTCGGGCCGTCGGGCGACATCATCGCGTGCGGCTGCTGCGGCTGGCCGCCCATCATGGACGGGTCCATGCCGGGCGCGCCGCCGCCGGGCGGCATGCCACCCATCATCGACGGGTCCATGCCGCCGCCGGCGCCGCCCATCATCGACGGATCACCCATCGACGGGTCCATGCCGCCGCCGGCGTCGCCCATCATCGACGGGTCGTTGGCCGCCGGCGGGAACGGGCCGGGCGAGCCCATGCCGGGTGGGATGCTCGGGTCCATGCCGGGCTGCGGGCCCGTCGGCGACGGCCCCATCGTCGGCGCACCGCCGGTCGCGAGATTCATCGACGGCGGGGGAGCGCCCATCGCCTGCGACTGCACCATCGGCGCGACGGGCGCGCCGCCGCCGATCTCGTGCGAGCGCGCGAGCAGCTGTTGGATGGTCTGCTGGCGCTCGACGAGCTTCTGCATCTCGTGCTGGATTGCCTGGTCCATCTCCATCGCGGCCAGGTCGAGCGGCGCGGGCGAGGGCGGCGCCGGCGGCGGGGCCATCGCGGCCATCGCGGCCTGCTCGCCCATCGACGGATCCATGCTCGGGTCGCCGCCGGCGTCCGGCGCGCCGCCGCCACTCGGCGGCGACTTCTTCTTCTTCGGCTTGTCGCTGGAGTCGTCGTCGGCCGCGAGCTTGTCGAGCGTCACCTGGACGCGCGCGAGCTGTGCCGGCGACGCGATCCACGCCGACGCGTGCTTGTCGGCGGCAGCCTTGGTCAGCAGCGCGTCGGCCTCGTCGACGGAGATGCCGTACTCGTGCGCGAGCTTCTTCAGCGCCGCGATGCGTGGCATCGGCAGCGAGCGGTCGACCGAGAACTGACGCGCGCCAGCGTCCTTGATCGCGACCTTCTTCGCACCGACCGCCGAAAGCATCGACGACATGCACGCCTGGAGGTCGAGCGCGGACTGGAAGAAGCTCTTGGCGTTCTTGCGCTCGCCGAGCGGGATCCAGATGAAGTCGGGCGGCATGTACACGACGTCGGCGCCCTTCGGCATCCAGATGGTGCCGTACGCGTGCGTCGGGTCGGTCGCGATCGTCTTCTCCTGGTAGGAGAGGGCGTTGGTCACCTTGAGACGGCGCACGCCGTCAGCGCCCGTCGAGATCGACTCGATCTCGAGTGGGACGGTGGCTTGGAACGTCGTGCCCTTCTGGCGGACGAAGAAGCCCTTGCCCACACGTGGTGCGCCGTCGACCTTGTCGAACATGCGCTCGTGGAGCTTGCCCGCGATGCCGTCGGCGACGAGGTCGCGGCCGACCAGGCGGTTCGGTTCGATGTAGCTGCCGTCGCTGAACACCGCGAGGTACGGCTTGGCGTCGAAACCGCGGCGCGAGACGTAGTCCGTCTCGTCCGGGCGGCCCATCGGGTAGACCTTGTTCGCCGAGCCGTGCAGCGTCGGGTCGTAGTATGAGTTGTTGATGAGCGGGTTGTGCCCCGGCACGAGCGGGCGCCGGCCGTAGCGCGTGCCCTCGTCGAAGATGTCGATCGGGTTCGGCATCACGAACGCCGGCTTCTCCGCGCCGTCCGATGCGTAGAGGCAGTAGATGCCCGGCTGCTTCGGCTCGGTCCAGCGTTCGTACGGCTGCTCCTGCACCGCCATGTTGCGGTTCAGGCGCTCGTCGCGCGCGGCGAAGCCCTTCTTGCGGACGCCGGCGTACGCCTCCGCAGCGCGGTCGCCGAAGATGCGCTTGAAGTCGGTCGGCGTGTTGTCGGCATCGGCGATCCACAGCGCGCCGCCATGGAGCTGCTTCGCCGCGACCTTCTCGAGTCGCGGCGCGAGCGCGCGCTGCAGCGCGGTGACGCCGTAGACCTCGGCCGCCTGCTTGAGCGTGCGCGGGTGCTTCTTGAGGAACGCCGCGAACGCGGTCTTGATGCCGTTCGGTGCACGGTCGAGCACGTCGATCAGCAGCGTCGCATCTTCTGACGCCGCCTTGGTGGTGGCGTCGAGGTTCTCGCGCGCACATACGCGCGCGACGTCGACGAGTGCCTTGGGCACCCATGCCGCGTACGAGAAGCGGCCGGTGATCGGCGGCACGACGACGTTGCGGATGTCGACGTCGGTGTAGAGCGTCTCGGGCGTCTTGACGCCGGTGCCGAGGGACGACAGCGCCGACTTCTCGATCTCGTCGAGCCAGCCCTTGGTGAGCGGCAGGAAGATGTTGAGCTTCTTGTGATAGAAGATCTCGAGCGGCTTGATCGCGTTGTCGGACATCACGACCGGGATGTAGATCGGCTGCTCGCCGCGCAGCACGACGAAGGCACCGACGCCGGAGCCCTTGTCGAGATCGACGTTCAGGATCTTGAACGTGACGACGTCAGCGAGGACGTCGGGCATGCGCGACGACAGCAGCGCGTACGCCATGTCGGAGAATCCCTGCTCGAAGAGCGCGGTCTCCTGATCCGGCCCGGCCTCCATGCCGGCCTGCATCTGCTGGGTACGTGGAGAGAGTGCCGGCATCTGTGGGTCCTGTTCAGCTGGTCGTCGGGAAGGAGACGACCTTGGGGATGTTCGCGGCAGGTGACGCGCCGCCCAGCTCCCGCGTCTTCTTCGCCTTCAAGACGCTGAGGTTGGGGTTGAGGATCTCGGCGAGCTTCTCCTCGATCGCTTCGCGGCCCGCCAGGCGAATGTGGCGGGGAAGGCTCACGACGAGGCGGCCCGCTGCGCCGCGGTCGCGCGACGGAACATGTTGCGGAGCGACGCTTCCTTCTTGTCGTCGTCCTTGTCGTCGTCCTTCTTGCCCTCCATCTTCTCGCGGATGAAGTCGGGCATGCCGCCCTTGTCCTTGTCGCCATCGTCCTTCTTCTCGTCCTTCTTCATGAAGGGCGGGAGGGCGCCGTCCTCGGCCGACTTCGTGCCCTGGTTGCCGCCACGGCCGTCGTACGCGCCGGGACGCGAGTGCGTCGCCTCGGGCGAGTGCTTCTGGTAGCCGTCGGTGCGCGAGCCCGGCGGCGTCGCCGACGGCGCGGCGGCGACGCGCTCCGCGGCCTCCTTCTGGAGGCCGCTGAGGTAGTGGTACTTCTCCTCGGTGTTGAGGCCCATGCACATGCGGACGGTCGCGATCTTCACGTCCTCGGTCATCGAGCCCGGCAGGAACTCGTGGATCTCGGCGGCGGTCTTCTTGAACAGCGCGATGTACGGGTCCTCGCCCGCGGCCTTCGCCGAGGTCTCGGTCACCGAGTTCGAGCCGCTCGGGGTCTCCGCCGGCTTGTTCGGCTGCGGCGTCTCGCGGCCGATGACCGCCGGACCGCGCACGTGTTCCATCATGGCGCCGAGTCCGCCCTGCGAGGGCAGCACGGCGTAGCCCGCGGGACGCTGCGCGGCGTCCATCTTCGCCTCGGCGGACGACATCTCCATGTTGCCCTTGTCGCCGCCCATGATCGTCGAGCCCTCGGCCGCCTTCTGGAAGAGCGCCCGCAGCGACGACGACTTGGTCTGGTCGTTCGGCGAGTTCTCCTTGTGGTCGGTCTCCTTCGGGGCGTTCGGCTGCGGGGCCTCCTTGCCGACCGCACCCGGGCGCGTGTCGACGTCGGTCTTGCCGCGGCTGTCCTCGGCGTAGCCCGGCGGGCGCTGCGAGGCGTCCATCTTCGTCTCGCCCGCCGGCGCCTGGCCCTGATCGTTGCCCTTGTCGCCGCCCTCGATCGTCGAGCCCTCGGCCGCCTTGGTCATCAGCTGCTCCGCGCTGCGATCCGCGAGCGCGCGGACGTCGTCCCACGAGGCGAGCTTGTTCCATCCGGCCGCCTTGAAGTTCGGCTGGCGCTTGAACCACTCGCTCGCCTCCAGAATCTGCGCCGCGACCTTCTGGTCGTCTGCGGGGCTCACGCCGCGCTCGAGGTCGAGGTTCACGTGGTCTGCGATGTAGTCGGCGACCTTGTGTGCGGTGCCCTCGTCGGGGAACATGGCGTGGCCGCTGTTGACCAGCGCAGTCTGGATGCCTCGGACGTACGCGTGCTTGAACATGAGATCTCCTCGAGGGGCTCTTGGCGGAACGTTGAAATGATAGGGCGCTCGCGGGTTTTATCCAACGATCACCCGAGGACCTTCGCCTTCGGCGCGCCGGCTGCCATCGCTGGCGCTGCCGGCGCCGGCGCCGCAGACGGAGGGGGGCTGGTGCCGGCTTGCCCGGTAAGCATCGGGTTGTAGCCCGCTGCCCCCTGTTGCATGTTGCCGAGCTTGAGATGGGCGAGTGCGTCGCGCGCACCTTGTGTGTACTTGGACCGGATCATAGGGGTTGCTCCTTCGGGTGTGACCCCAGCAGATGTCCGATGCCACGGCCCAATGAGGCGCCCGCGCGGCCGAGGATTGGTGCGCCAAGAATGCCGAGCGCGGGGTAGCCGTACATCGAGCCGGCAAGCCCCCCGAGCGCGCCGAGCGCCCCGGCGAGGCGGCCTTCGTGCGGGTCGGGATGTGTGAGCTGTGAGGCAAGCCCCGCACCCGCCGCGAGCGTGCTCGCGCGCGCAAGCCAGTTGAAGCGCGATCCGGCAGGACCGCTGACCGCGGGCCAGAAGACGCTCTTGGGCGACAAGAAGCCGCCCTCGCCGAACGCCTTCGGGCCCTCGATGAATGCACGGCCTGGCTGGCCAACGAGACCCTGGGCGACGTGCGACAGCATGTTGGCTGCGATCTTGAGGCGCGCGAGCGCGTCAGCCGCGCCGCGTGCGTGGGCCTGTTTCAACATCAGTACGCCCCCTCGGCGCCTTGGCCGAACTCAGTGCCCGCGACGTACGCTGGCACAGGCGACGCGCCGTGGAGGTTGGACACGTCGCCGCGATGGATGCCCGCGAGCAACGACTCCTTGAGGTAGCGGTGCGCGAGGCGCGCCATCCAGTCGGGGTTGAGCAGCGGCGTGCGGGACGCCGGGCGCATGAGCGGCATCGCGCGCGGGCCGCTGTCGGCGATCGCGACCGACGTGATGCCGTGGCGCACGAGGTTCTGCGCGATGGTCGGGGTGACCGCAGTGCCCGCGGTGTAGTGGAGGATGCCGTCGGCCAACGTCTCGCCGTGCGCCTCGGCGATCGGCACGCGCCGGCGCGACGCCGCGAGCGCGGCGTGGAACTTGTTGTAGTCGACGACGTCGCCCTTGATGAACGCGTCGTCGGGCCCGGGGTCGGTGATCTGCACGTGGTTGAGCACGCTCTTGGCCAGGGTCTCGAGGTGGCGCTTGTCGACCTCGGAGCCTGCTCGCTTGTACACGTCCGCAAGCGCGTCCACCAGGTAGCGGCGCCCGTCGCCCAGGCCCTTGTGGCGGACGATCTCGTCGGGCTTGGGCACGCCGTCGGAGAGCGTGTCGCCGGCGTACGTCGACTGCCCCACGCCGACGAGCACGCGGTGGTCGGGCGGGACGTAGTGGCGCTCGTCGTCGACCATCACGTAGTGGCCGCCCTGGGGCGCCTTGTCGATCGCCTTGATGACGCCGTCGCGCCCGGCGAGCACGGCCTTGTGCGCGAACGACGTCGGGATCTCGAGCAGCGAGCGCACGCCCTTCATGCCCTCGAGCTTCTTCTCGTCGTCGGTCTTCGTGATGCGCCCGCCGTGCTTGGCGTTGAGCGAGAACTGGGTGAGCGGCTCCGACAGCGCCTGCGCCGCGCGCATGCCGACGTTGGTGCCGATCGGGTGCACCGTGCCCGTCGGCGACAGCCCTTGGCACTTCTGGCAGACGCCGTGCGCGGCCTCGCAGGTCATCGGCGATCGCACGATGACGCTCTTGTTCGCGGCGGCGAGCTGCGAGGCGACCTGCGGCGTGATGAGGCGGTTCGTGCCCGCCTCGTAGCGGTCGATGATGTGCGGGTCGACGCCGGCCATCGCGATGCCGTTCTTCGTGCCGCAGTCGACCGTCGTCACGAGCTGGTCGCTCATGTTGTTGACGAGGATCTTGGCGAGGTCGCCGGGCTCGACGACGGAGATGTTCGAGAGCACCGCGTTGACGCGCGCCTCGCCGCCGGCCACCCACGCGTCGGCGGGCTTGAGGCCCTCGCTGAAGCTCTTGTCGATCAGCCAGGGCACGACCTTGCCCTTGGAGTCGCGCACCATCACCGGCGCGCCGACGGCGCGCATCAGCTGCGCGGCGTTGCCGCGGCCGCCGGAGCGCACCATCTCGCCCATCGTGCCCGGGTGCTTCTTCGCCAGCTCGAGCATCGCGTTCTGCGCGCCCGCGAGCGCCTTCTCCTTGTCGGCGGTCGACGTCGCCTTGCGGAACGCGTCGACGTGCGGCTTGAGCGCGGCGTCGCGCTCGCCCGTGCGGGGCGCGATGTCGTCGAGCCCGACCGAGATGCCGTCGAGCGTCGCGATCTCGTCGCCGAGGCGCTTGAGTTTGGTGACGACGTCGGGGTACTTGTCCGGCGCCTCCTTCGCGACGCCGACGAGCAGCTCGTTCAGCGACCCCTTGGTGAGCACGCCGCGACCGCGCCACTTCTCGGGAAGCGCTTGATCGACGAGGTGCCTGCCCAGGGTGGTCGCCATCTCACATCGGGCCGTAGCCGCCCTGCATCATCTGCTGCTGGCGGCGCCGCTCCTCCGCCTGTTGGTTGTGGCGGTGGAGCATGTAGAGCCCGCCGCCGGCGATGAGCGACGGCGCGAGGGTCTTGAGGTTGCCGACCGCCGCGCCGCGCGCGGCCGCGCCGGCCTCGGGCGACGGCGCGCCGCCGAGCCCCTGGCGGAGGTTGCCGAACAGCGCCTTCGCGGCGTCGAGCTGACCGGAGCCGAACGCCTTGGCGCGGCCCATCAGGCCGCCGGCCGCCGCCGGCGGCGCCGCGGGCGACGCCGCGGGCGACGGACCGGGCCCGAGACCGGCCGGGCCGAGATCGAGATGCGTCGCGACCCCCGGTGCGACGGTGTTCGCGTGCTTCTCGAGGCCGAGACAGCGGAGCGCGTCGGCCCGCCCCTGGGCCATGTATCGTTCGAGCATCAGAACACCGTCCCGACGGCCGTGGGTTGTCCCATGTCACCGAGCCGGCTGGCCGTGTCGCCGGCGGAGAGATTCGAGGGCGCGCCCCACGCGGTCGCGCGGTCGAGCGGGTCCCGGGTCGAGAGCTGCGTGTTGGGCGAGATCGGCGCGTCGATCTCCTCGAGCATCTTCTCGAGGTCGTCCGAGTCCTCGGCGCCCGGCGTGCAGTCGGCCTTCTTGTTCGCCCGCTCCGACTCCGCCTTGCGGGCCGCGTCGAAGCCGTGGAACGTGCGGTCGGGGATCTTCAGGCGCAGCTCTTCGGCGGCCGACTTCAGGCCGAGCTTGTCGAGCGCGGCCGCGCCGCCGAGCACGTAGGCGCGCTTGACCTTCTCGGGCAGCTTCTTGCCCTTGGGCGTCGCGTCCGCGAACTCGCGCGCGACATCCGGGTGCTTGGCAAACAAGAAACGCCTTTGACTCTCGCTACGGAACGGCATGGAGCCCCTTCCGATTCTTCCAGTTCAAAAGCCCTGCGTCGCTATGGTCGCGCGCTTTGATCCCCGCGCGCCGCAACCAACCCGCGACCGTGCCTGTCGATTTCGCGTGCGTGATGCGCATGATCTCGGCGAACGAACGCTGTTCGACGATGTACCACTGATGAAGTTCGGCGGGGGTTGGGCGCCGCGGCCGATAGGTTTCCACGATCGCCTTGAGACGTTCCAGCTTCTTCGTCGATCGAAGAGGCACCATCGCTAGCAACCGCTCCAGGGCTTCTCGCTTGGAGATAACGACGTCCCATGCACGCGCCCAGTGCGCGGGCCGCTTGGTACCGGCGCGTTCCACGATCCGGACGTCGACACAGAGGACGTCGCAGCATTCGGCCACCGCTTCGATCAAACCCCAATCTGTGTTGGTGATACGGACGACGCGATTTCGGTTTGAAGGTGCGGGGATCGCGACCGTACCTTCGCCGTCGATCATCGCGGCAAGGTAGGCACTCGCGGTTTCCGCGTTGAAGGGCACGCCTAATTATAGGGTCTTACCGCTCGACTTCGATCGGATCGTTCAGCGAGATCTCGCCGCGGTGGTAGGCGGCCATCGCTTCCTCGGTCGAGGCGAAGTGGCGGGTCTTCTTGTCGTTCGGCGCCTGCGTCGCCCGGTGCAGGCCGAGCAGGCTCTCCATCTCGGGCGCGACGTTGAGCACGCCCGGCCGCTTGTCGGCGAAGATCATGTGCGAGAGCGTCATCCGCTTGACGTCCTCGACGCCGCCCGGCGTGACCGGGGCGTGGATCTGCATCGCGTCGCCGTCGTAGTCGGCGTTCGTGCCCTTCTCGGCGAAGGGGTTCAGCTTGAGCGTCTTGCCGTCGATGATCTTCGGGTAGGCGCCGACGATGTTGAAGCGATGGAGCGACGGCGCACGGTTGACCATCACGGGCCGCTCGCGACTCTCGTTGACCAGCTCCTCGCGCGCGATCGGCACGCGGTCGTCGACCATCTTCTGCGCGTCGGTCGCCGAGTAACCGCGGCGCACGAGCCGACCGATCACGAACTTGCCGTACATGCCCCAGAGCATCCCCTCGGGCACGCCGATCTCGTCCATCGAGAGCGTCGGGTCCGGCGCGATCGTCGCGCGGCCCGACACGTCCTGCTGGCGCTTCATGATGCGCGACTGGAAGAAGCCCGAGCCCGGCCGCGTGCCGGTGATCGCCGCGAGGTAGCCCTTCGCGCCGCGCTTCTCCGCGCCCGGCGACACCGGCTCGCCGACGCCGAACAGCGCGCTCACCGCGTCGTAGAGGTGCTGGCGCGGCGCGGCGTGCTCGGGCGCCGGCAGCGACTCCTTGGCGCCGTGGAGCTGGTCGTTCGCGAGGAACGCGTCCTTGTAGAGCAGGTTCGCGTCGCCGACCTGGAGCTTGCCGTCCTTGAGCGGCAGGATCGGTCGGATGACCGGCGGCGTCACCGGGATCTTCGAGAGGACGTACGCGTTCTCCGGCTTGAGGTCGCGTTCCTTCAGGGCCTCGAGGTACTTGATCTGCTTCACGACGCCGTCGAGCGCGGGGCCGCGCGCCTTCTTCGACTGCGCGCGCAGCTCGGCGAGCTTGTCGTCGACGTCGATCGCGCCGAGCGCGCTCTTGAACCAGTGGCCGCCCTTGCCGACGTGCGCGGTGAACTCCTTCTGCGTGAGCCCGAGCAGGCGCCGCACGGGCTCCTCGAACACCGGGTTGACGATCGGCTCGGCGAGGTCGACGTGCGACCACTTCGTGCCCGCCATGCCGCCGGTCACCGTCGGGTCGAACAGCCCGCCGCTCTCCGGGCGCAGGTCCTTGGCGCGGATCAGCTTCTGCGGGTCCTTGAGCACGCCGGCCGACATCGCCGCGACGTCGGCGTCGGTGAGCGGGCCGAGCGAGAGCCGCGAGCCGCTCTTGTTCACCTTCACGCCGGCGCCGGTCAGCATGCCGAGGAACTTGTCGTAGGCGAACGGCGACTTCGGCGCGGGCGTCGGCAGGCCGAGCTGCACCGCGCGCCAGAACTCGTCGTTGCGCTGGCTCTTGATCGCCGCGGCCTCGCGAAGCACGTTGCGCGCGTTGTGGGCCACGAGCCCGTCGAACTCCATCTTGCCGATGCCCTTGGCGCCGTCGTCGCCGCCGCGCGCGGGCTGCTGGTTGTAGTCGTAGCGCTCGGCGCCGTGCGCAGCCCAGTTCGAGTCGGTCGTCTTGAACAGCTTCAGGATGTAGCTCTTGCCGACCATGATGTCGGGGATCTTCTTCCCCGTGATCGGGTCGAGCACGGTCTCCTTGTCGGTGAGGCCGTGTTCCTCGAGCAGCTTCTTCGCGTAGGCGACGTTGTCGCGGCCCGGCACGTAGGGCGGGACGACGATCGGCTTGCCGGTCTTCTCGGCGACCTTGCCGAGCATCGACTCGATGGTCTGCGCCGGGTTGATGCGCGAGACGATGCCCGCCGACGTGAACAAGATGTCCACGGGGCGGCCGTGCTGGTCCTGGATCATCTGGTGGTCGGGGATGATCTTCGCGATGACGCCCTTGTTGCCGTAGCGGTTCGACAGCTTGTCGCCGATCTGCAGCGCCTCCTGCGTGCGCACCGACGCGCTCACACGTCCCGCGGTGTCCGCGACGTCGACGACGGTGCCCGGCTTGTCGTGGCTCCAGACCTCGACGACCTCGTCGAAGGGCTTGACCAGCGACTTGGACAGCTTGCCGAGCAGCGCGGCGTCGCCGGTCGTGCGCGCCTCGCGAACGCCGACCATGATCGGGTCGCCGGGGTGGAGCACGACGCCCGGGCGCGCCACGCCGTTCTCGTCGAGCTTGTCGTACTGCGCCTTGGTGTAGCGGCTGCCGAAGTACGCGCGGTGCTTCTCGCGGTTGAGCTTGGTGGTGTCGTTCTTGTCGATCGTCGACTGGTACATGTGCTCGGACACGAGCTTGTCCGCCGCGCCTTGGCTGACGACGATGCCGTCGTTCGTGTTGAGCCCGCGGTAGGGCATGTACGCGACGCGCAGGTTCGTGCCGAGCGCGAGCGTGCCGTCCTTGGTGAAGTTCGACTCGGCGAGCGGCTGCCCCGCCTCGACGCGATCGCCGGCCTTCACGGTCAGCGTGTTGTGCAGCGCGGTCTTCGCGGCGAGCGGGAAGTCCGTGTCGTAGTGGATCCGCTGCGCCTCGGCCGAGGTCTTGTGCGCGCCCGGCGTGAAGTGGATGTAGTCGTCGTCGATCTTGGTGATCGTGCCCGCGCTCGGCGCCGTCGGCACGACGAGCCGGACCATCTCCTTCTCGACGGAGACGCCGGGCTTCCACGACTCGACCTGGACCAGCGGCGCCTCGCGGTGCACGAGCGGCAGCGCCTGGCCCTGGTGCTTGGACGCCATGAGCACGCGGTTGCCCTGGATGCCGTAGACGAACGGCAGGAGGTTCGACGTCGGCCCGTACTGGTCGGCGTCGTGGATGATCTGGTGCGTCACCTCGTCGGCGCGCACGCGCGAGACCGCGCCGTCCTTCATCGCGTCGACGAGCTTGCCCGGCGCGACGTGCTCGCCCGGGAACGCCACCACCGACCTCGCCATGTCGGCGGCCTTGAGCCAGATCTCCTTGCCCGACTTCACGTCACGCACCGGCGCGTAGACGTCGCCCTTGTCGTCACGCTTGGCCCCGATGGCCATGCGGAGGTCGACGCCGATCTTGAAACTTTCGGGCGAGCGCGCCGGATCGATGATGCCGAAGTGGGTCGGATGGAGGTCGCGAGCCTCGAGCGGGATGGCGCGCTCGGACGCGATCGCACCCTCGCCGAGCATCGTGACGCGCGCCGCCTCATCAATCAGCTCCATCGGGTTGATCTGCATCGGCACCGCCGATAGAGATGACCCGGTGAGCAGATCCCGCAGCGAGCGCGTGAACGGGCCGGCAGGCATCGCCTTCTTCAAGTTGCCGTGCGCGGCGTCGAGCTTGTAGCCGAGCTTCGAACGCATCGCGCGCGCGTCGAGCTGGACGCGCTCCTTCACGAAGTCGTCGACCGAGTGGAACGTCTTGAAGGCGAGCGAGTCGCGGTCATCGACGTCCGCCGCCGCCGCCTTGTGGATGTCGAGCAGCTTCTTCGACGCGGCGAGCATCGCTGCCGGCGACGCCTTCTCGTGCGGGTAACCCAAGGTGTGGAGGTTGACCTCGGGGTCCATCACGGTCTGGTCGAAGTACTCGCGCAGCACCCGTGCCCGCTCCTCGGGTGTCGCGGCGGTCTGCCGCGCCGGATGGATGAGCGTCTCGTACAGCTTGTCGACGTGCTTCTCGGGCGCCTTCCACGCGTCGCGGTTCACCGCCGCGACGGCATGTCCCCACGCGGACGCGATGTCCTGCTGGGGGACACCGAGCGCGCGTAGCACCGGGTGCAGCGGGATGCGTGACGTCGTGTGCGACGGCTGCATGTAGAGCAGGCCCTTCTCGGCGTCCATCGACACCTTGAAGTTGGCGCCCTTGGCGAGGTTGAAGCCTGCCTCCAGTTCTTCGTTGCCGCGCCGGCGCACGTACGCGCCAGGCTTCTGGCGCAGCTGGTTGGACACCGAGTACTCGGTGCCGTCGACGATGAACGTGTGCCGTGGCGTGAAGTACGGCAGCTGCAAGAGCGTGAAGTCCTTCGCGTGGTCGACCTGCGTGCCGGTCGCGTCCTTCACGGTGATGTCGCCCCGCACGCGCTCGGACAGCGTTCGACCCTCGAGGATCGCGCGTTTCTGCTCACGCGACGAGAACTCCTTGGGGTCGACGCGGACGTTCGTCAGCTCGAGTGTGTGCTTGCCCGCCTTGATCGGGAACGCCTGCGCAAGGCCTTCCACGACCTTCTTGCGGATCATCTCGCGCCGCGTGGCGGAGTCCTCGAGGACAGGGCGAAGCATGGAGACTACTCCGGGTTCTGTGCGTCGAACGCACTCCAGCGTGCCGCGATCTCGACAGGGTCATGCGTGATGTCGGGATACGCTTTCTTGAAAGCGATCGAGCGCTTCGCACCCTTGATCGCCGCGTCCGGGTCGTCATACACGAGATAGACGTTTTGGACGCCGTTCGGCTGCAGGACGCTGGGGAGCAGACATCCGGTTGGGATGTGGATGAAATGCAGTCCAACACCCGCGCCCTCGTTGCAGATGATGGTCCACGCGTCCCGTTGTTCTTGAGTCAGCATATGCACCCTTTCTTTGGTAGAAGTAGTTACTTAGGGCATTTTCCGCGGTCGCGCCGCAGGTTCGGCGTCGCCGGCGGCGATGTTATCCGCCGGCGCGAGGCGCCGCCGGGGCGTCATCCAGCAGATCGCCACCAGGAAGTCGCCGTCCTTGGTGAACGTCTTCTCCTCGTAGCGGAGCACGGCGTCACCACGGAGGATCTCGTTCATCACGTCCTCGTAGTCCGCGGCGTCCGTCGGCACGGCGAACACCTTGATGTGCGCCTCGAAGTCGTACTCGACGCCGGGCTTCCCGCGCGCCGGGACGAACGCCTCGCGCCCTGCGAACGGGCTCGCGACGTCGCCCGGGCTCACGCGCTGCGCCTTCTCGATGACGTCGCCGAAGTCGGTCGATTCTGATCCAGCCATAGGCGTTTATCCTATCACCCTCACGCCACCGGAAGCATGCCGCCACCGGAGAGGTCTCCGCCGCCGTTCTTGGCCGCCGCGATCGCCTGGTGGTTCTGCAGCGTCGTCTGCGTCTCGAGGCGGTCCTTCACGACCGCGTACATCACCGCGTCTTCGCCCTGGAGCGCGTGGAGTTGGGAGCGCCGCGAGCCCTCGTCCAACCCCATGAGCTGCTGGACGATCTGGTCGGCGTTCGCGATCACCATCTGCTGGTCGTAGCCGAGCCCGCCCTGCTGTCCCATCGCCGCCTGCGCGCGCGCCTGGTTGGCCAGGTTCGACTGGCGCTTCTGCATCTCGTTCTGCAGTTCCTGCTGGACGCGCGCCTCCTCGAGCGCCTCCTGCTTGCGCCACTTCCGCTCGTCCTGCGGGTCGACGTCGAACGCCTCGCCGAGCGTGCGCTTCGACAACCATGGGCCCGTCGTCGGATCCGCCATGTTGAGTTGCAGGAGCAGCGCCTTCTGTTGGACGTCGTCGATGAACCGGAACGGCGCGAGCGAGCACTCGACCGTGCCGCGGCCGAGCTTCTTCGCCGACATGTCCGTGATCCACTGGAGCAGGTCGTTGAGATCGCCGGTCTGGTGGACGAGTTGGTTTTCGAGCACGCGGAGCTGGATGCCCGAACCCATCGCCGAGAAGCCGCCGTAGATGAACTCCTTCGGCAAGCCCAGCGCGGCGATGATGTTGTCCTCGGCCGCCTGGACCTCGCCGAGGGTCATGAGCGCACGGGCTTGGCCGCCGAGGTGCGTGACCTCGGCGGGAATCGGCGACCACATGATGTGGAGCGGGTCGCGGCGCCACTTCTTGACCGAGTGCTTCATCTCGTCCGACCACTTCGAGAGCGAGATGGTCAGCATCGGGTCTGCGTTGCCGCTGGCGACCTTGGGCGAGATGATCCGAAGCGGGACGACGTAGTCGAGCGCGATGGCCTCGTTTGCCTTGCGCAGCACCGCCGCGTAGAAGAACAACTTGATCGTCGACGCGAGCGGCGGGAAACCCCACTGGGCCTCGATGCCCGCCGGCGCGTCCATGCGCATGTGGAAGACCTGCCCCTCGGCGAACTTGAAGATCTTGTCGTCGCGGAGCGCCTTCAAGAACTCCATCGGCATCGTGTCGATGAGGTGCTTGGACCCCTTCGCCGCGCGCTCCTTCAGTTCCTTGGGGATGGTGTAGAAGTACTCGCTGTGGCCGGTGATGGGGTTGTAGTCGATGTCCATCAGCTTCGGGTCCCAGCGGATCACCGAGAGCCGGTCCTTGCGGGTGATCGGCTTATCGACGACGTGTCGGTGATCGATCAGCACGCGCTGCCGACACCCGGCGCACTCGTAGTCGAACGAGAGCTTCTTCAGCTTGAACTTGTACGTGACCTGCGTGATGTTGGTCAGCTGGTCGCACTTCGTGCACTTCAGGAAGCGCGCGAAGGGTGAGTACATCGAGAAGAACGCGTTGCCGTAAACGAACTTGTCGACGGCGGCGCGGATGAGGATGCGCTTGGTCTTCAGCGTCTTGTCGTGCAGGTTCTCGTAGTAGTCCTTGAGCGACTCGTTCTGCGTCTCGTAGACGATGTCGGTCACCGGGTACGTGCAGAACTTCTGCAACGCGGCGTAGATCTGGGAGCTGTTGAAGTAGAGGTACTCGCACAGCCGAAACAGGTCCTTCAGCTTCCGCGGCGCGAACGCCGTCAAGAAGTCGAACAGGGGGCTGCCATGCGAGGCCGTGTTGTGGCCTGCAAGGTCCGCGACGCCAGGGTCAAACATTCCGTCAGCCATCATTCATCTCGCTTTGGTGTTTATCCCATAGACGTCGACCGTCATGGTAGAAAGACAGCCGCGAATGCCTGCACGTATGGAAGTCCGCGTTGGCCGCGCGGGGAACGGCACCCCTGTGTTCATGGTGGCCGGCAACCACCCATCCTTCAGCCGCCCCTTCGGTGCGATCTGGGACGAGACCCGCGCGATGTGGATGTACCCGGCTTTCTTCCCGGCGTCCCAGAAGGTCCTCTCGGACCTCGAGGTGATCTCGGGCGAGGTCGATGTCATCCTGTCCGACCCCGTGAAGCGGCACGTGGCCGCCCTCGAGCAGGTCCGTGACCGACTCGCGCAACGCGCGCTGCCCCCGGGCTTCGAGTTCGTCACCAAGCCGTACGAACACCAGATCGACGGGTTGTGTCACGTGTACTACCTGATGCGCGCGGCGCTTTTCTACGAGCAGGGGCTCGGCAAGTGCAAGATCGCCGTCGATCTTGTGCGCCTGCTGCGGGCGACCGGCGTCCGCACGACGGCCCTGGTTCTTGGGCCCCGTGTCACCGTCCAGAACTGGGGCCGTGAGATCGACCTTCATTCGGGCAGGGCCCTCTCGTGGATCACGATCACCGGCACGCCCAAGCAGAAACAGGCCGCGATCGAACGGGCGGCTGCTGAGGGTACAGACATCGTGTTGTCCACGTACGACACCGCTAGAAGTTTAGTGGATTCGCTGGTCTCGCGGCTACCTTACGGCATCCTCGTCTGCGACGAGAGCCACAACGTCAAGTCCTGGCGGTCGGAACGGACGAAGACGACGTGGGAGATCGCCCAGAAAGCGAGCCGGCGGATCCTCATGACGGGCTCGCCGACCGAAGGCAACCCGCTCGACTTGTACGGGCCGTACAAGATCCTGGGCGACTGCTTCATGCCGGAGAACTACTTCGCCTACAAGAAGAAGTTCGTCGAGACCGCCGGCCCCAACTCCCCCATCGTGCGCGGCTTCAAGCACCTCGACGTCCTGAACGCGCGAACCGTCTTCCTCAGCTCGCGGCGCACCAAGGCGCAATGCCTAGACCTGCCGCCGCGTACGTTCGTCGACGTCGAGTACGAGCTGAGCGACACCCAAGGCGTTGCGTACAACCAGATCGTCACGACGCTCGGCATCGACCCGGTCACGATCCACGAACTGGTGACCGTCCTGCGCAGCGGCGACCCGACGCGTGCGCTGCAAGCGCCGGCTTTGCCGCCCGCCATGGAGCTACCCCACCGTGCGGCTGCGCTCATCAAGCTGCAGCAGATCACGAGCGGATTCCTGGTGAAGAACGAGAAGGACCCTTCGTTCTGTGACAATGCCGGCGCCGGTGGCGGTCCGTGCGTGTACATGCGGGGCTGTGTCGACAACGGCATCAAGCCGCACACGCCCCGCTGCGAGGTCGACAAGACGCCGTGGCCCCGCTCGATCTCGTTCTTTGACAAGAACCCCAAGCTCGACGCGATCGTCGAGAAGCTCGCCGATGTTCTCGTCCAGGCCGAGAGCAAGGTCATCGTGTGGTGTACGCACATCGACGAGATGAACCTGCTCGCTGCACGGATCACCGAGAACGACATCCGCTACGTGCGCCTCGACGGTGGTGCTGACCCACAGCCCGTCATCGACGCGTTCAACCTCGATCCAGAGGTCCGCGTCCTCATCGGACAGGAGTCGATGGGCGTCGGCATCACCCTCAACGCCGCCGACTACGTGATCTACAGCTCGCTGCCGCTGTCACTGAACCGCTGGACGCAGACGCTCGACCGCAACTATCGCATCGGTCAGAAGCGCAACGTCACGGTCTACCGCATGGTCGGGCGCGGCACGCTCGAGGCTCCGATCGCTCACCTGCTCGACCACAAGATCAACGTGGACGAACTGCTGACCGTCAAGATCGAGTGCGGCCTCTGCCCGCGCGTCGTCCCGTGCCGGGACGCCGGCATCGAACCCTTCGATACCGGCTGCATCCACCCCACCCGCGTCGCGCGCCCGACCATCAAGGCGCGTGTCTTGCCGATGTTCCCTGGAGGCAACTCGTGAAGATCAAGGTGACGTACGAAGAGTCCGACCTCAAGCAGCTCATTCGCCTCGACCTGGCGCGCCAGGGCATCGTCGCGACGGACGCCGACATCGTGCTCGCCAAGGGCAAGGCTGAGATCGCCGTCGAGGTGTCGCGTGATGATGCCGCCTTGGCTGAACCCACCCCGACGCTCGAGCACACACCGCCGCCACCGCCGGCGCCGGCACCGCCGCCACCGCCGGCGCCGGCGCCGGCGCCGGCGCCGACGAAGGAGCCCGGGCTGCAGGTTGTCGAGGGCGGCAACAACCCGGTCGACATGTCCGACGTGCTCGGGCAGTCGGCGCGGATCGCGCGGTCTGGTGGCGGCAAGTTCCCCGTCCCCGAACGGCAGATGATGGATGGCGAGTCGTTCGACTTCCCCACGGACAAGTAGCCACGGTGCCCCACTACTCACGGCACTGCGAGACGTGCGCCGTGGTCATCAAGTCCCCGCACGTCTTCTGCGCGGCCTGCGAGCCGCCCCTCACGCTCCACGAAGAACTGACGCTGCTGACGCCGGAGGAATGGCGCGTCGTGCATCCGTACTTGCCGCGTCAGCGTTGGCTGAACTTGCTCAAGGAGACGACATGACCACAGGCCTCGAAGAAGTAGAGAACATCCTCGACCCCGAGATCGACGTGCCGGTCGAGATCGAGCCGGAACTCGTCGACATCCTGCCGCGCGGCTACTTGTCGCCCTCGCAGATCAACATGTACCTGAACTGCCCACGTGCGTGGGAGCTGGCCTACGTGCAGGGCAAGCAACGCAAGACCGTGGCGCGCATGTTCCAGGGCATCTTCGTCCACAACGCCACCGAGGCGGTGCTCAAGGAGCGCCTCACGACCGGTGCGCTGCCGCCGGTCGAGCTGGCGACCGACACGTTCTCGGACGCGTTCGAGAACGGCAAGAAGCACATCGAGGACTGGGAGGACGAGGACGAGGGCGCAGTCAAGGACACCGGCATCAAGTGCACGCGCGCCTACTACGACGAGGCCGCGCCGGACGCGACGCCGATCACCGTCGAGAAGACGTTCACCACCATCATCCGCTCGGCGGACGGCAAAGTGAAGCTGCCCATCCTGGGGCGCATCGACTCCGAACAGGTGCAGGCCCACACGGACCGCGAGTATCAGGAGATCCGCCAGAAGCTGGCCGCCCTGCCAAAGTCCGACGACAACGTCATCCTGACCAAGGAGGCGATGCAGGCGATCAAGAAGCCACTGCGCATCCACGACCTCAAGGTCACCACCGACAAGTGGAACCAGAGCGACCTCGACAACGACCTGCAATTCATCCTGTACGCCGGCGCCGAGCACATCCCTGACGTGCAGGTTGACCAGGTCGTGAAGGGCCGCGCGAAGACGCCGCGCCCCCGCTACGAGAAGCTCACCGGCGTCATCACGAACCAACAGGTCCAGCACGCCACCAAGGTGGTCGAAGGCGTTGCTCGCGGCATCGCGCTCGGACACTTCCCGATGACCAATCCGGGCAACTGGTGGTGCAGCGAGAAGTGGTGCTCGATGTGGCGGCATTGTCGGGGGAAAAAGTAGACGCGTCGCCGTGTCTCGTGTTACGGGTAGGTTTATGACGCAAACACAGCCGAACAAGAGCAGTCCTTCCGTAGGCACCGCGGCGGCCCAGGCGGCCGCCGGTCACGCCACCACGAACAAGTCCGCCGAGACCAAGCCCGTGGACGCCAAGGCCGCCGCCACCGGCACCGGCACCAGCACCGGCGCCACGACGGACGAGCAGGCCCCGACGGACAAGAAGCGTGCGTCGAAGAAGCGGGTCTTCGTCGCCGTCGGCGAGGTCTACGAGTTCGAGACCGTCAACCAGGCCGAGAAGTTCCTCAACGGCCCGGAGGCGCCGACCGGCGAGTACGCCGTCCTCCGAGGCACCCGAACCCGCACCAGCAAGCGCGTGTCCCTGCGCTAGAGTCAAGGGATGGACAAGTACGCAGTCGAGACCGACCCCGAGGCCGTGAAGACGGCTTCCGAGAGCAAGGAGCCGGCATGTCCGTCCTGCGGCAGCAAGTTGATGCCGGGAGCCAACGTGCCGCGGTGCCCGCGGTGCGGGACCCAGCCGTTCGAGGCGAAGCGCGCGCCGTGAGCCGCAAGCGCGGTAGCCGGAGCGGCATCAGCGGACGTGTCGCACAGGACATGGCCGGGCGCCTCGCGCGCGTGCGTGCGCTCTGGTTCGCTGTGCAGAACGACCCGAAGGCGACCGTCGAAGACGTCGCGTCGGAGTTCTATTTCGCGGTCGGCGAACTGCTCGAAGGCAAGGCCATCGACGCGATCACGTTGCGTACCATCGACCGTGAGCGCGTCCGCGCGCACACGGAGGAGTAAGCATGCGCCTAGTGACCTCGGCACGCTTGCGTGCCGTGGCCCTGCTGTTGATCGAGGCTGCCGGCTTCGCGCTCCTGATCTACGACCGCGTCGGCGGCGATGGTCAGGTGCGCGAAGCCGTCGTGCGTCTACGGTTGAAGGCAAGGGCTCTGTGAAGATCATCTCCCTCGACGACCTTGGCAACCCTGAGGAGGACCTCGAGTTCCCGGCGCGCGTCGACGATTTCGACATCCGCGAGCCGCTGACAGAGGCGGCCCTCAAGAACCTCAAGACGATGCGCAAGCTCGGCGTCCTGACTGCAGAGGGCATCATGGCCCTCGTCGCGGCGGCCCCGATCGACCCTATCAACCTGGCGGGCACGCTGATGAAACTGATGCCCGACGGCTGGGTGTTCTCCGCCGTGGACTTCACGTTGATGCGCGTGTTGTCGCGCGACCACAAGAAGCAGGTCGAAGCGGCACTGCGCATCGACCTCATCGGCGGCGACGCTATCATGGCGCTCGCGCGCGACAAGAATGGACGCCTGATCGAGTTCCGCACGCTGGCGATCGAACCAGGCAAGAAGGACCAGCTCGACGCGGTGCAGGCGCTATGCGCCGAAGCGGTTGCCGCCGCGCGGCGTGAGGCGAAGGTCTGACGCTACAGGTAGGCGTCTTCGAGCGAGAGCTTGACGTCGCTCTTGAGGACGTCTTGTAGCAGCTGCATCCCGTTGATCTTGATCTGACGAACACGCTCGGGGCACATACCCATGAGGTCCGCGATCTGGACCAGGTTGCGGGGTTCGTCCTTCACTCCGAAGTAGAGATTCAGGACGGTCTGCTCACGTACAGGAAGCTGCGCGATCCCATGGCGAACCAGGAAACGAAGCCGCTCCATGCCGTAGGCCGTGGTCGGCTCGCGCGCATCGCAGGTGTTACGCGCTGCGTCGAGCGTCGTGACGACGCCCTCAGGATGTCCAGGGTCCATGTCTCGCACACGCGCATGCTCGGGGCCGTGCTCCTGAAGGGCGGCACGGAACTCGCGCGCGGCGCGACGCTGGGCCTTCTGGCGGTGCGCCGGCACGTGTACCAGCGACGAGGACGTGTAGTCCTGGTTGGACATCTCCTCGTAGACCCACCAGCCGGCGTAGGTCAGGAAGCGGATGTACGGCTTGCGTCGGGTGTCGAACCGGTCGGCTGCCTTGAGCAAGCCGAGGTTGCCTGCGGCGATGAAATCCTTCACCGCCTCCGGGTCCTTGGTCCGCTTGTGGGCTTGCTGGACGACGAACTTGAGGTGTGTCTGGACGATCGCGTCGCGCGCCTTGGTGTCGTGCTTCTCCTGCCAGCGGCGGAGAAGGTGCTTCTCTTCGTCTGGATCGTCGATCGTCGGGGCGCGCGCGACCTCGGCGTAGTATGCCGCGGATGTACGACAGACCGTGTTCCCCATGTGTACGGGGACTCTACGCCGAAGCGGGGCGTTCATCAAATAAACACTCGTCGACTACCCCATCCCGCGGGCACGATCTCCTCGGGACCTCCGAGGATAGCACGAATAATTTCATAGCTTGATGCTTGCCAAATAAACATCGGACTCACTAGAGTCGCGATCCACCGATGACATTTCAAAGGGACATGACATGACCGACACCGCCGACAAGAAGACCACGTCCACCGCCCTCGCCACCTCGTCCAAGACCTCGCTGATCAAGCTCTCTCGCGGCGCCGAGATGGCCAAGCTCGATCCGGCCGTGCTCGACGCCGCCATCACGCAGAAGCGTGACGAGCTGCTCAAGCTGGCCGACGACACGGCCATGCCTGACAACCTGCGTCAAGTCGTCCGCAACCTCGTGGCACTCGCGGCCCCGAACAAGCCGGGCCTCGAGGAGATGGCGGGCGCGTGGAACATCCCGCGCATCAACATCGCACAGCCGACCACCCGCTCCGAGGCGAAGCCGGAGTCGGCGAAGAACGGCAGCCTCTACACCACCGAGGGCAAGCTGCTCGAGATGCCGTGGGGCGGCATCCCGCTCCACTTCTCCGAAGAGAACATCAACTTCCCCAAGGGCGGCGGCAACAACCCGGTGTGTCAGTCGCCGGACGCCAAGCTCGGCTCGCCGTTCGGCACGTGCGAGAACTGCCCCCACCTGCCGTTCGGCAAGCAGAACGGTGGCCGCGGCGACCAGAAGCAGACCGACTGCTACTCGAACATCGTCGTCGTGATGCTCGCGACCGACCTCAGCCAGGTCTACAAGGTGCAGTTCGGCAAGACGAGCCGCAAGGCCGGCGCCGCGCTGCTCGCGCTCGCGCGCCAGCAGCCGTTCGTCTGGAAGCAGAGCTACCTGCTGGACACCGAGAAGAAGAACGGCGATCAGGGCATCTACTGGATCTTCCGGTCGCAGCCCACCGGCAAGGACAACGACCCGAACGTCCTGAAGCTGTGCGAGAAGCTCTACGGGCTGTGGGCGGCCGAGCGCGATCGTTTCCTCGCCGACTGGTACGCGCGCCCGGCGCGCGCGCCGATGGCAGCGGCGGAGGCCGAGGGTAGCTTCGAGGGCGGTGCGCTCGACGTTGGCCTGGATGCTGGCGTGAGTGACGGCGTGGAGCCGGACCTCTCGACGCCGACGCCGGCGCCGGCCGCGTCCAAGACGCCGTCCAAGACGTCTGGCGCGCGCTCGTCGTCGAAGCCCATGTGACCGACGGGCCTCGCGCGAACATAGAGCCCAACGCGCGAGGCCCTGTTCCAGGGCCGTTCGTTTTTTCGAGGGGGGAGACATGCCGAAGTTCGAGATCACGGAGCTGGCACGCAAGTTCGCCCCTTGGTCGTTTTCCAAGATGGAAGCGGCCGAGACGTGTCCCGCGCAATTCGGACACAAGCACGTGACCAAGACAGGCGCGGCGCCCGCGCCGTCCGACACCAAGGTCGGCATCGTCGCGCACGAGATCCTCGAGCACCGTACCGGCGGTACCGCCGCGCCCGAAGCGCGCAAGCTCGCGCTCGCCAAGAACCCGCTCACCGACGGCGAGCTAGAGATGCTGCGGACGCTCAACGGGAACATGGAGTCGTTCCTCAAGCGGTTCGACACGTTCTGCAAGGCGCAAGGCGTCACCGAGGTCCTGTGCGAAAAAGACTGGGCCTTCAACGACGTCTACGAGAAGACGGGCTTCTTCGACAAGAACGTGTACTTTCGCGGCAAGTTGGACCTCGGGGCCATCACGCGCGACCGTGACCTGTTCTTCATCGACCACAAGGCCGGCGCCGTGAAGAAGCTCGGCGAGGACCGCGTGAAGCGCGAGCAGCTACAGTCCTACGCCGTGCTCGCGTTGGTCAACGTCCCGAACCTCAGCGGCGTGCGCGGCGGGATCAACTTCTTGCAGGCCGACGATGCAGAGGCACAGATCCAGTGGGGCGACTATGTCCCCGCGTCGCGTGTGCGTGACCTGTATGTCGGGTGGTTGTTCCAGCGCGTCAACCGTGCCGCGGACAACCTCCTTGAGCCATTCGAGGCGCGGCCCGCGAAGTCCCGCATGAAGAAAGACAACCGTCCGGGCTTCCCGTGCGGCTGGTGTTCGTACACGGCGTCGTGCGCGGCGTTCCAGGAGAAGTTCGGTGGCTAGACGGAAGGAAGCGGACAACCGGGTCTTGTTCCAGCGCCTCCAACGCGTCTGGACGGACATCGCGCATGGCGAGTGGCTCTCGCTGCTTTCCGAAGCGGCACCGGAAGGTCGCTTCATTCGCTTCAAGCACCACATCAAGGGCGGTTGCCCGTTCCACGACGACTCGACGCCCTCGTTCATCGTGACGCCTGAGAAGGGCATCGCGAAGTGCTTCGGGTGTCACAAGATCTTCGTCAACCCGATCCACCTGGTCGCGGCGCTGCAGAAGTGCAGCTACGGCGACGCCGTCCTCTTCGTCCGCAAGCGCTTCGGGCTGAAGGCGTCGATCCCTGACGCGCTGTTCGAGAAGGTTCGCGACCACGAGATCTACCAACGCCACAAGGCCGCGCTGATGCGCTTCTTCAGCGAGCTGCTGTTCCAGGCGATGGGCGCCTACGCGAACAACACGCTCGACGCCGACGGCCTCTCGTGGGCGCAGCCCGTGGTCGAGTACCTCGTGAAGCGCCGCCTCGGCGAGAGCGCGCCCAACGAGTTGGTGCCTGAGGAAGATCAGTCGAACGGCACGTTCGACCAGTACGGCGTGTGGCAGGCGATCTGCGGGCAGCAGCTGCTCGGCGTGTTTCCGCCCAAGGCGTTCGTCGAGAACAAGTTCGGCACGACGAGCGAGGAGTTCAAGTTCTATAACTCGTACTTCGGCAAGTACACCGACGGGTTCAACTACCTCGGCTTCCTGGTGTTTCCGTACAACGACGCGCCGGACTCGATCTGCCGGTTCAAGATGCGCGAACCGACACGCGAGAAGCCGGGCATGGCCTGGGTCGACGACGCGTACGAGGCCGAGATGGGCGGCTTCCGCGGCTTCTATGGGCTCGCCTATTACCGCACGTTTCTGTCGATGCGGGACCACGGGGACGACGGGCCGAAGGAAGGCCATGTGGCGCTCCTGCACGAGGGTGAATTCGATGCGTTGGCCAGCATCGCGCAACAGATCCGCCGCTCGAGCGAGGACTTCGTCGCGCTCGCACTCGGCGGTGCGTCGTCGCAACCGGTCGACCGACTGGCGGACCTGGGCGTGCTACGTGCGTGGCTGGTCGGTGATCGCGACAAGGGCGGCGATAACTTCGCGCGCCGTGTGATGAACGACACCAAGTCCAAGACGATCACGTTCCGGGTGTTCCAGTGGCCCGACGAGTACATCGAGTGGACGGACCCGACGGACCCGAGCGCGCGCATCAAGGACCCTGACGACGCGATCAAGCGCCTCGGCTACCCGCGCTTTGCGCGCTACGCCTGCGACGCCGGGATGTACTGGCACGCGCACGAGTGGTGTTACGACCAGGCGAGCGCGGAGATCCGGCGCGGCAACCCCGAGGACATCCCGTTCGTCAACCGCATCGCCAAGGACTGGGGTTCCGTGCTGCGCGACGCGCAGTCAAGCGCCGCCTTCTGCGACGCCGTCGCGAAGAACTTCGGGCTCGACGCAACGATCCTGAAGCGCGACATCTGGACGAAGGACGAGAAGGAGTCGACGTTCATCGAGCGCCTGATGCGCACGGTCATCGAGAAGTTCCATGTCGTCGGCGTGCAGAACGCGGAGAGCCGCAAGCGCCTGCTCGTGCTCTGGCACAAGGACACGCGTGCGATCGAGACGGTGGTGCTCAACGATGAAAAAGGTGCCGAGACCTTCGTGGCGCGCTACTACGGCCCGATCTACAACTTCGTGAAGGACCACGTCGGCGAGCCCGGTTTCATCGTCGGCGACGATGGCGACGACACGCCGTTCGACGTCTCGCTGCGATCGAAGCGCTACCGTGAGTACCTGAACCAGGCGTTGCTTGCCCTCGCCCAGGACCGTGCGTCGATCGACACGTCGAACACCAAGAGCCAGGGCATCCACATGCTCGACTACTCGGCACACCACATGCGGTCGTACATGGTCAACGGGCGCGACGTGTTCCGCATCAACCACGACGAGACCGGCATGCGTGTGGTCCGGCTCGAGGGCCCGAGCGACGAGGGGGTGATCTTCGACAACGTCGACGAGCCCTGGATCGACACGATCAAGACGGAGGCGGACTTCTTCCCCGAGAAGCCGACGAGCCTGGTCGACCTGTACCTCCAGCTCAAGGACATGATCGACACGGGCTGGGGCTTCCGCAACCAGTGGCTCGACGCGACGTTCCTTGCGGCGCACGTGCTGACGATCGCGCCGATGACGATCTTCACGCGCCAGACGGCGGTGATCGTCAACGCCGAGGCCGAGTCGGGCAAGTCGAAGTTCACCGCAGGCTTCGTCGGCGGTTCTGGTTTCCCGCGCATCAACGTCGTCGCACACGCACGGTCGATGCAGGGCTACACGGCCGCGTCGATCCGGCAGAAGCACAACAACTGCAGCCTGTGCCTGTGTCTCGAGGAGTTCGAGGACTATGGCGGCAACGACGCGAAGTCGGTGGCCGTCCGCAAGGTGCTCGAGCTGTGCCGCGACCTCATCAGCGAGGCCCCCGTGAACTGGTCCATCGGCACGACGACCGGCGAGAGCAAGACGTACCGCCTGCGCTTCCCGCTGGTGGCATCGGCGATTCGCCCGCTGCGCGACGCCGCGTCGCTGTCGCGCTTCGTGCAGTTCGAGCTGGTCAAGGACTCGAGCCGCGGTGACCCCGTGCTCGCGCTCCTCGACAAGTTCAGCGACGAGACGATGAAGCGTGCCAAGCACGACGTGGTCGTCTCGGTGCTGCCGTACATGCACGCGCTGCGGCGTCACCAGGCCGTCGTCGAGAAAGAGTATGCCACCGGCGCGTCGCTACCGGCGCACGCGTCGAGCCGCTTCCGTGAGGCGCTCTACCCGGTGCTCTGCATGCTGCGCCTGCTGGGCGAGCTTGCGAAGGCCGAGGGGCGACCGAGCGCGGTGCCCGACTACAAGCAGTTCGCCTACGACTTCTCGGAGTCGCGACGCGACCAGCTGGCGCGCCTCAAGACGACGTCAGAGAACGAGCAGATCTTCGAGACCATCCTCAGCTCGCCGATCCAGACCGCGAGCGTCGGCGACAAGGACCTGGCCGCCGGCGTTACGAACCTGCGCGAGATGCTCTCGAACCTCAACGACCTCAACGCGATCAACAAGACGAAGAAGGGCGTCTACATCGACGTCAAGATGGAGTGGCTGATCGTCAACTGGGTCGAGGCCACGCAGGGCTTGCTCTACCAGAGCAAGTACCGTGCGGAAACGCCGACGTTCCTGAAGCAGGTGTCGGAACGTTCCCCGCATCACGTGAAGACCGAAGACGTGCGCGCAGGCCGTGTGCTTGAGCGCCTCGTGTCGGTGATGGGTCCGTGCCAGCCGATCGACCTCATCTCGGTGTTCAGTGTCAAGCACTTGCTCGACCAGATGCGCGACCTACGCCATGCCGCGATGGCCGTCGTAACCACGCCGGTCGATGCGGACAAGGTCGACGTCGACAAGTCACAAGTCATCGACGACATCGTCGTCTGACGTGTTTGTGTGATAAACCTGGACCAGGAGCAACATGTCGCCTAAGTCGAAGCTGCCTGTCGTCCAGTACGGCGAGGACGTCGTCGCGCCCGAGCACCAGACCGCGATCAAGGGCATCCCGTGCCAGGGGTGCGAGCTGGAGAAGAAGGGCCGCGTCTGCGGGCAGGGCACGTCGGGCGAGGTGGACATCATGTTCGTCTCGGAGTCGCCGTCGTCCTGGTCGCTCAGCAACCAGGAGGTCTTCTACGGCCGCGGCGGCCGCATCATCCGTTCGGCATGGAAGAACCTCAAGGACCTCGACGCGCGCAGCGGGGAGAAGCTCCGCATGCGGTACATGCGGAAGTGGGACACGTACGCTGTCCAATGCCAGGTCGAGGAAGGCCGCGACCAGAGCGCGACCGCGAGCAAGACGACCATTGACCGCTGCGCGCAGTACCTGCACGCCGCCGTCAAGAACAAGCGCCCGAAGATCATCGTCGCGTTCGGGGCGACAGCGCTGAAGTCCCTCGGCCACAAAGGCGAGGGCTTCATGGACTCGCGCGGACGCGTACTCGAGCTGGAGATCGCCGGGCACAAGTGCAAGGTCATCCCGACGTTCTCGACCAAGCACATCCAGGCCAAGTCCGGCCTCTACAACCTGCTCCTCGCCGACTTCACGCGCGCCGTGCGCATCGCCGCCGGTGTCGACGACGCCGGTGCGAACGCCACGCTCGAGGAGATCACCAAGGACTACCGAACGCCGCGGACGGTCGAAGAGGTCGCCGCGGTCTGCGACGAGATCATCAATCATGTCGTCGAGGGCGCCAAGACGGCGTCGCAGTGCGCGATCGCGGTTGATACCGAGACCAACACGGTCAACCCGCACCGTCAGGACGCGAAGGTCCTGTGCGTCTCGTTCGCGTGGGACACCGGCAAGGCGACGGCCATCCCGCTGTTCCATCGCGGGTCGCCGTGGTCGCCGGAGGAGCTAGAGCAGGTCATCGAGCACGTCAAGCGCGTGCTCGCCTGTCCCAAGCCCAAGGTCTTCCACAACGCGAAGTTCGACCTGAAGTTCCTCGAGATGCGGCACGGCTGGCCCGTCAACAACGTCCAGTGGGACTCGATGCTCGGCGAGCACCTGCTGCGCGAGGACATGGGCGGTAACTACGGCCTCAAGACGCTGGGTCGTAGCTACTTCCCAGCGTTTGGCAACTACGCCGACCGCATCCACGAGTTGGCCGAGCAGCTCACGCCCGAGGAGGAAGGCGTCGCGGCGACGACGGTCGGCGTACGCAAGGGCAAGATCCCGAAGAAGGCGACGATCGGCATCGAGGAGGGTCTCGTCGTCGAGATCTCGAAGAAGGAGCTGGACGAGTACATCTTCGGGAACAAGCGTGACCGCAAGAAGAAGGTCATGGACGCCGGCTACGAGCGCGTGCCGATCGACACGCTGCTCATCTACGCCGCCGTCGACACCGACCTGACGCGCCGGCTCTTGCGCCACCAGTTCGCGCGCATGCAGGCCGAGGGCTTCGTCGGTCCGGCGCGCAGCCTCATGGCCACGCACTGCGTGCCGGCGTCACGCGCGCTTGGGCGCATGGAGTTCGACGGCTTCCGTGTCGACCGCCCATACCTCGAGCAGAGCGAGGCCGCGCTCGCCAAGGTCGTCGCCGAAAAGAAGGCCATCCTCCATTCGTTCTGGGACAGGCCGAACGAGGAGTTCAATCCGAACAGCACCGCGCACGTCGGGCACATCCTGTTCATGGCGGGCGTCAAGAACCCCGAGACGGGCCTGCGTGAGATCCGCCAGGGTCCATGGCTCGAGCGCAACAAGAAGAGCCAGCAGTACAAGACCGACAAGAAGACGCTCAAGGCGATCGCCGAGAAGCTGTCGTGCCCGTTCTCGAAGCACTTGCTCGAGTACCGCGCCGCTGACAAGGCGCTCAACGGGTTCCTCTACGAGATCAAGCTGCTCTCGGCGTACGACAACTACCTGCACACGAGCTTCCACTTGCACGGGACCTCGACGGGCCGCACCAGCTCGTCGAAGATCAACATGCAGAACCTCACCGGCTGGCTCGCCGGCGTGAACATCAAGAAGATCTTCATCCCGGATGACCCCGAGGAGGAGATCATCTTCAACGTCGACTGGAAGGGCGCCGAGATCCGCGTCTTCACGGCGTACGCGCCGGACGAGGAGCTGATCAAGGCGCTCAACTCCGGCCTCGACGTGCACAGCTGGTTCACGCAGGAGATCTTCGGCATCCCGTACGCCGAGGTCGAGCGGCTCAAGGACATCGACAAGCAGATGAAGGCGACGCGCACCACGGTGAAGCGCGTCGTGTTCGGCATCCTGTACGGCGCGATGGCGAAGAAGATCGCTGAGACCGCCGGCATCTCGGAGGAGGCGGCGCAGCAGGTCATCGACAAGCTGTTCGTGCGCTTCCCGTCGCTGCGCAACTACATGGACGAGGTCGTGGCGCAGATCCACGTCAAGGGCTTCGTCGAGACGCTGTTCGGGCGCCGTCGCCGGTTCCCGTTGCAGGGCGTCAACGGCTTCTTCCGCGGCCAGGCCGAGCGCCGCGGCAAGAACATGAAGATCCAGTCGACGTCATCCGACATCGTCATCGGGCAACTCGTCGAGATCTTCGAGCACATCCGCGAACTGGGCGGGCGCCTCTGCATCACGGTGCACGATTCGATCGTGGGCACGATCAAGAAGAAGTACCTGTCCCAGGTGCAGGCATTCTTCGACTACTACTGCGTGACGCGCGTGCGCGAGAAGTACCCGTGGCTGCCGGTCGACTTCGCCCACGATATCAGTGTCGGGCCGAACTATGGCGAGACCATCGCGCTCGACGACTACCTCAAGAAGCACGCCCCTGTCATCCCGTCGGACCAACAGGCGTTCGAGGCGATGCTGGACGCCGAGTCACTGGACGAGCTGCGTATGGACGAGGAAGAAGAGCGCGAGGCCGCGCTCGCGACGAAGAGCGTGTGATCCCGCGTCGGCGAGATAAACGTCGATTTCACTAAAAGTGCGCCGTGTCTTGGTATAAGTTTTCGTCAGAGGACCATCCATGCCCCGCCCCCTGATGAAAGACTGCAACCTGTTCTTCTTCGACTCTGAGACCGGCGGTCTCAGCAACCACGAGCACGACATGGTCGAGATGGCGTGCGTGGTCACGGATCCCTCCGGCGAGACCGTGCTCCACGAGTACGCCGCCAAGGTCTTCCCGCGCAAGCCCGTGGATCCGCGCGCGGCCGCCGTGAACGGGTACTCGAAGGAGAAGTGGGCCAGCGAGGCCGTCGACGTCGACACCGCCATGGTGAAGATGTTGACCCTCGCACGCGACAGCGTGTTCGTGGCGCACAACACACCGTTCGACTGGGGCTTCTTCTCGGCGGCGCTGGCCGCGCGCGGCGGCCGGTGGCCAGGCGACTACCACAAGATCGACACCGTCGCGCTGGCAACGCCGTTCCTCAAGGCAGGGCTCGTGCCGAACGTCAAGCTCGTGACGCTGTCGGCGTTCTTCGACGTGCCGCACGATGACGCGCACTCCGCGCTCGGCGACGCGCGCGCGTGCCGCGGCGTGTACCTGGCGATGATGAAGCGCTTCGCTGCCGCACTGACCGCGTAACGGTTCCCCTTCGACGGAATGGTTCCGTCGATGCCGGCATATTGGAAAAACAAAATCCCGGTGGGCCGGACCGGGTACTTTTTCAGATCGCGAACTGCAGATCGCGGTTCATCACGCGCCACGCGAACCAGCCGAACAGCTGCGCGTGGAGGCAGTCGTCAGGCATCGTCGGTGAGTGGCGCCAGACCTTGCGCCCTTGGGTCGTGACCTCCTCGTAGACGTTGAGGATGTCGTCGATCGCGGGCTTGGCCTGCGGCAGCATCGGGTAGACCGCCTGCTTGTGGAGCAGGAACCGGGCGAAGTTGTCGATCAGCGTCGTGCGGTCGACGTGATACACCGCCGCGTTCGGGTTCCAGTCGACGGGCTTCGACAGCGCCATGTAGCGCACGGCGAGGACCCGATGGTCGCCGAGCTTGGCACGCAACATGGCGTTGGCGAGCGCACCCTCGCCGGCGTCGCCGACGACCATCGTCACACCCCAGGCGTTGCACAGCTCGGCGATCTCATCGATCCAGCCGACGGCGTGGCCGTTCGGGAAGATCTTGTAGAACATCGTCTTCAGGCGTCCGTCTGCCTGTTGACCCCAGATGTGGAGGACCGTCCGCGATTTGAACAGACCCTCGCTCCCCTTCACCTCGGCGCCGCCGCCGGACCAGTCGACGCCGGCGTACGTGCCCGTGATGCCCGCCTTCGACAGCGGCAGCGGCAGCCGCGTCATCTCGTGCCGCGGGTCGCATAGCGTCTCGAGCGCCTCCTTGGTCAGCAGGCGCACGCCGGTCGAGGTCGAGACGCCGATGCACTCGTTGAGAAACTTCGACTCGCCGTAGAGCGGCGAGTTCATCTTCCACAGGAGCTTGCCCCACCGTTCGACAGCGGCCTCCCACTGCGGTGAGCCAAGAGGCCACGCCGCGGGCACGTTCTCGAGCATGATCGCCTGCGAGACGTGGAAGCCCTTGATGCCGGCGCCTTCGTCGCCTGCGCGCGTGGCGTACTTCGCCATGTCGACCCACTGCCCGGTGCGCGGGTTGAGGGCCTTCCTGCAGTTCATGCACTCGGGACCCATCTTCCCGAGCGGCTTGACGCTGTCGATGAACGTGTGCTTGCCGCACCCGTCACACTTCATGCACCACTCGGTCATCGACGACTGCGACCACAAGAACTCGATCGTGTTCTCCGACGTCTTCGGCGTGCCCGCGTAGACGGAGTACTGGTACTTCGAGTTGGCCATGCACTCCTCGATGACGGGGATGACCGCCTCGTAGAGGATGTCCTGCACCTCGTCGAAGCAGCAACGGTCCGCCGAGAAGCCGCGGGCACGGTCCGGGTCGTCGAGGGCGTAGGTGAACGCCATCTCGGAACCGTTGCGGAGCATGCGCAGGAACACGTTGTCGATCGACTCCTGACCGACGAAGCCCTTCCGCAGGTCGGGGCTGTAGGCCAGGATCTTGGCGACGCGTGTGTGCGAAAACTTGCTGGTCTGCTCCTTGGTGGGCGACACGTAGTACGACTTGAACCCCGGCACGCCGATGGCCTCGGCGATCATGCAGGCGGCGATCGTCGTCGACTTCGAGACCTGACGCCCCGTCTTCAGCAGGAGACGCGGGTACTTGCCGTCGTACGCGGCAAGGAACATGGGGTAGTTCTCCAGCGACAACGGCTGGTTGTCGACGTAGAACAGCCCCTGCGCGATGCTTGAACGATAAACCTCGTCAGACACGACACACCTCAGAAGGAACTCTCACATGAGCAAGACCGAGCACGTCATCTCCGAAGAAACGTTCGCTTCGAAGCTCGGCATCGACATGGTGTCGACGCGCACGTTCGAAGAGCTGATCGAGATGCATGCCGGCACGCGCATCGTCGTGTGCGCCGTCGGCGCCTCCGGTATCGGCAAGACCGCCATCCCCAAGCAGATCGCGAAGCGCCGTGCCGGTGGTGACGGCGTGCCGTACGTCGCCCTGCACGTCCCGACCATGACCCTCGAGGACTGTCACATCCCGACGATGTCCGAGGAGAAGTCGTACTTCGACCGGCGCGTGTCGCGGCGCTTCAAGCTCCTGTTCGACTACGTCGAGGGCGTGAAGAAGACCCTGAAGAAGGGCCAGGCGTACCCGCCGGACAAGTGCCCGATCCTGGCGATCGAGGAGCTGAACCGCGGCGCCGACAAGAGCGTCACGCGTGCCATCTTCACGATGCTCGACGACCGCATGGTCGGGGACATGCTGATCCCCGACGAGGTGCAGATGGTCGTCACCATGAACCCGACCGGCGGGGGCATGGCCGTCAACGAGTTCGAACGTGACCCGGCGATGCGTCGCCGGCTCCTGCCCGTCGGCATCACGTACAACTTCGGCGACTTCATGAAGCACGCCACGCACGCCAAGTTCCATCCGAGCGTCGTCGCACACCTCGGCGCGCACCCTGACAGCCTCTACGACGAGAAGGCGGCAGCCGCGGGCAAGGTGTTCGCCTGCCCGGCGACGTGGGAGAACGTCTCGCGTATCGCGTGGCGCTTCCAGGAGCTGGGCGTCACGCTGCTCAGTGCGTCCGGGCGCGCGGCGGTCGCCGGCGCCATCGGCAGTGGCGCGGCCGCGGAGTTCCTCGAGTTCGTGAAGGACCACACCCAGGTCGTCACGCCCGAGGACGTCATGTCCGGCTACGGCCCGGAGACCGAGGTCCGCAAGCGCTTCAAGAGCTACCTCACCGAGGGCGGTGGCCGCCTCGACAAGGTCACCGACCTCTGCAACGGTCTCGCGGTCCGTGTCTTCACCGACCTCAAGCGCCGGCCGGAGACGTTCGCGAAGCAGACCGCGTGCTTCATCGGCGACCTGCCTGTCGAGATCATGATGTCCTTCATCACGCGCCTCACCGAGGAGTCGAACCGGCTCAACAACGAGGGCAAGCAGTACCTCGGGGCGCTGAACGTCCTGTGGACGAAGGACCCGGCCTTCATCGAGGGCCTCAAGCGCCTCCACGAGTCGAAGATCAAGGTCGAGCAGGAGACGGGGACGAAGACGCCGTGAGGTCACGCGAGCCTCGCCAGGGCGCGCTCCGCGGCCGCGCGACGTTCGCGGACGTAAAGCTCCACTGCGGCGAGGCGTGCGATCTGGACGTCCTCGGGCGACTCTCCGAGCGTGAGCTGCGTGAGATGATCCTTGCTCACCCGTGCCCATCGAGTCCGAACCTCCTCAAGGAGGTGATCGTGATGGCGCGCGCGATCCAGGTGCGTCTGGGCGAACGAGAGCGGCTCCGGCGCCAGCACGAAGCCTGCGCGATTCAGCACCACGGCGGCGTACGCCCGCGGTTCGTACTGGAACTCCCAGCGAGCCTCACGGAAGTCGTGAATGATCCATCCCGCCTCGACGACGGCCCACGCGAGCCGCGCCGGCGAGGCTTCCTCCAGGATCTCGGGGGCGGGCATCACGCCGTCGAACGCGAGCGCGGTCTTCTCGAACACGACCGCGTCCCAGTAGAACGCAGGCACCAGGCGGAGCGTCTGCGCAGCCATGAGCTTGGCGCGGTTTTCCTCCGGCAGGTCCAAGCCCTGCCGGTGTAGCTCGAGCCAGATCGACTCGGGCTCCCAGGCGAGGAATTCGCCGACCGCCGCCGTCGTCGCGCGTACGAGCGCGATCGCGGGGGTTCCGACGTCCTCGAGCAGGCTCTTCACGGCGGGCGTCAGCACGCGTTACCGGATCTGCGCGGACAGGACGCGCTGCATATCCATCGGCAGCGTGCCGAGCACCATCGCGAGCTTGTGCGGGTCGATCTGGCCGGCGGCGTCGGAAGCTTCGCGGACGAAGTCAGGTCCGAGCGCGTCTTGGTAGAATCCGGAGTCATACTGCACCAGCCGCTCGAGCGGCACGAAGCGGCCGGCGAGGCTGACGCCCTGGCCGGCGACCTTCGTCGTGTTGAACACGGTCGCCATCGGGTCGTGCAACTTCCGGTTGTAGTGGCGGTCGAGTCCCGCGAGCGAGTCCAGCTCCTGGATAGCCTCGGCGAGCTTGATCTGCTCGCGGCGATCGCGCAGCTCGGCGGGCAGCCGGCGCACGGCGGTGGCGAGCTTCTGGAACGCCTCCTTGTGCTCGACCGGTGCGGCCTCGCGGCGCGCCTCGAGCCAGTCCGCCAGCTCGCGCGTGTCGGTGACGGTGTAGCCCGCCATCTTCAGCGTCTCGGCGCGAAGGTTCACGCCGTGGAACGCGGCCTTCTCGACGAGGCGCGCGCTTGCTTGCGCGCGGTGCTCGAGCGAGAGCTTCTTGCCCTCCGTCAGCAGTCGCTGCTCAGCGGTCTTGACCTGGTCGGCGTCCTTCACGAGTAGGCGGCGGATGCCGGGCAGGAGGTAGTCACGTTCGTCGGGCGGCGCCGCGGCGACCTTGGGTGCGGCGAGGAGACTCCGATCGACCTCGTAGACCTCGCACGCCTCCTTGAGCGAGCGGTCGACGTGGGCCGGCACGTGTTCGACGCCCTCACGGTACACGCAGGACATCAGCGCGTGGCCTGCGTCGTGGATAGGGAAGGCGCGCTTCTCGGGCCAGGCGAACGCCTGATCCGGTAGCTTTGCCAGCTCGTCGGTGTCGACATCGACGTCCATGATCGCCGCGGCGAGCTTGGGACGGTTCGCGACACGGCCCATCAAGGCCGCCATGGCGGGGTCGGTGCTTTGATCGACAACGGACATGTCGAAATTATAGGGGTTTGCGCGGAGAAGTCGCTAGCGCAACAGGAAAGACCATGAAGCTCACGCTCAACGAGTTCTTCATCTACCTCATTCAAACCAGGGGTTTCTACGGGCGGCTGGCCTCCAGCCTCCAGCGCATCCCCAAGCCCGGGATGCGCACGATGGCCGTGGGCATCAAGGATGGGCGCTGCGCGCTCTACTACGACCCCGAATTCGTCGCGATGCTGGACGTGGACACGGCGCTGTTCGTCCTCGAGCACGAGATGCTGCACCTGGTCCTCGACCACATCCCGCGCTACCTGGAGCTGCTCGCCGCACAGCCGACGCAGACCGACAAGGCCAAGGCCGCCGCGGTCTACAACATCGCGATGGACTGCGCCATCAACACGCTCGAGCCGATGCGCAAGCATCCTGGTTTCGAGCCGATACAAAGACTCCTGCTCGACCGCATCACCGCCGAGCACCCGAACGAGCCGCCTGACCCGCGCAACGGGCTCGTGCTGCCCGAGAAGTACGGCCTTCCCCTCGAGGGCTCGTTCGAGCTGTACCAGTACCTGCTGATGCGCAAGACCGAGGTCATGGAGGTCTGCCTGCGCCTCCGCGGCGGCACCACGCACGAGATGTGGGGTCAGTCCGATGAGGGCGACGGTGACGGCCAGGGCCAGGGCCAGGGCCAGGGCCAGGGTGCTGGCGAAGGTGCCGGTCAAGGACAGGGCCGCGGCACCGGCAAGAAGGGCGACAACAAGGCGGTGTTCGAGGGCATCGGTGCCGAGGGCATGGCGTCCGACGAGCTGCTCTCGCAGGCCCACCGCGTCCGCGAGCAGATCAAGAACACGTTGCGTCAGACCGTTCGCAACATGGGCGGCCTGGCACGCGGCACGCTGCCGGGCAGCGTCGAGGAGTTCCTGACGGTGTACTTGCAGGACCCGATCATCCCGTGGTGGGAGATCTTCTCGACGCGTGCACGCATGTCGCGTCTGTCGAAGTACCAGCGCAGCTGCACGCAGCCGAACCGCACGCTGATGGCGTTGTCCGAGGAGGACATCCGCATCATCCCGATGCCGGGCCGGTCTCGCGACCGCTCCTGGCGGGTGTTCGCGTTCGTCGATACGTCGGGCTCGATGTCGACCGAGTCCCTCGAGATCTTCCTGCACGAGTTGCAGGGCATGCTGAACGTCGACGAGGGCATGGAGGTCCGCTACATGCAGGGCGACTGCACGGTGAACGCGGACGTCGTGCTCAAGAAGGGAGACGAGATCCCGCGCGAGATGTACGGGCGGGGAGGCACGGACTTCGACGAGTACTTCAAGTACATGAAGCAGTACATGGGTGACGACGACAAGGCGCCTGACCTCGTCGTCGTCTACACCGACGGCTACGCGCCCGCGGTCGCCGAGGCGAATCGGTTCCCGCCGGAGATCCCGGTCATCTGGCTGGTCACGCCGCACCACAGCACCTCGTTCACCGAGGGCTACGGCGAGATCATCGTCTGCGACCCGGACCACAACGGTCGTCACAAGAACGCAGCGTGAGCCGCAGCCCTCTGCGCGCGTATGACGCGGACTACCGCGTCCACCTCACCTGGCCGCACGCCCCGACGTACGCGCGCTGCGACCACTTCCACGAACAACCGCTGCGGCTCTTTGCCGTGGCCACCGACAACCCCCTGACGTGCCTCTGGTGCGTCGTCATCGATCTCGAGGAGCTACGAACATGATCCACCACGACCCGCGCGCCTACGACGTCGCCGTCGACGAGACGGCCAAGCGCTTCCAGGCGCAGCTCGAGGAGACCATCCACCGGTCGCAGGCGTCCGCGCTGACCGTCATCGAGAAGGTGCAGCGCGAGACGCCGGTCGACCGCATCGCGCACACGACGTCGATCGAGTTCGCCGTGTCGGGCGACGCCCCGAAGACCCTGCTGATGGGTCTGCGCAACCGCAACGCGCCGGGCTTCTTCCAGGAGCCGTTGCACAAGAACGCGCTCGACCAGGTCGCCGAGCGTGCGGGCGTTCCCGGCACGTACGTGAACCGCCTGCTCGAGAAGGACTACGGCAGCCAGCTGATCGTCGAGAACTTCTCCAAGATCTTCCAGAAGGAGCCCGACAAGAAGTTCCTCGTGCGCTCGGTCAACAACCAGGTGCGTGGCGTGCTGTCGAACTCGTTCCGGCGCATGGACTCGGGCCCCATCATCGAGGCGTTCGCGCAGGCGTGCGAGGGCATCGGCGCCGTGCCCGTCGAGGGCGTCGGCGGCGACCTGCGCTGGGCTGTCAAGGCGATCCTGCCGATGGTGTTCCAGCCCGCGAAGAAGAAGGGCAGCGAGGAGCTGATCGCGTTCGGCGTGCAGCTCGCGAACTCGGACTTCGGCAAGGGGACGCTCTCGCTCAACGCCTTCATGACGCGCGTCATCTGCACCAACTACGCGACGCTCGAGCAGGTGCTGCGCGAGGTCCACCTCGGCAAGCGCCTGTCCGACGATCTCGAGTTCTCGAAGGAGACCTACGCGGCGGACACCAAGACACAGGTGCTCGCGGTGCGCGACATGGTCACGCAGGTGCTCGCGCCCGACAAGGTCAACGCGCTCGTCGGGCGTATCGGTGACGCCCTCGACGCACGCCTCGACATGAAGTCCGCGTGGGCGGAGCTGCCGAAGCTCGGGCTCCTCAAGGGCGAGGTCGACCAGGTGAAGGAGCTGTTCAACGACGCCGGCGTCGAGATGCTGCCGATCGGGCACTCGCCGGCGCGCCTGTCGAACGCGGTCTCGTGGTTCGCGAAGTCGGCGGCGACGCCGGAGCGGCGCCTCGAGCTGGAGCAGATCGCGGGCGACCTGCTGTTCGCGAAGAACCTGGAGAAGAAGGCGGCGTGAACAAGCTCACGCTGTTGTTGCAGCGAGCCACGGCCAAGGCGCAAAGCTGTTCAGAGGCCAAGCACCTGGCCGCGTTCATCGAGGACATCCTCGATGACCATGGTGACGATCCTCGGCTGGTGGCCGAATCCATGCGCGTGATGGTCAACTGGGCCATCGACTTCATGCGCGCTGCCGACGCCAGCACGCCGACCTGATCGAGGTACGCCATGACGATGGTGAACGTCCTCGAGGACCCTGAATGGGTCGTCGAGCGTGACTGAAAGACGGCGCGCGACGCGCGCCGTCTTTTTTTGCCCTCACGGCTCGGTGTCGGGCACGAACGGGATCGAGTGCTTGTCGAAGTCCGGGCAGACCGCGAGCACCGCGTTGAGCGCGGCGGTCTCGGTGGTCTGCGCGCTGACGAGCGTCTGCGCCTTCGTGATCTGAGCCGCCTGCGCCGCGGTCAGTGCGGTCGACGAAGTCGCGGCGTCCGCGTTGCGTGCGGTCTGATAGTTCGTCAGGTCGGTGACGAGCTGCGTCGAGGTGGTCAGGAAGCCAGGCATCGCCGCCTGCTGTGACGTCGCGACGGTCAGCGCGGCAAGGAACGTGGCGGCGCCGGTCGCGCCGGTGTTCGGCGCGTAGAAGGCATTGCCCGCGGTGAGCAGCGTGCCGAACTGCGTCACGACGTTCGTGAAGTTGCCCTGCGTCGACGTCGCCTCGGCCAGCATCGCGGCGACCGCCGTGACCAGGCCGCTCTTGTACGTGTAGTCGGCCTGCGCGCGCGCGAGCGCGTCGTCGGCGTCGGCCTTGTCGATCTGCGCCTGGTAGCGGGCTTGCTTCGCGGCCGCGTAGGCGTCGATGAGCGCCTGCTTCTGCGAGACGTCGACCGTGGGGATCGTGATGATCGCCGGCGTCGGCGTCGGCGCGTTGAACTGCGTGCGAAACGTCCCCCAGTCAAGGACGAGCGCCGAGACACGGTCCGTGATCGCGGTAGCCGCGTCGTTGGCGGTCTCGAGGGTCGTGTAGCTGTTCGTCGTGATGGCGGAGAGGTACTCGATGCCGTTCGGACCCGGTGTCGCGATACCCGCGGAACGTCCCTGGGGCAACGTCGTCAGATCCGCCAGCATCGCGACGCGTGCCAGCGTGTCGGACTTCGGGTCTGTGACGTCGGTGACGGCGAGCACGAACACGCTCAGGTGCGGCAACTCGACCGGGATGTTCGCGGAGATCAACCGGCTCGTGATGACGAACACCTGTGCGGCGCCGGAGACCAGCTCGACGTGCCGTTCTTGCTCAAGCTGTGCCACGTCAGGCCCCCTGGATCACGGTGGTGCGGTCGATGATGAGCGATCCGTTGACCTGGTTCAACTCGTCGGCCAAGGCCTGGACGCGCCGCAGCGTCTCCGCGAGGTCGTTGTTCAGCTCGCCCGCCGAGGCCCACGTGCGGACGACGTTGTCGAGGCGACAGAACTCAGCGCCAAGGGACTGTGCCATGGGGTAGCCGACGGGTAGCGTCAGCATGTCGGCGGCGAGGGCGACGTGGGAGAAGTTTTGGCTCGTCGCGTTGTAGACGAACACGTTGACGTCGGAGTCCGTGGCCGCGGTGACCTGGTTCGTCACCTTGTACGCGGGCCCATCCACGATGGCCGTAACTTGTCGAAGTGTGTAGCTGACCACGGGATCTCCGCTGATGAGGGTGAGAGGTCTTGCCTCGTGCCGCCACGGAATTGTAGTGTGCGAGTCTCGTACTTGGCCATGCCGTTTCTGGGGGTTGACCAATCACTGAACGGGACGGGCCTGTGCCTGCTCGCGTCCGATGCGCGCGTCGCGCATCTCTCGACGGTGGACCCCGGAAACCTCGTCGACGGCAAGCGCCTCGTCGCGATCAAGAACGCGCTCGTCACGCTCTGTCGAAGCGTCGAATGGCGGCTTGATTTCGCGGCGCTCGAAGGCTACAGCATGGGCTCCGTGAACCGTCCGTTCGATCTGGGAGAGGTTGGCGGGATAATCCGACTGATCCTCACGGACAACGACATCCCGTACGTCGTCGTGCCCCCCGTGCTCGTCAAGTCATTCGCCACCGGCACGCCCGGCGCACCTAAGGAAGCGATGGTCGCGGCGGCGAAGGCACTCGGCGTAACGCCGCACACGGACGACGAGGCCGACGCCTTTTTTTTGGCCCGGATCGCGCGTGCCTATCATTCCAAGGTGGACATGTCTCGGCGCGAGATGGACGTCGTCCACGCGCTGAAGAACCCGAAGCCGCGCGCGCCGCGTAAGCGGCCGCGCAAGCTGATCGCCAACGCCATCTAGAAGGAGCATTCCTCGTGCAGCTCACCGAGTCCTCGATCCGTCTTCCCGTCACCCAACCCACCACGGTGCGCAAGCGAGACGGGGCGACGCTTCAGCCGTTCGACGTGAGCAAGATCGAGACGGCGGTGCGGAAGGCCTGGCTGGAGGCCCGGGGTGAGGTCGACGAGGAGGCGCTGCAACAGGTCGTGACGTTCGTCGCCGCGACGCTGTCGACGGACACCGCCGACGTCGAGCAGATCCAGGACACGGTCGAGATCGCGCTCATGCGCGCGAAGCGATACCAGGTCGCCAAGGCGTTCATCCTCTACCGGCAGAAGCGCACCGAGGCGCGCGCCACCCGCCGCGCACCCGACCCCGCCGCCGTCTCCGGCTACATCCACGCCAGTAAGTACGCGCGCCACGTGCCGGAGCTGCAGCGTCGCGAGGTCTACGACGAGACCGTCGCGCGCGTCGAGATGATGCATCAGCGGCGGTTCGCGCACATCCCCGAGATGCGACCGCTCATCACCAAAGCCTTCGACGCCGTTCGCGAGATGCGGGTGCTGCCGTCGATGCGCTCGATGCAGTTCGGCGGCAAGGCCGTCGAGGTCAACCACAATCGCCAGTACAACTGCTCGGCGACGCTGATCGACCGCCCGCGGGCGTTCGCCGAGGCGATGTTCCTGCTGTTGTCGGGCTGCGGCGTCGGCTACTCCGTGCAGTTCGAGCACGTCGAGAAGCTCCCGCCCCTCGCCGACGTCGACCCGAAGAAGGTCATCCACCACGTCATCGAGGACACGATCGAAGGCTGGGCGAACGCGGTTGACGCGCTCATCAACGGCTTCATTGGCGGCTACCACGTCGAGTTCGCGTACCACCTGATCCGCAAGGCGGGCTCGGTGCTCAAGACGTCGGGCGGCCGTGCGCCGGGGCACCAGAAGCTCAAGCTCGCGCTCGAGCGCATCCGAGAGGTGCTCGAGGGCGCCCAGGGCCGGCAGCTCCGCCCGATCGAGTGCCACCGCATCCTGTGCCACGCCGCCGATGCGGTGCTCTCAGGCGGCATCCGCCGCAGCGCGATGATCTGTCTGTTCTCCCTCGAGGACAGCGAGCTGATGAACGTCAAGAGCGACCGCAGCTGGTACCGCCGCGAGCCGTGGCTGCAGTACGCCAACAACTCGGTCGTGCTCAAGCGCGACGAGGTGAAGGAGAAGCAGTTCAAGCGCATCTTCGGGATGACGAAGAACTACGGCGAGCCCGGTGTGCTCTTCGTCAGCGACTACAACCACGTCACCAACCCGTGCGCCGAGATCGGCCTCGACCCGGTCCTCATGCGTGTCGACGGCACCACGTCGACAGGCTGGGCGATGTGCAACCTGTGCGAGATCAACGCGTCAAAGATGAAGACCCGCGAGGACTTCGTCGAGGCGGCGTGGGCCGCGACGCTCATCGGGACGATGCAGGCCACGTACACGGACATGGCGTACCTGGGCAAGACGACCGAGGCGATCGTCCGCCGCGACGCGCTGCTCGGCATCGGCATGACGGGCATGCAGGACTCGCCGGCGATCGCGTGCGACCCCACACTGCAACGCGAGGTCGCGCAGATGATCGTCGCGTGGAACGCCACGTGGGCGAAGCTCCTCGGCATCAACCCCGCGGCACGCACGACGTGCGTGAAGCCGTCAGGCACGACGTCGCTCGAGCTGGGCAACGTCGGCTCGGGGATCCACCCACACCACGCGCGCCGCTACATCCGCCGCGTCACCGCCGACGAGCTGGAGGTCGTGTTCCAGGCGTTCAAGGCAGTCAACCCGCACATGTGCGTGCAGATGCCCAACGGGAAGTGGTCGATCGAGTTCCCGGTCGAGGCGCCCGAGGGCGCGATCCTCAAGGAGGACATGACGGCCGAGCAGTTCATGGACGTCGTGCGTTCGACCCAGCAGAACTGGGTCGTGCCGGGCATGACGCGCCCGAGCGCGGTGCCGGGCCTCTCACACAACGTCTCGAACACGATCACCGTGCGGCCGCATGAGTGGGCGCTCGTCGCCGACTACCTGTGGGACCACCGCGACAGCTTCACCGGCGTCTCGCTGCTCCCCGACTCTGGCGACACGATCTACGCGTTCGCGCCGTTCGAGGCGGTGCGTACCCCGGCGCAGGAGCGGCGCTGGAACGAGCTGATCGCCCACTACAAGCCGGTCGACTACTTCTCGGTGCTCGAGGCCGAGGACGGCACGAACCTGACCAGCGAACAGGCTTGTAGCGGCGGAGCGTGCGAGATTAACATGTAGAGGTGCCTCGAGCGCCGAGCATTCAAGCCGACGACAGATTCGGAAAGTTAGTCGCCCTCCGTGTCGTTGAGCGCAGCCGACAAGGCCATTTGAAATGGTTATGCCGCTGCGACTGCGGTCGTGAACACGCCGTATGGGCAACACATCTTCGTCGGAAAACAACGAAGTCGTGCGGTTGCGCGATGCACCCGTCTGGGCCCTCACACGCGCAGTTCAAAGGCGTTGGAGAAATCGGTGGAGACTTCTGGCTCGCCCTCCTGCGCGGCGCTAACGGCGGCAAACGCCGTCGAATCCTCGATTTCAATCTGACAAAGCGCTATCTATGGACGCTTTTTCGTCGGCAAAACCGTGTATGCGCGTACACGGGGCTCGCCCTTATCTTGCATCCGCGTAGCGAACGCACGGCCTCGGTCGATCGGATCGATTCGACCAAGGGCTACATCAAAGGCAACGTGCAATGGGTGCACAAGGACATCAACATGATGAAGGGCTCCCTTTCGCATGAACGTTTCATGGAACTGTGTTGCCTGGTGAAGGGTCAGCGCGGTAAACATGAGAGATGTCCAAGTGCGATAACTGCGCCTCCGAGTTCAACGCCGCCACCGAGGGTCTCCTGACCACCCAGGCGGGCCGCCCCGTCGCCTCGGTGTGCGGCACGTGCTGCGGCAACGTGCGCGTCGGCAAGATCGTCTTGCGCCGCGGCAACATCGGCGGCTTCTCCTACGAGCAGTGGGCGCCGATGGAGATGATGGGCGGCGGCCTCACCTCCAAGAAGGCAGGATGAGCAAGCTCGAGCACAAGCTCGGACTCACGCCCGTGTTCAAGCGCTTGGCCTTCAGCTTCCTGCAACGCGGACTCGGCGAGTACGCGATCGCGCACCCGCAGTACGACAAGGTTGTCGTGCGTCCGCTCTACGACTGGACGTCGCCGGTCGACGAGAACATCCCGAGCCAGGGCGGCGTCCTCGTCGAGTTCTTCCGCGCGGGCAGGCGCGTGCGTTGGATCGAGTTCGGCTGTCGTGTCATCGGCGGCGGCGGCGAGACGATCGTCCGCGAGGTCTGACGTCAGCGCGTCTGGTACGTGTCGACGCAGTCGATCAGCATCGACGCCGTGCCCGTATCCTGGATGCAGGAGTAGTACAGGTTCGCGGAGTCGACCTTCATGGTACCGCTGCCGACGGTCGCCGTTCCGCTGGCCTGCAACGAACCCGTCAGCAGGTCAGAGATGCGCCAGATGGCGGTGGTGTTGCTGCTGTACACGAGCCAGTACCAGTAGAACTGGTTGTCTGTGGGCGCGAACCCCGTGTCAACGGCCGTATCCGTGTTCGACGTGTTGGACACCACCACGCGCAGGTTGTTGTCGCCGTACGTTACGGGGTCCTGAATGAACCGAGCGATCTGGTGCCCGCCACTGCCGTCGTACAACCCGAACCGCATGACCGAGTTGTTCACGCGGTGAATCGCGACACGCGATCGCCATAGCGGCTTCGCGGTGGTCCATCCGCGGATGGTGGGACCCGTGCTGATGAGCGTGGCAGCGTCCGCGGCGGCGCCGCCGCCGAGGGACGCCGCGTGCGCGCAGCTTGAGCCGGATGACTGGGCAACCGAGCCAGTGCCCGACACGCTGCGCGACCACATGGCGCCGGTGACCGAACTGACGACCAACAGCTGGTAGAAGTCGTCAAAGAAACGCGACCCGACAGGCGAGAGCAGGCCCCCGCGGTCGAGTTGTTCGGTGACGCCGATCTGCGATAGGAAATCGCCCTGGAACTCCTGGGGGCCCGTGAACGTGTTGTCGCCCGAGAACGTGTTCGCACCCGAGAAGACGTTGGCGTTGGAGAAGGTGTTGACGCCGGAGAACGTGTTCGTGCCGTTGTCCGTGTTGTTGCGCCCGAGCTTCCACCAGTTGACCGCGAGGTTGTCGATCTGCGCCTTGACCGTGCCGGCGGCGAGATCCGTCCCGACCACCACGCCTTGGATTTTCGCGGAGCCCGCCGCGCCCGCCAGGTCAGAGACGATCTTGTCGAGCTGTGCCTCGACGGTCGTCGCAGGGTTCGTCGTGCCATCCGCCCAGGTGCCGCCGCCCGCGTAGGCGATGTTGCTGGCGACGGTGCCGAACAACGGTGCGGCCGTCGCGCCCGCGGGGATCTCGACCCCGGTACCGAACACGAGGTTGCCGTTGACGACCTTGCAGACCGGCAGCGCGTTGTACAGCCGCTCCGGGTGCACGCGGCTGTTGAAGAACGACGCGGCGGGGATGGTCGTGTTCGAGTTCTCGGGGATCGACTGTCGGCGCCCACCGTTCGACCCGGTGTCGAAGAGATCGGCGTAGGCGACGCAGAGCGTGTCACCCTCGGCGAGCACCTCGGTCGGGGCACCCGAGAAGAAGCTCGCGAGGTTGGCCGGCGTGATCGTGTGCCCTTCGCCGTCGTAGTTGCCCGACACGAACTGGCGGGCCTGTGTCGTCAGGATGAGGTCGCCGGAGAGCGCGCCGCCCTCGAGCGCGGCGGTCACGAGCTGCGTGTTGTCCGGCGCCGGCGGCGTGAGCCCGTTGAGCGACGCGATCACCGTGCCGAGCGTGGTCGCCCCGGTCGCGACGATCTTGATCGTGCGGCGCAGCGCCCCCGTGTCCTCCGTGTCGAGGGTGCACGAGTACACCGAGCCCGCCGTCACCGTGACGTTGATCTGGTCGCCAGCGGCGTAGCTGCGCCGCTGGCTGGTCACCAGGATCGAGTCCATGTTGTCGCTGGCGCGCTTGAGATGCAGGACGCCGTACGCCGAGGCGACCGGGGGCACGGGCGACGTCTGCGCGAAGCCCGGCGTCAGCATCGGCAAGATCCACAGCACGTCCGAGATCACCGGGATGCCGCTGGCCGCCACCGTCGTGCTGCCGGGCCACGTCACCTTGCCCGGGCCCGTGATCAGGAGCACGCGGTCGGCGTTCTCGAGGAACAGGCTGTCGGTCATGCGCCCGCGAATCACCTCGGAGCGCTTGCGCATGTTCTCCGTCGGGCGAGTGAGCACCGTCGCGTTGACGCCCTCGCCGTCTGCGACGGGCTGGATCGAGGCCGCGTTGTTCTCGTTGCTGTCGTTGGCGTTGCCGCCGAAGTCGACGAAGGGTGTGACGATGCCAGAGGACATGTGGGGTTCCTCGCTTTACGGGGTCGCGGTGAAGGCGATGGTCCAGGAGTAGTCGACGGAGATCGCGTTGGTCTTGGGCACGTCTGGGTGGACTTGCCGTGCGATCATCCGCGTCACGCCTGGCGTGGTGCCAGGGGTGTCACTGGTCGACGGCGTGGCGCCGGCGGTGAACAGGCCCGCCTCGCGTAGCGTCGAGCCGTTCGCGTCCGTGGTCGCAAGCGTCGCCGTGAACGTGATCTCGCCGGGCCCGCCGGTCACCTTGTTGACGTCGGCGAGCTGCTTGCCGATGAGGTAGGCGCCGAGGTTCGTGTCGGACCGCGCAGCGGCCGTGTTCGACGTGCCCATGCGCATCGAGTACACCAGGTCACGCGCCGGGACGGGATCCGTGGCGCGCTGCGCGAGCAGCTCCACCAGGATGTCTGCGGCCAGGAAGGTGATCTTGTTGCGGATCTCGAAGTGCCGCAGAACGAGCCCGCTCTTGGCGTCGCGCACCCAGAGGGCGATCGTTCCCATCATCGGGATCCCGTCTCGAGCGGGCTGGTTGATGCGCACGTTGTTCATATTGTAGGGAGTCCTGGTTTTGCTGGCTGTCAATGCGGGTTTACGATGAGCGCCCGCTCCACCATGCCCATGTCGCGCGGCGCGGTCGCGGGTTCGACGGTACCATCCCAGCCCTTCGCCGTCGGGTCAAAGGCGGCGGTGACGTAGGAAGGATCGACGTTGCTGACCGTGAGGAGCATGTCCCCGGCGCCTGCCGGCGCGTCGACGACGTTGCCGATGTTGAGCTGGCGGTACGTCACGTCGACCGTGGTCGCGTCCCAGGCCGTCAGACGCGTGACCTGGCGGTTGGCGTAGTCGACGCTGTAGTCGACGTTCTCGACCAGTCGCTTGCCGCCGATCGTGCTGTCCAGGTAGACGAGCACGAGGCGGCCGTACCGCGGCGCCACCGGCGCGTTCGCGAGGGTCACGGGCGTCGCGAGCGCGGGGAATGCCGTCGACACGGTGAACAACTCGTACGTGAAGTAGTCGCCGAGGTTCCAGACGCCGGCGCCGAGGACCGGGTCGTCATCGGTGAAGACCACTTTGTCCGGTCCGAACGCATCGGACCCGACATGCCAGCCGAACAACAACGTGCTCTCATCGACTTGGATCTCGTCGCGAAACGCCGTGCTCGGCGTGGTGAACACGTAGGTGTGCGAAGGCTTGGCCGAGAGGACCAGTTCGTTGAGGTCGGTCAGGCTCTGTGCGAACGACGATCCGAGCGCGGTCGAGATCGCCGTGGCGCTGAACTTCACCGAGAACGTGTGGGCCTTCAGGAAACGGTCCATCACGACGAAGGCCATGCGATGGCGGTACACCGGATGCCCCGGCGCGAAGAGGGTTGGGTCGCCGTCGTCGGATGCGCCGACATAGAGACCGGGGTCGCCGATCTCGGGCTCGTCGGACGCGCCGATGACGTGCTCGACGAAGGCCTGGCTGGCCGTGCGCCGCGAGATGCTGGGAGGCGTTCCCGAGAACAACTCCGTCGGGATGATCTCGCCGTACCACCATTGCGGGGTCTGGACGTAGTCGGTCACCATGACCGCGACCGTGAGCGGCTCGAATGACATCAGCTCCAGGCCCGCGACGAGGTCAGCCCGAAACGGCGTGCCCTTGGGGAACTCGTACGTGGCCGTCTGGCCCGTCGACGGGCGTGTGGTGAGCACGCGGTCGACGAGCGGGTCGGTCGTGTCAGTCGACTGGTAGATCTCGCCGTCGTCGCGTACGACCGGCAGGTTCAACACGACGTTGAGCGCGCTCTCGATGCGCTGGAGCACGGGTCCGAGGACGTAGAGCTGGAAGATGCCCTCGAGGAACGCCCGGTAGGGTTCCGAGCTGTCTCCCTGTCGCCCGATGAGCGCGCCGAAGTTGTTCGACAACGTCCGGCGATCGACGCGCGCATCAGGGGCCCATGCGGTCATCTGCACGACGCGTGTCGTGGTCGTGCTCGTCGAGATGACGCCCGTCGTGGCCAGACGCGGTGACATGCCGACACTGGGAACGACCTCCTTGCGCCAGGTGTAGTCGACCGCGAACGTGCCAGCGCCGCCGCCGGACATCCCCTGCCACGTCGTGAGCGCGAGGATCTTGCCGTGCTCGTAGTTGATGATGTAGTCGACGTCCTCGACGACGTCATTGCCGCCCGGCGCCTTAGCGAACACGCGCACGGACCCGACGTCGATGCGGGTGTGTGCGAGCGTCGCGACGAACGCCGCGGTCGTGAAGTTTTCCGCGACCACCGTCGGCGCCGGCGGCACGCGCAGGATGACGTACTTGACGCCGGTGATCGGCGGCGCGGTGGGTGTCGTCGGGAACGGCGTCGCCGCATCGACGAAGAGCGCCGTGGCACGCACGACACGCAAGACGTAGTCAGCGCGCTTGCGCTGGGTGCCGTCGGTGCCGACGTCGAGGACACGGAGCGTGTCACCCTTCTTCACGTTGGCCGCGAGCCACGTCGTCACCGCGGTCGTCGTGGGGTCCGTGAACGTGCCACCGACGGCCACATCAACCTGGCGGCGCGCGAAGCCGGCGATCGGCAAGCCCGCACCAGTGTCCGTCGGGTCCGCGTGGAACTTCACAACGCGGTCGACGATCTCGTAGTCGAGGTTGGGCTCGAGCGACACGGTCGGCTCGAACACTCGGTTGTCGAGCGACGCGAACGACACGACGTCATCAGGCAGCGTGAACGCCCAGCGGTTGTCGGCGGCGGTCGCGCCCTCCTCGAAGGCAGTCTCGTCTTCGCGGATCGCGATCAGCTTGTAGTACTCGCGGTCGAGCGCGACGGCGTCCTTGAGCGACACGCCGAGCACCGCGGACATGTAGTCGAGGTACGCCTGGCCGATCTGGACCGCGGTGCCCTTGTAGAGGGCCTCGAGCTGGTCGGCGTCCGCAAAGAAACGCTGCCAAAAATCCGAAAGGCCAGCCAGGAAATTGTATCCGTATCCAATGGCGGGCATGTTTACCTCGTAAACCTATAAACGCGTTCAATCCAACCGAGAAATTCATGGCGGGTCAAGTCCCGTTTGGCCCTATTACACAGGGCGCAACAAGAAACCACGTTTCCGGCGACGTAGCCCTTGGTGTTATCGACGCGGTCGATCCCGTTGTACTTGAACGGCTCCGCGTGCTTGAAGCGTAGATGACACACGTTGGTGGGCTCAGTTCCGCAGTACACACAGTTACCCTGCAAAAGGGTAGCGGTGGCCTCTGTCGTCAACACCCACTTCAGGCCACGTGCTTTGGCTTCGCGTTTGTACGTCGCGAGAACCGTGTTGAAGGAACTGGTCGACGGGTCTGTGTATCGTCGACCTTGCCAGCTTCCGCAACTTCGAGTTTTGCCACTGCGTAGATGGACGCCGATGACGGTGACACGCCGCTTGCAGCGAGAACTTCCGCAGCGGCAACGGCAAACCCAACGAAGACCGCCGCCAAGCGTACGTGTGGCATGGGGCTTCTCGACGAGCAGGTGCCCGTATACCTTTCCCCGTTCGTCTCGTGCTCGTTTGTCGAGCATCAGGCCTGCTCTGCCGTGATGGTCGAGGCGTTGGCAACGTAGCGCAGCGTCCGATCGCTCACGCCGAAGTCGAGAAGCACGAGAGCCGGACCAGCGGTCTGCTTGGCCGGGTCGACGGACACGACATCGGTGGTCACGTAGCTGAGCACGTCGCCCGTCGGCGCACGTAGGTCGTAGCGGATCGTCAGGATCGGCGCGCCGACCGTCGGCGGCACGATGTTCGCGATGTCCGGGTACGTGTTCTTGACGAGCTGGATGACCGTCGAGACGTCGATCGACGCGGCGGTGGCCACGAACGCGTTGACGTAGTCGATGATCGTCTGGGCGACCTTGGCCGGGTCGGGCAGGGTCGTCGCGGTCGCCTTGACCGTGTACTTGAGGTCCATCGACACGACCACCGGGTGGTGGCCGCGAGGCAGCTGGAACGCGGCAGCGATGCGCTCGCGCGCGCCGCGCACGAACGAATCGATGGCGTCGAACGCGTCGAGGGTCCGGTAGCGCACGCGCAGGTTGTAACCATCGAACCGCGCGGGCAACGTGTCGGTGCCGACGACGATCTCCATCCATTGCAGCGCGCTCTGGGCGTAGCGCGGGTTGTGCGTGATGACCTGGAACTGCAGACCCTGGTCCGGGGTCTGCGCCTGTGACGGCGTCGCGTTCACCTCGTTGGGGAAGTGGACGAAGCCGTCGAGCGTGCTCTTGAACGCGGCTTCGCCACCAGCCGGGTTGATGATCGCGACGTCGAGGATGTCCATCACCGGGCCGCCAGGCAGGGTGATGCGCCCGGAGGCGGCCGCGCGGCGCGACGTGATGCCGGTCGTGAGCGGCAGGCCGCCCGACGACAGGACGTCGTTGTACGACGGCGCGATGCGGCCAATCGTGTAGCTGACGGTGGTCGGTGGGCTGGCCTCGTCGGTCGCGACCGGGAACGGTGCGCGCTCGTTGACGACGATCGTGTGCAGGTCGAGGATCTCTTCGACCAGGAACTCGGCGGGCACCGACGCGAGCCCGGCCGTCACGCGGATGATGTCGCCGGTCTGGACGCCGGCCGCGACGAAGTCCGCTGACGGGTCGCGGAACATCACGGCGACGCCGTCGGGCCGCGCGTACAGGTCACCGACCGAACCCGTGAACGATGTCTCGACGAGCCCCGTGCGCAGGTAGATGTCGACGGCACCGCCGACATGGAACTTCAGCGTCGGCGCGATCGCGGGGACGGTGTCGCGCTGCATCTCCGGCTCCCCCATGCCGATGACCAGGATGGCCTCGATGCCGTCGAAGTTGTCCTCCAGCGTCGCCTCGATCGAGCGGTCGTTGACCAGGTTGCGGACCGACACCGCGGTCGGCGCGCGCGCCAGCACCTCTTCGACCGTCTCCGGGCCCTTGCCGCCGGAGAACTGCGACGTCGTCTCGACGCGCGTGACGTAGGGATTGAAGCGATCGAACGCCGTGAACAAGCCGGGCTCGATGTTGTAGGCTTCGCCCGTCGCGACCGCGACGAGCGGGATGCGGAATTCGTAGTCGAGCACCGCCCCGTCGGAGTCGACGATCGGGACCAGCTCTTCTTTCGCGATGAAGAGCGTGTCGGTCGCGTCCACGACGAAGATCACGCCCTGCGTGAACGTGAAGCGCACGCTGGGCGCGATGAAGACGTCGACCTGCTGCGTGGCGTGCCCGATCGCGAAGCCGCGCGCCTTGCCGCCGCCCTTGAGCGTCACGAACAAGTTGGACAGGATGCCCGACACCGCGTCACGGAGCGCGTCCGTGTCATCCGTACCGACGGCGGCCTGGACGGTGACGAGCGACTGCATCTGGCGGATCTGCGCGGCGTCCGCGCGCAGGAACGCCACCACGGCCGCGATCGCCTGCACCGCGAGGTCGCGGAGCGCCGTGCCCTTCGAGAAGTCGCCCTCGGTGACCTCGTCGGTGAGGAACTGCTGGAGGAAGTCCGCAGCGGTCGCGACATCGGACGCGTCGATCGTGATGGTGCTCATGAGCGAACCTCGAGAGTGGGCAGGACGATCTGCAGCTGCTGGTTGGCGACATTGGTGATGAGGACCTGCGCCGAGAAGCCCGGCGCGTCCGGGATCTCGATGTAGTTCGTCACCGCCGCCGCAGCCAGACGCTCGTCGTCGGGCACCGATGCCTGTCCTGCCTGCGCTGCCTGGATGGCCGCCACAGTCGCATCGACCGCCATGTCGAGGATCTCGCGCGCATCGTCGAGCACGACGTTGGAGCCGATGAGTGTGGTGAGGTTCGTCCCGTAGGAGAGGTCGGTGTAGTCGGTTCCGACGGGCGTGAGCAGGTACTTCGCGAAGATGTTGACCAGCTTCTGGATGCCCCGCACGCCGAGCGACCGCTTCTGCCCGAACGAGTAGAACGCCATGCCCGTGTACTTCGTCGCGGGCACGATCTGGATGTTGATGTCGTAGGCGGGCATCAGACGACCTTTCCATCAGACCAGACGCCCGTGGTGAAGTCGAACGTCATCGGGGTGGCGACGACGGGCGCCGCGGCGCCGAACGATGCCGATGACGCGTAGAGCGCGGACTGCTGGACGTTGACGATCTGGCGCGTGCGATCCGCATATTGCGCCTGGCCTTGTTTGATCGCCGCAAGGTCCTGGTTCGCGAACGCCGTCGAGCGGTCCATGGTGTTGATGACGTTGGCCGCTTGGCTGGCTGCGATCTGGGTGCCGTTCGGCGCGACGAGCGGCAGGATGACACCGAACGCGCCGGCGGTGTTCGTCGAGTCGGCCTTGCCGGGGCGGTAGTTCGGGACGAGTCCCGTGGGGTTGACGAGAGTGCGCGCCTTCGCGAGCGCGTACGCGACCTGGAAGTGCAGGTGGGGCCCGATGCCGGCGACGCCGGAGTTGCCGACAGCGCCGATCGGGTCGCCCTCGTGAACCTTCTGGCCCTCCCGGACCGACACCGAGGACATGTGGAAGTACTCAGTGCTGTAGCCCTGGAAGTCACCAGTATGCTTGATCGTGACGAACACGCCGCCAAAACCAACCTCGCTCTGGACGGCCACCGTGTTGCCGTTGCCGTCGAGGATCGTGCCGTTCGGTCCCTGCTTGGCGCCTGGGACGCTCACGCCGTGTGCCTTGGACTGGTAGCCGACGAAGGTCACCGTGCCGTCGCCGCACGCGTAGAGCGTCTCGCCCTTGGGCGCGAAGAAGTCGAGACCGGCGTGGCGCGAGTTCGTGTTGATGTGCGGGTCGTACGAGAAGTTGCGCGGCGCACCCCAGCCGTCTCCGATCAGGCGCTCGCGGCTGGGCCCGCGCGCGTACTTGCCGGTCTGGGCGAGCGGTGAACCGAACAGGCGCTTGAGCGGGGTCGGCGCCGAGTCGTAGAAGCGTCGACCCTGGTCGTACTGCAGTGGCGGTGGCTGGGCGTTGACGTCAGACGTCGCGATGCGTGCCTGCGCGCCGGAGATGCGCGCGAGACGCGTCGCGACGTCATCGATCGACGTGTCCTTGGGACGGGTGGGGTCGGTGTCGCCCTGCTGCGCCATCAGCGCTTCCCTTCGTGGATCGCGGCGACGTGATCGATGAGCTGCTTCTTGGCGTAGCTGTACTGGCCCTGGGTCAAGCCGAGCTTCTTCTGGATCTCCTGGTTGGAGAGCTGCTCCGCGCCGCCGTAGCCGGTCAGGTGCTCGAAGATCGCCTTGTGGGTCGGAGCCAGATCATGGTGGATGAAGTCGACGAGGTGGTCCTGCTTGTCCTCGTCCCACAACCCGGCGTCGCTCGACTCGAACAGCCCGCCACTCTCGAGCATCTCGCGACGCGAGATCGCCTTCCGGTACTCCTCGACGCGCTTGATCGGCCAGCCCAGGTTGTCGGCCAGCTCGTCCGTCGTCGGCGCGCGGCCATGGGCGTCGGCCAGCTGCGTGTGCGCCGTGTTGTACGCGTGGTAGAGCAGCATCTTGTTCTCCGGCAGCCGTGCCACGTTCTGGTTCGCGTACGACAGCCGCGACATGCGTTGTAGCTGGTTGGTGATGTGCGTGCCGAGCGCCGCGCCCTTGTTCGGGTCGTAGCTGTGGAACGCCTGCATCGCGAGACGCTTGCCCTCCGTCTCAAGGAGCGGGCGCGCGAGCGTGCCTGCCCACTTGTTCGCCTCCTTGTGGATGAGCGGCGCGACCTGTGCGAGCAGCGCCGTGGCGTTCGCGTCGGTTGGGCTCTTCTTCCACGTGTGCCACGCGGCGAGATCCGCTTCCTGGCGCCCGGTCGCGGCGAGCTTGACAACTGCGCTAAGCGCGTTCATGCGGACAGCTCCCATAGAATCCCCGCGCACAGTTGCAATTGAAGCACAGGACACGAAACCCGGGCGGGAAGTTGTTCTTCTTCAGCCATCCATACACGCCTGTACCAGCACGTCGCTCGCCGCCATGAATCTGGCGACGATGTTCAGCTCCGTCATTGTTGATGTGGTCAACGGTCAAGAACTCGATTTCGGTAACACCACAGCATGCACAGACGGAGCCTCCGTAGGCCGCAAACACCGTCTCCTTCAGTTTGCGATGTGCCCGGCGACTATTTGCTTGGTTGATCACCGTGTGCGTCTGGCACATGCCCTGCCCAGACAACGCGGGGGCACCGCACTCACGACAGAGCTTGAGCGCCTTACGCCTCGCGCGCTTTCGTTGGGTTGACGGGTGCGTCATACGCGGGGGGCCTTCACGGCGAGGACGTTGCGTTTGTAGGCAATCAACGCCTCGTCCCAATTCGCCCTGGTTTGAGGAAAGTTGGCTGCGTTGAGCCCCAGGACGGCGGTCGTGTTCACGCCGGTCGCGCCCGCCGGCGGTGCGAAGTTCTCCGGCGCCGGCGTGAGGGTGCGAATCCGGTCGTAGTAGCGAACACCCACGCTCTGGGGGTGGCCGAAGGCAGGGATCACGCCCTGGCCTGCCGAGTTGTGGAAGATGATGTACTCGTCGAGCGTGCAGATCGGGCGCCAGTTGTAGCGCATCGCGGCATCACGGCTCTCGAACAACGCTTGCGCGGACGGCAGAGGTACCAACTCGCGCTGCGCGTCGAGGTTGTGAAGCACACGCGGCGCGCCCGTCGTGTTCTCGGTCGATTGCAGAACCGAGAGTGACGCGTTGATCCGGGTGTTGAGTGACGCGACCTGGGCCTGCAAGAGGCCGAGCTGAATCTGCTGCTGGGTGATGTCGTCGAGCGCCTGCTGACGCGTCGCGGCATCGTTCGTCGAGAACAGGGTCTCAGAAAACGTCGTCGTACCCGAAGGCACGGGGATGCGTGCCACGACCTGTTGGTTGGTCTTGATCTTCGCCTGGAGGTCGAGGACCGCGGCCTGTGCTTGATCGCGCACCGGGATCAGCGTCGCGAGGACGCTCCGTGCGCTGACGTTCGCGTCCTCCGTCGCCTCATCGGGACCGTCGACGAAGATGGGTTCAGGGGATCCGCCCGGCTCGATAGGCGCGTAGCCGACGACCTTGCGGAAGTCGAACGCGGCGTCCTTGCCGAACAACTTCTGCGCGCCGTAGAACATGCGCTGGTAGTAGGTCTCGGCCTGCGTGAACGACTGCACGACCTTGCTGACGTCGCGGATCGGCTCCTGCGGCGCGGAGCCGCGCGCAGTCGCGTCGTTCGCGGCGAACTCCGTCGCCATCAGGTCGAACATCTCCTGGAACTGGCGGCCGTAGAGGAACGACAAGGTCGTGCCGCGCTGGCCCTCGTTCGACATCATCTGCTGGACGGTCGTCACGTAGCAGAACAGGTCGACACGCGACGCGCGGTTGTCGAAGATCGCCGCGGGGAAGCCCGGCACGACGTACGGGTTCCACGCGATCACGGCCGAGCCCGTGCGCTTGGCGTAGCGCTCGCGGAAGTACTCGTACTTCGCGTAGAGCTGGTACACGGTCTCGTGCGCGGCGACGGCGGCGTCGTACGTCGACGGCGGAACGGCGGTCGGCGTGGACGCGGGCGTCGCGGGCGTGTCCTTGGATGTCGCGACCTGCGGCGAGGTCGGCGCTGCGCTCGCCGCGGGCGACGAGATCGGCGCCTTGTCGCGCTGAGTGACCATCGTGCCGCTCGCGCCGGCGACGACACCGCCGACGGCGGTCGCGTTGTTGAGCACCTTGAGGCCGAAGCCGCCGAGGTGTCCCGAGATCGCCTTGTACATCTCCTCCCACGACACCGGCGGGTGTCCGAGAATCGCCGTGGCTTGCGGGATGAATGCGGGGAAGTTCTCGCCGCCGAACACGGCCGCCGGAGCATTGTGGTAGAGCTTCGTGAGCCGCCACAGGTCGCCGTCGGTCCACGAGATCCCGAACTGCGCCGCGGCCTTGTCCGCGTTCCGGCGGTACGCCTGGATCAGGCGGATGCCCTGCTGGTACGAGAAGTCGGCGTCGATCGACAAGCGCGCTGCGCCTGGTGGGTCATTCTGGTCCTTGCCCGTGTCGGCGATCGTCAGGCCGAGGACGCGTCCCGCTTCGACTTGCGCGAGCGTGGCGGCCTTCCCGCCGTCCGTGTGCGGACCCATGATCTGGAAGTAACCGCGCTCGTTGAGCTTGGTCACCTCGTCGAGCTTTCCTTGGGACTCGGTCGACACCCACGCGAGCTGCAGGTCGACCGGAATGCCCGTCGTCGCCGCGTACTTGTTGGCACGGCCGCGAAGCGCCTCGACGGCCTGCGTGTACACACGCTGGCCGCCGGCGCCGACGACGCCGACGTCGTTCGTGGTCACCATGGCGCCTGCCGTGGACGGGGCAGGCGTCGGGGCGGGCACGTACACAGACTGCGCTGGCGCTGGCGGCGTCGGCACGCCGCCGTCGGCGGTCTGCGCGTTGGGCGCGGCCTTGTTCTCCTGCTGCTTGAGGAAGAACAGCCACGGCGGTGCCTCGCTGCGGAACATCACCGGGCCCTTGAAGAACTCCTCGGGGTAGAGGAGGAAGTTCTTCGAGTTGAGGCCGGGGAACTTCTCGCGTGCGTGCGTCGCGGCGTCGACCTCGGCGGGGTAGCCGGTGGCGAGCGCGTTGTTGATCGCCGACGTCAAGCCCGACTTCTGGAGCTTGAGGATGTTCACCGTCGTCTCGTCGTTGTAGTAGAGCCGTGTCGGCTGCGTCGCGTAGTTCTCGTCGTACGCGAGCGACTTCAGCTGTGACGGGAACACGACGTTGCACGAGGGCGGCACGCCGAACAGCGACTGCGGCTTGACGAAGTAGCTCGGGATGCGCTTGGGCTTCGCCTTGCGGCTCTCGGACGAGATCGACGAGATCTGCACGCCGAACACGTCGACGAGCTTGTGCTCGGCGAAGTTCGTCTCCTGCACGAGCCCGGACGCGAGGTCGACGGTGACGAGCGGCATGCTGGGGATCATCGCGATCTCCATCAGCATGGTCACGTAGACCATCTGCAACGTGTCCCAGATCGTGCCAGCGTTCTGGATCTGGGGGATGAGGTTCTTCGTGATCACGTCCACCGCCGATACGTTTTGGAGCGCTCTTAGTACCGGAAAGATGTTGGCGTTATCAACCACCTCGTCGAAAAACGGGGTCGCCGCGAAGCGGTTGTGGAAGTTCGTCAGGCGTGCCCAACGCGCGAAGAAGTTCGCCGCGGGCACGGTCTGCTGTCCGGCCGGGACGCGCGAGCTGATCATGCCGCGCACGGCGTTGTAGAGGAACTCGAACGGGCGCGTGATCTGGGTCGGTGCCTCGCCCGCGCCAGGCATGAGCCCCTGCTGAAACAACGCGAACGGGTAGACGAGCTGGCTCGATGGCGTCGCGACATCGGTGATGCCTGCGCCGGGGTTCGTCGCGTGCCCGATCATGTCGTCGAGCGTCGTCATGAACTGCACGAACAGCTGCGTGAAGACGGCGATCTGGTTGACGACGGTGAACACGATCGAGCGGCCGCTCGAGGTGTTGCGGTAGCCCCACGAGGTGATCTCGCCTTCGCCGAAGAGACGGAACTGCGGCGTGACTCCGAGCGCGACGTCGCAATCGTCGAGGTAGAACACGACGACCTGCACGCGATCCTCGGCACCAAGACGCACGAGCACGGGATCGGCGACCATCTCGATCTGCATCTCGGGGATCTGCCAGACGCCGTAGCGCAGCGATGCGGACTTCGCCGGCACCTCGAGCCCGTTGATGTAGACGAGAAACGCGGCCTGGCGCGGCGCGGACGACGAGTACGCGGTCTTGGCGGCGTCGATGGTCATGGCGTGCGGAGGAAGGTGGCGAGGCAGAGCGCGGCGGCGAGCGCGCACACGCGGTAGCGTGGGTAGTTGGCGGTGGCGTAGCGTCGGACGAGGTCCATGTACGGTGCGGGCATGTTTGGCGTCTCTTCAAGCGCGTCGAGCGCAGGGCCGACGAGGAAGCGATACAGCTGCATGTCCTTGTCGATGTCGATGAAGCGCCGGCGCTCGCAGACGGTGGACGCGGGGACGCTGACGGGGAGCGGGATCATCTTGGCGAGCACCGCGCCGATCTCGGTCTCGTACGCCATCTGAAACAGCACGCGTGCAGACTTCTTCGCGCCCGCGGCCGTCGTCAGCGTGAACAGGAAACGCTGCCGAAGCTGCTCGAGCGCGTAGTCATCGAACGGCGTCTGCAGCCGCACCTCGAACGCCGTGGATGTTCCATTCCAGCAAGTCATGGCGCGACCGGGGGCGTCAGGGGCGTGGAGTCGACCGTGCCGCGGATGTTACTGGACACGGTTGGCTGGCGCAGCTTGTTGACGCCGAGCGTGACGAGCTGCTGCATCGGGTTGAAGTAGCTGTTCACGACGTCGGTCACAGGGTCCGCGCCGGCGGTAGACACGCTTGCAGGCACCGGTGGCGTGATCGCCGCGGTCCGTACGCGGGTGTCGGTCACCGTGCCGACAGGTCCGAGCGCGGCGATCGCGGCGTCGGCGGCGATCTTCACGTAGTCCGCGGGCGACGTCTTGTTGAACTGCGGGTTGTTGAGGACGACGTACTCCTTCACCAGGAACGTGAAGGAGAACGGCACGGCCATCTCGTTGTCGGCGACGAGCTGCTGCTGCGATGCCAACATTACGCCCGACACCACCACCGAGTCGTAGCGGAGGCGTGCGAGCGCGCCGCGCCGCGCGAGTTGCGTGCCGCGGAGCATGAGCTGGTACGCGCGCGCGAAGCCCGAACGCTGGTCGTCCTGCATCGAGTTGAGCAGCATGCCGCTGTACTGGAACTGCGGCGGGTTCTGTCCGAAGAAGAAGGCGACGTAGTCGTCGGACATCACCTTGTCGATCTGGACGATCTCCTGGAACGGCTCGGAGGCCTGCGTCAGGAAGAAGTCGATGAAGCCCGAGCCGCCCTGCGAGTTGCCGCCGAGCAGCACCTTGGCGAGCGCCTGCGTCGATTGGTCGCCAGGCAGGCTCGCGAGGTAGGCCGAGCGCACCGCGTCACTGGCGTCGGCGAGCGAGACGTAGATGCGCGCGAGCGAGTCACGAAACTCGGCGTCGCGCGCGCCGCGGTTCTTGGCGTACTTCGGCGTCGCGAGCGGATTGAGCGCGAAGACGCCTTGCTGGCGCGGGTTGTACTGGCTCGCGCCGGCGTTGCGATCGACGAACTGCCCGTACGGTCCAGCCATCACGAACCTCCAAGCAGGGATTGCAGGATGGGATGCGCGCGGTCAAGCATCGTACCCTCGCCCGCCCCCTTGAGGTCGGTGACCGCGCCGACGAACTGCTTGACGGCATCGGCGAACAGCGACGTGGCCGTGGCGTCGAGCTGTGACGTCGCCGCCTTGGTCGCGTCCGAGCTGGCATCGCCCGTCGCGATCTGGTCGCGCAGCGCCTCGATGTCGGAGATCTGCTTGTCGATCGAGTCGATCGACCCGCCCTCGCCGCCGCCGGAGCGGACTTGCGTGGTCGACGGGCTGCCACGCTCGACGGCCTCCGAGATCGCCGCCGCGTCGCCCTTGTCGCGCCCGCGCCGAAGCAGCGCGGCCAGCTTCGGATCCTTCTTCTCGAGGCGGTCGAGGTCCTCGTCGGACAGCATGCCGACGGCTTCCTCGAGGGACCGTGCCGCGCCGGCACCCTTGTGGATGTCGTCGAGCTTCTCGAGGAACTGGTTCTGGGCGGCGAGCGCCATCTTCTCACCGAACGCCGCCTTGGCGACGTCGACGGTCTTGGCCATCCCCGCGGCGCCGCCGGTGCCTCGCAGCATCAGCTCGAAGGCGTCCTTGGTCTTGGTGTCCATCGACTTCGCGAGCGTGATGGCCTCCTTGCGGGCCGCCGCGAACTTCTCGGGACCCATCGTCTTCTCGAGGTCGGCCAGCACGCGCGCGCCGCCCTGGCGCTCCTCCTCGTTGCCCGTCGACTGTGCCGCGATGGCCGTGGCGAGCGCGATGGTCGAGCTGTCGTGGTGCGCGACGACCGACTTCATCTTGCTGAGCGTCTCGTCGGAGACGTCATCGATGCCCGCCATCTTGAGCTTGTCCTCGATGTCCTTCTCGGCGGCTTCGCGCGACCGCGTGAGACTGACGCCGCCGGCCTCGGTCATCGTGTCCTTGGCCTTCTCCCAAGGCTCGATCAGCGACTTGTCGCCGCTGGCGTACACGTCCTGCGAGACATGCTCCATGATCCGCGCCTTGTTCTGGTTCCACGACTTGTCCGCCTCGGCCTGAGACATGCCCTTGGCCGTCGCCGCCGAGATGTACGCGGCCTTCAGGTCCTCGCCTGAGATCGCGGTCGCCGACGTGATGTAGCCTGCCTTGAGGTCCTTGAGCCGCGAGACCACGTTGCGGGTGGTCTCGTTGAGCACGGCGATGCCGTTGACGTTCTTGCCGCGCCCTGCCGCCGTGCCGATGTTCCGCATCAGCGCGGCGCTCTTGTCGACGTCGATGGCCTGGACGTCCGCCGCGCGCGCCGCGTCGGTCACGCTCTGCACGCGCTGGAGCGCGTCGCCCGCGTCACCGAACGAGGCGAATGGGTGCCAGCCGAACGCCGAGCCGCGGGAACGACTCGCGATCGCCACGAGCCGATTCTCGTCACTCTCGGACGACAGCCCCAAGAAGCTGCCCAGGCGGTTGACCTGACGCCCCGCCGAGTGCATGAGCGAACTCCCAAGATCGCCGGAGGTGCCATCCAGGAAGCTGCGACCGGCGCGGCGGTACGCCCGCTGGAAGTCGCGGCTACGCAGCGCCGCCCGCATCATCTTGCGTTCGTCGTCGTCGTGGGCGATGTCCATGTCGTCGTAGCGGTTGATGCGCTCGCCCCGCGACGCGGCCTCGTCATCTTCGCGCGTGCGCTCGAAGTGCTCCGAGATGCGTCGGAACGGCGAAGCCACCGCGTCACCAACGTCACCGAGGAAGCCACTGACCCCGCGGCGCATGCGCGTCGTGATGCCGGGCGTGTAGTATTCGGCGCGGCGGGCCTTCTCCTGATCGGCGGCGTCGCGCCGCTGCACGCGGAGTTGCTGCACCTGCGCGTCCCAGAACGCACGGCTCTGGCCTTGCAGCTCGAGGGCCCGCGCCTGCTCGGCGCTCATCCCGGTGATCGACTGGATCGCCGTGCCCATCGACATGCCCGGCACCTGCTTCATGAAGGCCTGTGCCTGCCGGAACATGTTCATGTTCATCTCGAGCGGCGTCAGCTTCTGGGCGATCTGGTCCTTGAACTCCTGCTTGCGGGTGTTCCACTCGAAGATGCCCTGCGAGCCCATCGCACGAAGGGCCTCCGCCGAGCGCTTGGTGACTTCGTCGAACGACATCGTCTGGGCTCGGCGGTACGCGTCCATGTCGACGGTCATCCGGCCCTTCGCATCGCGGCCCATCGACGCGAGCAGGTAGCGCTCGTCCTGCATCGCCGCGAGCTGACCCATCGCGCTGATCTGTCCAAGGCCCTGGCGACCGCCGGCGCGCGCGAGCTGCAGATCGTTGAGCGCGCCGGACGACGCCGCGAGGTTCGCGAGTCCCGCGCCCGCCATGCCCGCGTTGAAGCCCGTCGAACCGCCGAGCCCGAACTGCCCTGCCATGTCGACGCCGGCCATGCCCATCGCAGTCATCGCCGCCTGCGACGTGCCGGCCATGCGCGCGAACGTCACGCGGTTTGCGACCGCGCCCGCCTGTGCGGCCAGCCCCTGGAAGCCGAGGTTGCGCATCTGGCCGAGGGACGCGATCGCATCACGTACGTCAGGGTCGCCGGTGATGCGCATCAACGTCTTCACCGTCTTCGAGATCTCCTTGACCTTCTGGACAACAAGGTCCGGCGAATTCGCGCCCGTCAGCAAACCCTGGCTCGCCGACATCTGCATGATGCGCATCGTGTCCTGGGTGTTGAACCCCGTGCGCTCGAAGTCATGATCGCGCTGCAGGTGGCGGATGCCTGTGGCGATGTCGCGTCCCGCCTGTGGCGAGAAGCCTTGGCCCGTCGCCATGTTGAGGTTCGCGCCGCTCATCATGAACGGCGCGCTCATCGCTTGGATCTGACGACCGCGTGAGAAGTCCTGCACGGTCGGATTGAAGATCATGTTCGAGATGCCGTGGCCGATCTTGCTGCCGAGCCACGAGCCACCCAACGTGCCGAGCGGACCGAGCAACGAACCGAGCGCGCCGCCCAACATGCTGCCGCCGACGCCCATCACGCCTTCGCCGATGCCCGCCACGGCTCCCATCATCTGGGAATTGGCGGCATGCATGATCTGCTGGCTGCGCATCGCCGGCATGGTGAAGTGCGACGCGGGAAGCTGCGGTGCGAACGGGTTGAAGATCGACGGCAGGCGCGGCGTGGCCGAAGGCATCGCGCCGCCGAAACCTGGCCCACCGCCACCGAAGCCGCCCATCGCACCCGCGAAGGGGCTCATGCCGCCCATCACGCTGATCGCGGGCATTGGCGCGCTCGGCGGAGGCTGGTAGCGCGTCATCTGTGCAGCCTGCAACGTCTGCTGCACCATGTTCGTGTGGGCTGCCATCGCCGCCATCGCCGCCTGTGACGGGTGTGGAACCGGCGGCGGTGGCGGTGGCGCCTGGAACTGCGCGCCGGCCATCTGCTGGCTGGTTTGCATCGGCAGCAACCCAAGGTTGAACTGCATGGCCGAGAACCCGGCCATCATCTGGCGGATCGTCTCGTTGGATTGCTGATCAGCCATACCGGGGGTTATTGTAGTGGATTCCGCGAGTTACTTGTTCTGCTTGGGCTTTTGGCCCGTCTGCGCCGCGGCGCGCGCGGCAGCCTCCTGCCGGTCGTAGTATTCCCCCATTTTATCGAGGCGTTGGATCAGTTCCTCGTCACGTCGTCGCGCGGCAACGATGCGTGCTTGTGCGGCGCGCCGGGCGGCGATCTTACGGCGCAACAGGTCGGCGTCGTAACTCTCCTGGTAGACCTCAGACGCGTACTCGGCGACGATCGACCCAAAGGTCCGATCAGCGTCGACGTTGAAGATCCGGGCGATCATCTTCGCGATGGCGTCCATGTGCGCGACCTTCTCGGCGCGCTCACGTCCGACCATCTCGCGCATGACGCGGTCCTGCACCGACCCATACGGGGCCAGCGCCATCCCGCGCGAGTACATGACGGCCCGAGCGTTCGCGCCCGGGCGGCCTAGAAATTTTCGATCGCGCCCTCCTCGAGCGCGACCGTCACCATCTGGTCGAACTTGAACAACTTCGAGAACATGATGCGGAGCGCAGGGTCTGACACCTGGTTGTCCAGGTACGCGATGCGCTCCTGGAACTTGCGCTCGATCTCCTCGCTCTTGTCGTTCTTCTCGGGGTGCGGCAGCGTCTGATCGCCGAACCGCTCGAGCGACGCGGCGAGGAGCAACCGTGTCAGCGTCTCGCGGTAGTGGTGGTCGAACTTCGGCGCCTCGGCCTCGAGGATGTCCTGGATGCGGCGGGTGTCGCGCGCGCTGCGCGTCCGCAGCCGCATCTTGATCGACTTGGTGATCTTGATGTCCTCGGCGTAGTAGCCCTTGAGCAAGATCTCGTCGACGATCTTGGCCGCCTTCACGAGGTCGATGCCCGCCTCCTTGAGGCGGTCGGCGTAGGTCTGCAACGGCTGGAGCTGCTCTTCATCCTTGCGCGCGTCGGAGTCGAGACGGGCTTCGGCACCCTTCAACGCGGCCTCGGTCGGAGAGGTGGTCGACGTCGTGGCAGCGGGACGCTCCACGTAGGGCTTGTCGAAATTCCCAATAGCGATCGGATCGTCCTTACCTGGCATCGTTCTTTGGTACAAGGAACGAACGCCAGGATCAAGGTTTATGGTATCAACATCTCCCATGCGCACGAGTCACGAGCTGTTGTCAAACCCCACGCACGGCCTGGTCCGCGAGGCGCGCGGCCCGCAGCTGCAGATGGCGGCATCGATCGAGAAGGTGCTCGCGGACGGCGGAGCATACTTCTGCGAGGCCCCGGTCGCCACGGGCAAAACGTACGCATACCTCCTGCCCGTGCTGCTGGCGGAGGGGCGTCGCGTCGTCGTGGCCACGGCGAAGAAGCAGCTGCAGGATCAGATCGTCATCAAGGACCTGCCTGCACTCAAGCGCGTGCTCGGAAGCGACCTGACGCGCGCGCTGGGTACGCAGATGTTGGGCACCCAGCTCAAGGGCAAGGGCAACTACGCCTGCCGTCTCGCCGCCATGAAGATCATCGAGAAGACCGGCGGCGCCGACGGCGGCGAGTACGCCGGCTTCCTCCGCTACAGCCGCTACGGCGATCGCGCCGAGTTCAACGGCATGCCGCCGCGCTGGTGGGGGGCGGCGTCGGCCGAAGACTGCGTCGGCAAGAAGTGCGACTTCTTCGACGACTGCGGCTACATCCGCCTCAAGCGCGACGTCACGCAGTCGAAGATCGTCGTCGTGAACCACCACGTCCTCGGCGCCGAGATGTTCTATGGCCACGGCAAGATGGTCGGCGGCCCGTATGACGTGCTCATCGTCGACGAGGCACATGCGCTCGCGGCGGGCATCCGGTCGGCGTTCACGTGGCGTGTCGCCGAAGATTCGATCGCGTCGTTGCAGGACGTCCTGCGGCGTGCGCCGGCGACGTTCCCGGCGGTACGTCGGCTCGCCGCGCTGTGGGACGAGATGTTCCACGCGGTCAACAACCGGAACTGGGCCGAGGCCTCGCAGCGCGAGGTGCCCGTATTCGACGAGCAACTCGCCTCCCTCGCACGCGACGGCCTCAACGCCGTCGCCCTCGAGCTGGACAAGGCCGAGAAGCAGTTCGGTGGCGGCGAGCCTGACGAGCCCGAGCAGCTGGACGAGGACGATTTCCCCGATGGCCAGCGCTTCGACGACGCGATCGAGATCGAAGAGAGGGCCCAGGAGGCGATCGTCGAGGAGGGCAAGGCGTTCGCGCTCGCCGTCATCGGCCAGGCCAAGCGGCGGGTCGAGGGCTTGCGGCGCGGGTTGCTTGCCGCACAGGGCGAGGTCGAGACGTTGCTCGACCCTGAGGACCCTGAGGGTCACAAAGCCCGCATCCTTGCCAACACCGCGATCTACTCGACCCAGGACGAACGCGGCCGCTTCGGCATCAACTGCGCGCCGGTCAACGTCGGCGGCATCGTCGGTAAGTACTTCTCGAACATCAAGACCATCGTGCTGTGTAGCGCGACGCTCGCGATCGACGGCAAGTTCGACCACATCACGACGATGACCGGCGTCCAGCCGGCGATCGCCGAGGTCCTGCCGACCTCGTTCGACTACGCCAAGCAGGGCTTCGCGTTCATCCCGCGCAACCTGCCGGTCATCAGCCGCAACCACCCCGACTACGCGAAGGTCATGCAGGCACGGGTCGACATGGCGGTGCAGCTGGTGCGTTGGTCGAACGGCGGCGCGTTCGTGTTGACCACGGCCAACGACGAACTGGACGCGTTCGCGGGCGCGCTCAAGCAGGCGTTCCCGGGCCGGGTGTTCGCCCAAGGTCACCGCAAGAACCCCTGGGACGGGGACCCGGCGTCGGCGCTCGCGAAGTTCCGCGACACGCCCGACTCAGTCCTCGTCGGGTCGAAGTCATTCTGGGAGGGCGTCGACGTGCCTGGGGGCGCGCTTCGCCTGGTCATCGTGGCGAAGTTGCCGTTTCCTCAGTACAACGACCCGATCGTCAAGGCGCGCGAGCGCTTGGCGGGCCAGGACGCGTTCCGGGACGTGCAGATGGTCGACATGCTGGTCGACCTGCGCCAGGGTGTCGGACGCCTGATCCGGACGCGCACGGACCGAGGCTGTGTGGCGATCCTCGACAGCCGAATCTGGGACAAGAGCTACGGCGGGATGGTGCGCCGCGCGTTGCCGTGGGCGAACAACCAAGTCACCTCAGACATCGCGCCGTGTGAGCGGTATCTACCCGCCTTCGCGCGCTACTTCGCGCAGCTAGAGGCCCGGTCCGCCGCAAGTATGTGACATCTGGTCCAAGCTGGTTTATGGTTTCGACATGAGTCGTGTTGACCCCTACGCCGAGTTCCTCAAGGACCTCAAGCGCAAGCGCCTGGCAAAGAAGTACACCCAGGCGCAGGTCGCCGCAGGCATCAAGCTGTCGCGGGCGCAGTACACCGCCATCGAGCAGGGCAGGAGCCTCCTGAACTGGAACCACCTGCACCGCCTGTCGGCGTTCATGAAGACGACCTTCGTCATCCGCGCATGAAGTCCGGTCGACCAAAGGGCCTGAAGGTCGTCGTCTGCCAGTGCGGCTGGCGCGTCACGAGCAAGGGCAAGGCGAAGTCGAAGACGTGCGGGGTGTGCAAGCGGCGCGTGACGTTCACGCGCCCGCGCGCCAAGAAGGAGGCCTGAGATGTCGACGAAGTACGTAGTGGGCATCGACGAATCCGGCTGCGGTGCGCTGGCCGGGCCGTTGATCGTCTGCGCGGTCGCCTTCCCTGCGGAGATGGACCGTGTCACGACGATGTGGAAGGGCGTGCACGCCGACAAGCTCCTCACGGCGGGTGATTCGAAGGGCATCAAGCACCCCGAACACCGCGCGGCGCTGGCGATCGCGATCAAGGCGACGTGCACGTCGATCTCGGTCATCGAGCGCAGCGCCGCCGAGATCGACAAGCGCCTGTTCAATACCGTGTTTCCTGAGGCGATCGCGCTCGCGGCCGCGCGGTGCATCGAGAAGCTCAGAGCGATCGAGCCGGGGCTCCTACCGGGCGACATCCAGGTGCTGATCGACGGCGAGTTGCAGCGCCCCGACCTGCCGTGCCCGGTGCGGTGCATCGCGGACGGCGACAAGCTCGACTGGCGCATCGGCGCGGCGTCGGTGGTCGCGAAGGCGACCCACGACGAGCGCATCAACCAGATCCACGCGGACAACCCGCGATGGGAGTTCGACCAGCACCGCGGCTACCCGACCAAGAAGCACAAGGAGCTGCTCGCCAAGCGCGGGCCGCTCGAGGTGCATCGGAAGTCCTTCCGTCCCGTGCAGGCGGTGATGCCGCGCGCGATGGGCATCGAAGAGTGATGGCCTGTGTACGGTGTGTCGTCTTGGGCGTCGAAACCGAGGTCGAAGACTACTACACACGGCTCGGGCTTGTTCCATGGGACGTGTTCGTGCTCACGCAGTTGCAGCGGTACCAAGGACATCCAGAGCCCTATCGTCAGATAGGGTTGTCGACCCACGAAATACTCGAGCACGTCGCGTACGCCGAGAAGCAAGAAATCCGCATCATCTCGACCCACAAGATGTGCGTAGCGCGTATCGAAAAAATGTGCGCAGACCTCGGAATAGCGCACATCATCACATGCGAGCACCGAAGCGTCATCGCACGCACGTCCGCTCGTGTGTTGGTGCACCACGATCATTTCCTTGGGTGATGTGACCATGCCGACGCTCGACATTCTCCACCAGCGGGTCGATCACACGACCTGCGCGCGCTGCCGGAAGAAGTTCAAGGCCGGCGACCGCGCAATCATGGCGATGATCATCAAGAACCCTGACGGTCGCGACCCCGTGACGAAGATGCGCGGGGCCGAGATGGCGGACGAATTCGAGCTGGTCCATGCGTCGTGCAGCGACACCGCGCTCGACGGGAAGCTGATCATCGGCACATGACGGAGCGACGCAAGGGCATCGTCGACCCGTGGCGCCAGGTCGAACCGCTGCGGCCCGCGCTGCGAGAGCGACCGGCAGGCAAGAAGGACCTCGAAGACATCGACCTCGACGGCGATCTGGCCATCCCAGGCAAGTACGTCGTCCGGGTGAAGGGCGCGGCGATCGACGTCGTGTCGACACGCGTCAACACGCCCAAGGACGCCCTCGACGTCATCGCCGACTGTCTCGTCGCGTTGTGGCAGGTCAAGACGTTCGAAAAAAGGCTGACGGCGCTCGGCATCGGCGTTCGCACACGGCGCGCGACATACAACGCGCCGAACGCGGCGGCCGCGACGTCAGCGCTCGCGAGCAACGACTCGACGATCTGGTTCCTCGAGGTAGCGCTCGAGGACGGCATGGCGGCGCTCGTGCGCTTCATGCGAAGCTCGGACGCACAACCAACCGTGAGGAAGTTCGGCATCACGCCGATGCTCACGGCTTGAGGAGCCTCATGGCGGACAAACCCTGCAACACCTGCAAGAACTACGACGCGATCACCGTGCGCGACGGCAAGGACATCGGCCGCCACGGCCGCTGCGCCGCCAAGTCCATCTACCCCGCGGTCGAACAGCAACACCAGAAGTTCCCGCCGGGCGTCAAGCGCGCCGCGCCGGGCCAGCTGGCCAAGGCCGAGATCGTCGTCGGCGAGAACACCGTCCCCGCGTGCACCCTCTACCGGAGCAAGAAGTGATGGCGGACCAGGTCACGCGTTCGGAGGACTCGCTGAAAAAGGTCAAGGAGGCGCTCGACGGCGTCAGGCCGACGTCGCGTCTGCTCGAGGCCGCGGAGACCGTCGAGCCGGCGATGAAGGCGCTCACGGTGATGTTCACCGAGCGAGGCCTCGACCCCGACCAGGTCGTCTTCGCGCTCGCCCTGCTCACCATCAACTTCCGGGAGCAGATGCCCGAACGCCACGGCGGCAAGGAGATGTTCGACCGTGTCGCGCACGAGGCGCACAAGTACTACCAAGCCAACAAGTAAGCGGGCCAAGGCGTCGCGAGACGTTCGGCTCACCACCTGGCAGAGCGTCTGCGGTGTACGCCACTACGCGCTCGCCAAGTACGAAGGTGACGCTCCCTTCCTCTGCGACGTGTTCCTGCCGTGCCGGGGCTACATCAGCGACGCCTTCGACACCACCGACGACGCGAAGGTCGTCACGTGCGTGCCGTGCCTGTCGTCGCGCTTCAAGCACGTGTGCGCGGTGACGGACCTGTCAATGATCGTCCACCTCGACGAGCCGGACCTGATCGACCACTTCCTCGATCACGAGGCGCTCGCCGTAGGGTACGACCCGTGGCAGTGACGGCGACATGTGTCACTACCTGTTTAGGGCGTTGGTGACGCCGCCATGAGCGCGTCGAGGCCCTCGCACACGCGTTCGCGTAGCACCTCGAGCGTGCTGTCGTTGCGAACGATCCGTTGGAACTTCGTGTCGGGGATCGTGTCCATCTCGTTCTCGGACGCGTGCGACGGGATGCCTTGTGCCTGGCGATCGGTGTCCGGGCGGCGGAGGCGCCACACCGAGCCACCGGCGGCCTGCACGCCGTCCATCTCGGAGCGGAAGCGGCAGTCCGTGATCACGACGAGCTTGGCGCCGCAGCGCACGCTCTCGGGCGCGTGCGGGTAGGTCGTCGTCAGGTTGTACGTGGTGCCGTCGTCGAGCGCGATCGGCGTAACGTAGGCGTGTCCTGCGAGCACGGCCTCTGCGGTCTGCATCGCGAAGCGGACCCAGACGTTCGGGTCGATGCGGCGGCAGCCCTCGGTGCCCATGTGTTGCAGGATCATGCGCACGGTCCACCGACTCTCGAAGGCGCGGACGTCCGACCCCACCGCCGAACACTTCTGGCAGACGACGCGCTTCACCTCGTCTTGGAAGCACTCGATCGAGCTGCACGCCGGGCACATCCAGCAGACGAAGTCCGTGACACGGTCCTTGCCCTTCTCCGTGAACACGTCGTTGTACGTGAGGCCGTAGAGGTCCATGCAGAGGAGCTTCAGCTTGTCGGCGAAGGCGACGGTCGCCACGCCGGCGTCGCCGAGCTGCGCGCGCGCCATCTGGCCAACGGTGTCCTTGCCGCTCTTCGAGCGGCCCATCAGTGCGAGTACGTTCACGAGGGCTCCTTGGGTTGGTAACGAATTCGCTCGGGCCAGAACGGTGCCATCGGCGCCTTCAGCAGAAAGTCGTCATCGTAGAGATCCACGTACTGACGCACCAGCGTCAGGTGGTCGAGCGCGACACCCCACCCGGGGTCATCCGTAGACCGCCAGAAGGCGTCGTACGCGGCGCGCCCGCACGCCGAACCGTGGAACACGACCACGCGGATCTGAGGGTTCGCGAGAAGATCTCGCACGACATCCTTGAGGAACATCGAGGAATCGCCGACCACCGCGACGGCGCGACTCGCCCAACGACGACGAAGCTCGGGTACCTCGACCTGGAGCGGGCACGCGACCACCAACGCCTGGGCACTAGGGTCCAGCAGCAAGTACTCGAGCCGGCTCACGGGCTGCCACATTCAACGTTTATCCCATAACCCTTGACCGAAGGAAAGACCGAGGAAAGCACATGGCCAAGATCCCGCTGACTATCGACAAGAACTACTGCGCCGGCTGGAACGTCTGGCACGGCATCCGCGAGCTGCTCCAGAACGCCAAGGACGCTGATGAGTATGACGGGCATCCGATGACGATCAACTACTACCCGAAAACGAACCGGCTGGAGATCGTGACGCACAACGTCCAGGTCAACCCAGCCGCGCTGCTGGTGTTGGGCAAGTCGAGCAAGGGTGATGGGCGCTACCGCGGCAAGTTCGGCGAGGGTTTCGTGCTCGGCGTGCTCGCGCTCGTGCGCAACGGGTACGACGTCAAGTTCCGCAACCACGAGACGTCCTGGACGGTGTCGTTCGAGGCGCCGGACCCCGGCCACCCCCTGGCGGGCAATGAGCTGCTGACCTTCAGCTCGCGGCAGCTGCAGGCGCGCGAGCCGGACTTCCATCTCGAGATCCACAACCTGCCTGTCGAGGTGTGGAACGCCGTCAAGGAGCTGGCCCTCTTCGTGACGCCGCCCAAGGCCAGCGACGTGCTCAAGACGAAGACGGGCACGCTCCTACTCAACCCCAAGTACAAGGGGCGCGTGTTCGTGCGCGGGCTGTTCGTGCGCATGTTCGACGACCTGCAGTGCGGGTATGACCTGGAGCACGTCCAGCTCGACCGGGACCGTCAGATGATCGACGAGTGGCAGTTGCACTGGCAGCTGAGCGAGCTGTGGTCGACGGCAGCGACCCACGATCCGTCGCTCGCGGCGCGCGTCTACGAGATGGCCAAGGCGGGCTCGTCCGAGGTCAAGGTGCTCAAGCACCACGCCGACGCCAAGCTGCTCGAACGCATGAAGACGCAGTTCGAGCAGGAGCACGGCACAGACGCGACGCCGGTGTCGACGTCGACGGAGGCCAAGGAGGTCACGCGCATCGGCGGCAAGCCGGCGGTCGTATCGTCGATGCTCAAGGAGCTGCTCGAGCCGACCGGGGTGTCGATCGAGGCGGCGAAGAAGCGGTTGGAGGGCGCGGTGACCCGGCGTTGGGCGCCAACGGACCTGATGCAGGGTCCCGAGGCAAGCGTCGCGGCCTACCAGGCATCGTGCCGGCTCGAGACCATCATCCCGAACATGATCGTCGTGTCGTTCGCCGGCGAGTCCCCGGCGTGCCACCTCATCGACGACAAGAAGATCGTCGGCGTCGACCGGCGCATGCTCGACAAGCCGTTCAAGGAGCTGCTCAACGCCGCCCTGGTCGCGGAGGCCGAGCGGACCCAGAAGACCCCGATGGACCTGCTCCTCGAGCACGTGTCGAGTCGCGGCGCGGCGGCACCGCCGGCGTCTGCCCCTGCCGTCAACGAGGACCCCCAAGCCGTCGCTATGATTGCGCACAACGCGGCGGATGTCTCCCGCGCGGAGGTGTCCATGTCCTATGCTTCCGCCGATGGCTCGCCGGCGGCGTGAACCCGCGTGCCCGCGCTGCGGGAACGAGCAAGACCTGTTGCCGTGGATGAACGGGCAGACCTTCTGCGTCGAGTGCTTGCGGTGCCCCCACGGCCCGTACAGCACGCACATCTGTTTGGTGTGCGTGTGCGCGCTCTACGCGCGTGCGACGTTCCAGGGCTGGCGCATCGTCGATCTCGAGGTCTACGTGCGCGATGCGTGGCGGGACTACGGACTGCGGAGCATCGAGCTGTTGACGTGCACGTTCTTCGAGACCGAGCAGATCCTCGAGAACGGTGAAGCTTGGCAGGCCAAGGAATCGACGTCCATCGAGGTCGTCGGGCGTGTCAGGCAACCGCCGCCGCACCACCGCAGCCTTACTGCTTGGGGTGAAAGTCGGTGAACAGGTTGGGCCACTGCTCGAAGCAGACCTTCTTCCACGTGCGGGCGAAGCGACACATCTCCATGTCGGCGGCCTCATCGTCGCGCTCGTGGAAGAACTTCGTGAGCGCCATGGCGTTCGTCGTCCAGATGAACGACGTGCCGCACGACATCAGCAGGTCGCCCGCCGTCGACTCGTAGATGCGCTTCTTGGCGAGGCCCGTGGGCTTCTCGCCGTGGATCTGGGCGTACACCCCGACCTTGCGCTCGATGGTGCGCACGTAGTCGAGGTAGTTCGCGTTGGCGCGATCGGAGAACAGCGCCAGCTCGTGCGCGTCCTCGAGGTAGTACGGATGCGCGACGTACGTCCCCGGGTGATGGGTGAACCGCGTCGACTCCTGCGACGGGATGCCCTCCTCGTCCTTGGCGTGGCCGACGTAGTTGCGGATCAGCTCGTGGCTGACGCGCCGGCTGACGTGCGCGATGAAGAACGACATCTGCGCGTGGTAGCCCGTCGAGCGGTGCGGGATGCGCCCGTCCCACATCGAGTGCAGGTACTCGTTGTTCGTCCGACGCTTGCCGGCGTCGGCGAAGCTGTCGTAGCACTTGCGCCCGGCCAGCTCGGCCAGCAGCTCGTTGTCGGTGATCTTCGGACGTGCCACGCCGGTGAACGGGTCGACGTCCGTGCCGTCGTGCGGCACCAGGTCGAGCACGTTCTCGAAGCCTTGCTCGGGCACGCACTGCGGCCGGTACTGCTGCACCCACTTGGCCATCGCGAGGACGCCGTCGGGGATGAGCTGCATATGCGCCAGCGGCACCACGATGGGATCGTCGAGGATGATCGTCGCCTTAGGATTTTCCGTCATGTTTACGGTATAAGCCTCAGAAAGGTAGCTCATGTCAACGCCCGAACTCGAACAAGCGATCGCGGCCTCGCGCTGGCGTGGCGCAGAGGCGAACTTCACCGAGGCGATCAGCAAGATGCTGGACGTGCCCCCTGCGGTGGTCGCCCGCGTGGTATTCGCGTGGGAGACCATGAAGGAGCAGCCGCTGACAAGGCCGATCGTGGGACAGATGGATATCCTGCGCGACAAGTTGCAGGATGGTGCGGGCCTGCCACCGGAGACACACCGGGCGATCGAGCACGCGGCAGTGTACGCCTTCCGCCGCATGGCCATCCGGTGGCGGATGGAGCGAGGCTTCTTCCTCGAGGTCCCGTTCAAGGCGCTCGTGCCAGCGAACAAGCCCGACCGCGTCTGTGACGGATGTCCGCTCCTGTTCGAGTGCGTACGTGACGCCCTGTCAACGCCCGAAAAGTGTCTGACCGGGGAGACCGTGTACGCCAAGGACCAGCCGGACCCGAAACGGACGCGCTTCTTCGCGCACCAGAACGCGTCGGTCAAGCCTGTCCGGCTCGTGGGCAACGTCGTCACCGTGACGGCCGACCACCCGCAGGGGGTTCACACGGTCAACGTGATGGACGTCCTCGTATGAAGGGGTATCGGCCGCTCGACGCCATCCACATGGACCCCGCAAGGATCCAGGCGGTGGACTGCGGCACGTGCCCGATCACGCTCGCTTGCGCGATCAACCAGGGCGGCAACGGAGCCACCTTCGCCTGCTGCCGCGCGGTCGGGTTCGACACGATCGATGACGACGGCAAGCCCTTGCTCTTGATCATCGACTGCACGCGCCACCATCTCGAGCGCACCGAGGTCGATGACCTACACGTCTGTCCGTTGTGCGATGGCGGCATCATCACCGACGTGTTCCTCCGTCTCACGGATCCTTGTGTATGGGTCCCCACGGTCTATGCCAAGGTATCGATCGAGACACGCCTGGATGTCTGGCGGCGCGCCCTCCCCGCGGCGCAGGGCTTCGTGCAGGCGATCGAAGCACGGAAGAAAGCGCCGTAAGCGGCTACACTTGGAGGGGCGTGGAGGCCCTCGAACCGTGACCTACCAAGAGCTGTACATCCAGGCGCTGGAGTTCCGCATCGACGCTGGCGGCAAGGCCGAGGATGTCGACGCGACCATCCGCGAGTACAACATGCCCACGCGTGAGGGGTTCGACGCGTGGCTAAAGACTGCGAAAAGGGTGCCGTGCGCGACGTGCGGCACCCATTTCCAACCAGACGGCCAGGCGCCGTCGCAGGAGATCTTGTGTCCGACGCACGCACCACGCCCACCAAGCGCCAAGACCTGAAGAGCAACGTCCTGCCGTTCCCCTCGCTGATGCACGCGGCGCCCGACCGGCGAGCACCTTCGGCGCTGCGGGGGCTCATCGGCTTCGTCATCCTCGCCATCGCGGCAGGCTCGATCGGGCTGATCACCTGGTCGCTGGCGACGTGGTGAGCGGCCCCTCCATCAGGGTTCACGTCTCGACACGCGAGGCGATCCGCGCGGGCAAGTCTCGCGTCGGACCACAGATCGTCGAGATCACCGAGGAAGGGCTCGCCAAGCTAGACGAGACACAGCGCCTCGAAGTCGCGGCCCTGCTCGAAGGCGAGCCCGACCTGGGGACGCTGCCTTCGGACCCGCCGATCATCGAACCCACGCTCGAGGCCGTGAAGGATGCACTCACCGCCCGCGCCATCGCGCGCCGGACGGCCGAGGACGCGCGTCGCGTCGAGGACGCACGCGCCGGCGAGCTGGCGGCCGTCGCCGCACACGCGGCGAAGGCCCGGGACGTCCAGCGTGCCAAGGCCTTGCGCGACTGGGTCCACAAGCACGGCGACGACGAGCAGAAGGCACGGATGGCTGAGGGATTCCTCCCCGAGGAGGAGATCCTCGAAGCCATCACCGAAGAGGTCATCGACATCGCCCTACCGCCGTACGAGCTGTTGCGTCGCGGCGACGCGTGCGACTGCGCATGCGCGGGCCACGTCAAGTTCGAGGAGCGCGGCCCGCAGTACATGGATTCCGCCCAGTACGGTCGGCTCACCGCCGCACGCGAGAGCGCGCCTGAGGGCGCCACCGTGACGGCCGTCGAACATCGGGCAGCTTGCCCGTCCTGCAAATGCGTCCCAATCGCGAGGGTCTCGGCACGCGTCACCGTTCCGTGGAACGGCTGGCTGCTGGTGCGGGACTACTCCATCGACTGAGGTAGATGCCCGCAAAATCATGGTGGACCGTCTTCGCGGTCTACGAAGAGAACGAAGAACCCTACATCGAGTTCGTCCAGGCGGACGACAAGAAGGAGGCGCGCGCGAAAGCCTTGCGCAAGGCCGACGGCGTCATCTTGGTTGCCGGCATCGCGCCGGGCAAGATCACCGACGCCAGTGTGGACGGCATGGACAACATCGTGCCGATCCGCGGCAAGGAGCACGCGATCGAGGTGACGCACGTGCACGTCACCAAGCGGCAGATCATCGTGCCTGGGCGTTGCCCGAAGTGCCGAGCAGATCTACGCAAGACGGCGGCGATCATCGAGACGTTGCTGGACACGCGGCACCGGCTCGCGCACTTGTCTGCGAACGGCAAGGACATCGTCGACGAGCGCGCACAAAGCAAACACTCCTGCGAGACCGCGTACGTGTTCACCAACCTCGAGTGCGCGGGCTGTGGGCACGCGGTCTGGGAAGGTCTGCATGTTGACTAGGTTCCAGGTGCTGCGTGACAACACCCCGCAGCTCGCCCCAGACGACATCCCCGCGCACTTGTTCATCTCGCGCAACGACAAGACCGGCTGGTCCATCAACGTCGCGATCGCGCAAACCTGCCAGCCGACGAAGGCTTGCATGGAGTACTGCTACGGGCTCGGCGGCCGCATCGTCATGGACGCGGCCCTGCGTAAGCAGGCCGAGAACGCGCGGTTCTTCGACGCACGGCAGACGTGGGAGATTCGCAACGAGGCGGAGGATGTGGTCCACGCGGTGTCGCGGCACCAGGACTTCGTCCGCATGTTCGGCGTCGGCGACCTGCAACCCGGGTCCGTCGAATTCGTGGCGTGGATGGCACGGTACGCGCGTATCCGGCGCCCGGGCTTCCGTATCTGGCTGGCGACACGCAAGCTGGCGCTCGCCGAACAGCTCCCGACGTCGCCGAACCTGCACGTCATGATGTCGCTCGACGCGACGACGACGCCGAAGAACGTCGAGAAGACGCGCGAGCTGGTCGGCCGCGGGCCGACGTGGTTCGCGGCATGGGCGCGGCGCTCGGCGGACGAGGCCATCCCGGACTTCGTCCGCGTCGTCTTCGAGGAGCACAAGTGGGGCGGCCGGCGCGCGAACCGCGAGCCCGAGCGGCGCGCGTGCCCCGCCACGGTGTTCAACGGCGCCGAGCACGAAGGCGCGTGCTCGCGCTGCCGCTACTGCTTCGACACCACCAAGCGCAAGAGCGGCTCACCGCTCGTGCAGATCCGGACGAAGTGATGGAGAACCATCCCCACACCAAAGGCGACGGCTCGTGGTGGGAGTACGACGCGCAGGGGATCGCCCTGTGCCGCGTCTGCGCCCAATGCCGCGCGGCGAAGCTCGCGCGGTACCGGCCGGAGATCCTGACCGGCTACACCCAGGCCGACGTCGACGAACCCATCGAGGCGGAGTGACCATGTCCAGGAAGAACAAGAAGGAGAAGGAGAAGGAGCAGGGCCTGCAAGCCATCACGGGCCTCTTCGCGTTCTGGCGCTACAGCGAGTACCCCTACGTGCTCGGCGCGCCCGTCACGAAGATGAACGACGCCGGCATGGTGTACGCGCCGGCCTACCGGGGCTGGTTCACGCCGATCAAGCTCATGCCCCTCAAGAAGGGCCAAGAGCTGCTCCACGCCCTCAGCGGCCAGCCGGACGGTCTCACGGCGCAGCGCCGCCGTGCCATGGTCGCGTTCGACGAGGAGTGGGACAAGACCGTGTTCACCCTCTTCCCTGACGCGGCCAATCCGAACTACCCGCAACACCGAGAAATTCTCGAGAAGATGAAGAACGGCACGTGATGCACTTCATCTCGAAGACTGCGGGAGGCATGTGCGCCTGCACCAACGACGGCAACATCTTCGCGCCCACCATCGAGCTGCGCTGCACGGCGTGCCGTGGCCCGCTCAAGGTCGAGGGCTCGAACCCGACGAACGTGATGATCGGCTGCACGGCGTGCGGCGTCGGCCATCACGTCGCGAACAAGGAGGCATGATGCCGACCACCAAGGAAGACATCCGCGAGTGGCTCCAGCGCGGCAAGGAGCTGGGCGCCACGCACATGATCGTCGTGTGCGACACCTTCGACCACGAGGACTTCCCGGTGTACGTGCTGCCCGGGGAGGACGCGCGCAAGATCCACGACGAATACAACGACGCAGGGCAGATGTCGCGCGTGATGGAGGTGTACTCGTACGCCCGCAACCTCGACGAGCAGCTCGCGGGGGGCCGTGTCTACAACTTCGACTAGGGCGGCGCCGCGCCGGACGCGATGGAGTGTGATCAAGGGCGACCTCGCGCCGCCGTACGAGGTCAAGCACATGTTCGGCGTCGTCGACGGGCTCGTCCACGCGTTCGGGTACGTGCTGGGCGGCAACGCATGGGACTCGTGCTGTCGCATCCAGCTCGTAGGCATCACGTGCAGTGACGTCCAGGCACCGACCTGCGTGCACTGCGCGCTGTGCCAAGGTTGCCATGCGTGTCGCAAGGGGCACATCCGCCACGAGACGATGCGCCTCGGGAAGTGGGAGACCAAGGACGGGCGCAGGCTGTACCCGTTCGAGATGGACCCCATCCACCTCATGAACGCGATCGCGAAGCTCCGCCGGGACAAGCACCACTTCAAGGACAACTACTTGGACTGGATCGACATCCTGGAGACGGAAGCCAGGTTGCGGCGACTGACCCCATGAGTACGGTACGCTGGGGCGCACCGTTCATTGGGCCGCGGCTCCGTGTCCGTCGTGTAGATACGTGCTTAGACGGGCTTGCCACGCGTGCGCGCGATGAACATCGCTGGCTGTTCGAGACGCGTGATGGCGGCACTGTGGCGAACAAGTACGGCTACCCTGCGGAAACCGAGGTCTTGCTCGCGGTGGTTGCCCCGGACGGACGTATCGCGGCATGGGGCGGGCGTGCGTCCGCCAACAAAGCCGGAGCACGTAGTGCGGCGTTACACGCGCTCGCGCGCATGCCGTTCCTGGGGCCGCACCACGGTGACCCGGTCGACTATTTCGACGGACGTGTCGGCAGCGAGCGACGCGATGCCGGCGAAAACGCGTTGAAATGTCTGTGGTTTCATGTCTGGCGCGAGTTCACTCCATGTGTGTGGTGTGCGGCTAGGGTTTATGCGATAAACATCGCATGAATAACCTGACCCCGACCGAGTACCAGACTCTCGCCCTGCTCACCGAGCACACGCCGGACTTCGTCCGCCTGACCAACCGCGACGGCGTGCCCTACAGCGCCGAGCACAACATGATGGTCGCGCGGGCGATCCACGGCTGCCTCGGGCTGATGTCCGAGGTCGGCGAGGTCGCCGACGCGCTGAAGAAGCACATCATCTACGACCGGGCGCTCGACGAGATCAACATCATGGAGGAGTCGGGCGACATCTCCTGGTACCAGGCGCTCATCCTGTCGGCCGTGAAGAAGGGCATGCAGGAGGCGCTCGACAAGAACATCGCGAAGCTCAAGCAGCGCTTCGGCGACAAGTTCGACTACGACGCGGTCATCAACCGGGACCTCGCCGCGGAGCGGCGGATCCTCGAGGAGTAGACACATGGCAAAGCTCACCCCCGTGGAACGCGAACAGCTCGAGGTCGCGGACCTGCACCTGCAGCGCTTCCTGCGCGCCTTCAAGGCGAAGACGCGCAAGGGCAAGGACCTCGAGCACCTCCGCGGGCTGGAGTCGGCGGCGAACCTGCTCGCAGCGATGCGCCTGCCGTGAAGGAGCGCCCCGTCCCGCCGCCGTGGCCGAGCATCCTCATCGCGCTCGCGTTCATCGTCGCGGGCATCGCGCAGTGCGTGCACCCCACGCGTGGGCAGACGCCGGAGGACGCATGCGGTGGCAAGAACTCGCACCCGGTGACGATCGGCGGCTCGATGGTCATTGGGTGCCGGTGATCGGCGAGGTCGTCTGCGTTCACCCCGGCGGAGACGTCGCGTACAACTTCCTCGCCCGTGTACGCATGCTCGCGGGCAACCGGCACGAGGACTACAGGCGCTTTCGGATACTGCCGCTGTTCGCGTCGCGCACGAACATGCGTGATGCGCACACCAGCATGCTCGAGCCGACGCGCCTGACGTTCCGCGGCCACGCCTGCGTGCGCTGCAAGAAAGGACAGATTCGATGAAGAACCGTGTGGCGCCGTGAGCGCCGAAGACGTCCACATCGTCCGCGCCGACGTGCCGCAGCCACCCCACGCCGCGCGCGAAGTGCTCTGCGGCTTCGAGACGCCCAAGGACGGCAACCGCGTGTCAGGCCCGCCGAACATGGCGACCTGTTGGCGGTGCATCCTCCTGGCGTGCGGTCGGCCGATCCCGCCGGAGCCCGCGGTCACTGAGCACGAGCGCCTCGAGGCGACGAAGAAGACCGACGACGCGACGCAGCTCGTCGGCGAGTTCGTCGACTGGCTCGCCCAGGAGAAGCAGCTCGTGCTGGGCCGGTGGAACGACGACAACGAGCTGACCCCCGCGCGCGAGAACATCTCGCGCCTGCTCGCCGAGTACTTCGGCATCGACCAGAACGCCCTCGAGGCCGAGAAGACCGCCCTGCTCGGGTACCTGCGCGAAACCCACCAGGCCCGCGAGTGGGCCATGACCGAGGGCAAGAAGACCCTCAGCCACGCCGGAGAGTGACGCATGTCCCGCAAGTTCGACAACGCCACGCGCGTCGACAACTACCGCTTCGACCCGCTCGACATCTGCATCGTGGGCGGGAAGGCCTTGCCCCCGGACGAGCAGGGCCCGAAGGACACGCCGATGGACCCCACGCACGTGCTGCACGTCCACGACCTCCTGATGCCGGTCAAGCCGGAGGAGGTGGATGACATCTACGAACGCGGCGTCATGAACGCGGTCGAGGTCATCATCGTCAACGGCGTGCCCTGCGTCGTGACGGGACGCGGCCGCGTGCGCAAGGCGCGCCTGGCCAACATCCGACGCAAGCAGGCGGGGCTGCCCAAGATCGACGTTCAGGTCTCGATCACGCGCGAGACCAAGGGGCTCGAGCTGTTCCGACGCATCGTCGCCGAGAACCTCTACCGCAAGGAGATGACGGTCCTCGACCGCATCACCATGGCGACCGAGCTGCTGAACCGCGGCGCCGCCAAGACGGAGGTCGCCGAGATGTTCGGCGTCAGCGAGCGGCGCTTCGACGAGTGGCTCTCCATCCCGGACAAGGCGACGCCGGAGGTCCAGGCCGCGCTCAAGCAGGGCCGCATCAACGCGTCCGGCGCGATCATGCTGGCCAACGCGACGAAGTCGCCCGAGCAGATGAACGAGGCGCTGGCCGAGCTACTGACATCGCCGAACCCCAGCGCGCGTGCCGCGCGCAAGGCCGCGCGCGAAGCGTCGGGCAAGACGACGGACGCGCGCGTGACGCGCAACGACCTCAAGGCCTTGCTCGAGTACGTCACCGCGCACAAGGCGCAGGACGAGCAGAGCCTCGGCGAGGTCCTGCAGGTCATCCTCGGCAAGAAGCAGACCGGCAAGGTCTATGCCCTGCTCGAGAAGGCGCGCGAGGCCAAGAAGAGCGCGGACTAGTACGTGCCGCCTCTGTGGGAGGGGTTACGGACGTTGTGCATTGCTCCCCAGGACTTCGGCGGGTTCACATACCCCCATGTCCACGTCGTTCGCTATGACGGCGTCGTCCACATCACCACCTACACCGAAGGTCCGGGGGTCGTCACTGTCGACACCCGCAGTACACCACTGCGGGAGTTCCGCATACACACCCGGTGCGATCGCGTCCTGAAGATGTGCCTGGGCGGACACAACCGCTTCACGACAGCGTCGCCGACCTGTGTACGGTGCGTCGGCAAACCGGAGGTCCGATGAGCGGCAAACGCGTTCCGATCTGCGCCAACTCGAAGCACGTCTGGAGGCGACGGGGTGCGCGTGAGGTCTGCGAGAAGTGCGGGATCAAGTTCCCGTGCACGAGCGTGAAGTGTGGCCACCTCGACTGCGCGGAGTGCCGTGCGATCGGGCTTGACCAGTGGACCAAGGAGAACACGTGACGCCGCGTTTCTCGAACGAGATCTACTGTGCGTGCGGCGTGCGTGCGCGATGGGTCGTCGTAGCATGCGTCTGGGCGTGTGGGCGAGACGACACGCCGTGCGCCTTCGCGATGAGCGAGGCCTACGCGGCCGCGCACCAGGTCGGGCCGTTCGCGCGCGCGTACGACCCTACCCGGGACTTCGAGGGCGCGCCCATCCCGGGGTTTGCGCAGACCGGGCCGTATTCGTATGTCCGCATCGCGGAACCTGACACCAAGGCGATCTATCACGAAGGCAACGTGGCCGCGCACAGGCTGGCGAAGCGAGGCATGTGGTGATGACAAAGAAACCGCAACCACGACAACACCCGCAGCAAGAACTGCAAGCGATCTACGACATCGCGCGCCGTGCGGTGGCCGACAACCCGAAGTTTCGCGAGGGCTACGACTCCGAGACCGGCGAGCCGCTCGGTGAGCGGAAGAACCTCGAGCGCGTGTTCGCGCGCGTGCGCGAACACTTCGGCCTCGAAGAGCCGGTGGTGAAGAAGTGACGAAGCGGAAGACCGAGCCGAAGCCGAAGCGGCTGCCGACGCTCGCCGCGTGCGAGCAGGCCCTCGGCGAGAAGGCCGAGGCGTGGGTCGCGCGCTGCTACGAGATCGCATCCAAGATCGTCGCGGCCGGGCTCGTCACGGTCACTGGACCGGCGACGTCGCGTACGGCAGTCACTTCGACCGGCGCGCGCAGCTGCCGTTCATCGCCCATGGCTGGATCCAGCTCGACGACGGGCGCGTGCTGGACCCGACGCGCTGGGTGTTCGAGAACGTGGCGCCGTACCTCTACGTCGGCGAGCCGCCGGACACATGGGGCATCGTCCCGTGCGAGAACTGCGAACTCCTGCCGGAGGAGCATCGTGACGGCGGGCCCGAGGACCGCTGTGACGCGTACGAGCCGCGGCGGTGGCCCTACGACGAAGGCGGCAACCAGTGGCGGGAGACGATGACGCGCGGCCGTCCGGTGCCGAAGGCGAAGGGTCCCCTCAAGCCGGTCAAGCTCAGCGGCATGACGAAGCGGTGGCTCGGGAGTGTGCTCGACGTCGCGGACGTGAGCAAGCTCGCCGCCAACCAGCTCATCTACGTCGCGAACCTGTCGTACGACGTCATCAAACGCGCCGTCGGCCCCGAGGGTGTGCGGATGATCTACGAGGCCATCCGCGACTTCGACGACAACGCCGTGGCGTGGATCCCGATCGACAACTTCAACCGGGCCCGACGCGAGTGTGGGCTGACCAGGGAGTACTGATGGCCGAGCGAAAGAAGATCGACGAGGTCATCGGCACGGCGCCGGTGCGCTTCACGGGCGACGCTTTCTACTTCACGATGGACGGCGGGACATTCGAGGGCGAGGGCGTCAAGGGCTCGTTCTCGTCGACCGTCGGCGGGGCCGCGATCGTCATCCGCATCGAGGGCGGCGGCACCTACACGTGCAGCGCGCGCGACATCGTCGAGGTCGCGGTCGCACACCACAAGGCGCTGCCGAGGAAGGAAGGCTGATGGGCTACAAGTACCAGAACCCTCACGAGGACGCGGTCAGCCCGCCGGGCTCGCGCAACGCGTGGTGGATCGGCACGTGCGCCACGCACGGGGTGACGCCCCACCAGACCCCGTTTGGCTGCGAGGCCTGCCAACGCGAGCGCCTGGCCAAGCAGGACTTGGTGAAGCCGTGACGGTCGCCGTAGCCATCTGGGCGGTCGTCGGCGGCACCCTCGCGATCGGCGCCCGGCGCGCGCTCGACAGCCCTTGGCCTCGCGCCATCGGCGTCGGGTTTATCTGGCCGACGTATCCAGCCTTGATCGCGATCTCGCGGATCCGCTATGGTCTGCGACGGAGGTCCCCGCCGTGATCGAGTGGCTCCTGAAGAAGATCGTCGCCAAACTCCCCCGCCGCACCATCACCGACCCGAACGGCGACCCGTACCTCACGCGCTGGTACGTCTGGCCAGGCAAGCCGCGCAGCGCCGACGCGCCCAAGGGCACGGACCCCGATCGGGTCGCGTCGAACGCGCCGTTCGCCGTGTTCATCCACTTCTTCCATCGGTCCGACAAGGACCGTGATCAGCACAACCACCCCTGGGACCGGAGCATCGCGCTCATCCTCAAGGGCGGCTACATGGAGCAGCGCGGCGATCGCGTGAAGGTCTTCCGGCCCGGCATGATCAACACGATCGGCAAGGACGACTACCACCGCGTGACGCTGCTCGACGCCAAGCGTGGCAGCTGGAGCCTCTTCATCGCCGGCCGGAACGTCGGCAGCTGGGGCTTCAAGGACAGCGCGACGGGCGAGCACATCCACTGGCGGGCCTATCTCGCCCGTCCCAACACGGACCGCTGATCATGGCGAGATCTCCAGGCTCCGCGCGCGCACTCGACCTCCAGGCGCTGAAGCAAGCGCTCGCGAGCACGACACGCGCGATCGAGTTGTTCGTCGAGGGTGACGACGAGGACGCGCTCGCGCAGGCCGAGCTAGCCGAGCGGTTCCTGGGGGAGTTCGTCGAGAGTCGACAGCCGTCGAGGCGGCGAAAGGGGAGAACCTGACCGTGGGACATCGATTTCCGCCACTGAAAACGAACAGCCTGGGCAAGGAAGTGAGGGTTCGACGCCAGCGCCGACGGGCCCCGGCACAGCTGACCAAGGGCAGCCACGACGCGGCGCCGCCCAAGCCCCATCCCAAGGGTGGCAAGGGGTGGCCGACGTGGCTAGCTGACACGTGGCATGGCTACGTCGGCTACAAGAGCACGGTCCGCCGCCGACGCATCCGCGCGACGATGAAGAAGCTCGAGCGCCGCCAGGCGCGACGACGCCTGAATCGAGGCGACGAATGAACAGGCCTACCACACCAAGAAGGAGCACGATGCCGGCGCCGCTGACGCCTGACATCCGCGTGGAACCCTCGCCGACGTCGCTCGGCGTGTGCAACGGCTGCGGGATCGAGGCGAAGGATGGTTCCGTCGTGCACGTGAAGTTCGCATGGCACGACGGAAAGAAGCTGGGCGGCGGGACGGCGGTGGCGCTGTGCCGCCCCTGCCGAGTGACGGCGATCGCCGCGATGGCGAAGTCGCTCCTGTAGTCCCGACGGCCGCCGAGGCCGCCGAGTTCCTACAGCGCTACGCAATCACGGTCGAGCCCTGCGACGTGGGCGTGGCCATCGCCGTCCTGCTCGACCACATCGTGCGATGTGAGCAGGCGTTGACGTTGGTCCGCAGCGGGCACGAGCGCGCGATGCGCCGCGCGCCCGACCACGCGGTCATCGACGTCGGAAGGACGAAAGGATGACGCCACGGAAAGCCTACCGGAGCCAGATCGAGGACCTCGCGAAGGAAGCTCTCGCGGGGCACGTGCTCACGGTCGTGCGCGCGGACGGCGACGGCAAGCCCTTCGTCTGGAAGGTGTGCAGCGCCGACCCCGCGAAGTGGCCGTACTGGTACTTCGTCGCGGAGCTGCCGGGCGCCATCGTCCAGTACGGTGACATCGGCGGCCTCATGATCGAAGCCGGCCAGGGCTACGACCTCGGCTGGCTCGACGGCGCGATGGGGTCGATGGACTACGTGCTCGGCAAGAGCAAGGCCAAGCGCGACTACTTCGTCGAGGAGCTGTTCAGGGCGTACCTCGTCGAGCACGACTACAGCGTCGACGACTACGAGAGCTACGAGGACTTCGTCATCGACACCGGCAACACCGAGGCCTACGAGTGCGTACACGACTGGCCCTCGGAGGCGCTCTGGGCGTACTGGGCGCTCCACAAGTTCGTGGAGTTGCGCCGGGCCGAGAAGGCCGCGGCGTGCCCGACGACCTGAGCCAGCACCCCCTACTTCCCACCCGCGCGCCTCGCGCGCTGAAGGTCCGCATGCAGAAGATCTACGAGATCGCCAAGATCGCCAAGAAGTTCATCGTCCGCCACAGCTCGGCGCTCACGCAGTACCAGCCCTACGTCTTCTGCGTCGAAGAGCGCACGGCGAACGCCGTGGCGGCCTGCCTCAACGACGGCCCGTACACGGCCGAGCAGTACCGCTGGCAGATCGACGCGGCCAACAACGGCAAGCCGCACTGGTGCGTCACGCCCGACGTGCCGTGGGTGCTCGCGGACGCGGACGAGGTCCGCCCAGGGCAGTTCTACATCGGCGTGTGGACGCACGAGAAGAACGCCCGCGACATCTGGAGGGACATCGTCAAGGGCGACGACAAGGTCGACTACTACACCTCTGGCGTCGGCCCCATCCAGGACCCCGGCTTCGTCATCGTGAACGCCAACGACCACGCCAACCCCGCCGAGCTGTGGGTCTACCGGTACCAGCTCAAGCCGGGCGAGGCGTTCGAGTACCTCACCAACCCCGGCGACAAGTACGTCGCAGTGGAGCACCCCTGGGACGAGAACCCGCCCAAGCCCTGGCACATCAGCTACCAGACGTCCGCCAAGGACGGCGGCGTGGCGAACGCCAAGGTCAAACGCATCCCGCGCTGGGACGGCAAGGATCCGATCGTCCTGCCGTGCGTCGCGCCGCTCGATGACTTCGACCGCCTGAGCCGCGAGACGGTCGAGGGCCTCACCGGCCTCGAGTGCCTCGCGCGCTTCGAGCTGGCGCTGCGCACCGAGAGCTTCGGCCGGAAGGACGGCAAGCTGTACGTGCCGGTGCCTGAGGGCGCGATCGGCGTCGTCGGCGGCATCAACGGCGGCCTCGTCGAGACCCAGATCGTGTTCGCCAAGCGGGTGTGGACGGCGAAGCTGCGCCGGCTCGCCGCCGAGAAGCGCGCGGCCGAGGCGCAGGCGGCCTACAACCTCGTCGTCTGCGACGACGTCGACGAGTTGCCGAACATGGTCGACGCGCCATGAAGACGTTCCACGTCCGCTACGAACGACGCACGACCATCCAGTGCTACGTCGTGGTGCAGGCGGAAGACGCGATCGCAGCGGCGAATACTGCCCAGGAGCTGACCGTCGAGTCCGACGACGCACTCATCGAGATGCCGGAGACCTACCATGTCGAGACGAACGAAATCGGAGAAGTCGACGAAGTCGACGAAGTCGAAGACGTCGAAGACGTCGCCGACACTGGAGCGTGACCCCGAGGACGGCGCGCCGCGTCCGAAGACGTGGACCGTCACGTTCAAGATGTCGCGGACGATCGTGGTCACGGCAGCCAGTGCGAAGAAAGCCGAAGAGAAGGCACGCAACGTGGCGCTCTTCGCGCGCGAGAGCCCGATCGACCGCGACGACATCGACGAGACGCGCGTCGGCTGGGTGAATCCGGAGCCCGCGGCGGACCCGACCGTCGTGCACCACGCAGACTGCTGGGGCAACCACTGCCGGCACTACGGCTGTGTGACGGACGAGACCGCGATCGACCACCACGCGTACTGCTCGCAGTGCGACCTCGGAGCGTACTGATGCTGCCGATGACGGACGAAGAAGCCGATCAGCACGCGCTCGCCATCTACGCGATGATGGCGCGTGACATCGAGGACGCGCTCGACGAGGTCTACGCGTGCGACAACATCCGGTGTCTCGAGACGCTGTACGCCATACTGACGACGCGTGGCGGTCCGAACACCGACGACGAGCTGAACGCGATCATGGCCGGGCCGACGAAGCGGCGACTCGAGACGCTGAAGGGGGCGCCCGATGCCGCTGGCACGTAGTGGTGGTTCGCGCCACCGTGTGACGTACCTGGGGTGGGGCAGCTACCAGACCTCGTGGTGCTACGAGGTGAAGTACACGGGCTCACGCCTCTTGCATCATCGCACCGTCGTCCGGGACACGGACGAGAAGGGAGCCGCGCGATTCGCGAAGAAGTGGGGTCTCACGCTGCCGGAACCACCATCGACGCCTACGTCGCCCGTTGCGGGCTCTGCTTCTTCGGCGCGTTCGAGGCGCCGGAAGCCGGCGAAGACGCGCTAGTCCACGCCTGCATGGTCGTCGACGCCAACTACGGAAACAAGCGGGCAGTGCGAGCGCGGTGCGGTCGCCGTGCCGTGACCGCGCGCGTCGTCACCGTGTCCGGCACGAACATGCCGACGTGTTGCGCGTGTATCGCACGCACCTACGAAAGGAACCTGCCCCTGTGAACCTCAACGAGCTGGTCCTTCAGCTGCGCAAGCCACCGGTGGAAGGTGCGTACGAGATCGTGCGCGGGCCTGACGCCATGAACCACCTGGCGGTCATCACACGCGCCCGCGATGTGCGCGAACGCGGCATCAACGTCCGCGAGTTCGCCTTCCAGTTGTGGTGTGGTCTCGTGCATACGGACCCAACCACCCTCGAGGTCGTGCGCACCGAATCTCTCACCTGTATCCGCTGCGTCCAATGGAGGACGTCATGAAGCTCACCGCGGACAGTGGCAGTAACTACGCACACCTCCTACAGGACCTGCGTCTGGGCTTCGATGACGACGTCGACGTCTCGATCATCGACGTCCACCGTTCCAAATCCCAACAGCTACCCATCGTCGCGGCCGAGCGCGAGGACTGGAACACGTCCGTGGCATGGTACGCGTTCAACTACTACAACCACTACACGGCGTACCGCTTCGCGCGACCCATCCCGGCGACGCTGCTCTGGCCAATCAGCGAGGTCCTCGGCAAGAAGCACAACTCCGGGCACGAGGTGGGCTGCCCGCTGCCTGACATCACGAACTTCGCGAAGGACTACTGGAACCGTCGCCCGCTCGACGGCTTCGCGTGCTTCGCCGGCGGCTGGCACATGGCGACGACGCTGCGCTACCTCGAGGCGGTGTCGAAGATCGACCAGAAGGCCCTGTTCGACGTCATCATGGACGCGACCCACTACGGCAAGGTCGACACCATCGACGGCAACGCGGTCGACTTTGACGTGATGTGCCGCGCGATCGGCATCCCGATGTACGGGACGCACGGCAAGTACGTCGACATGGCGGCAAACAAGATCCTCGCCTCCATCCGCGTGGACTGGTTCGGCGTCGAGACGGACTTGCGGCCGTGTGCGGTCGAGGTGACCACACGGCCAGGGATGCTCCTGCCGCGGTCGTCAGGGGCGGGTGAGATCTACGTCGAGCCGCGCGACACGCGCCTGGGTGACGTGCTCGGCGACGAGCGCCAGCTCCGCTGGTCCGAGGACACGAAGTACAACCTGCGCATGTTGAACTTCGTGCCGGTCAGCATGTTCCGGTACTTCTCGCGGGAGCAGGAAGAGTACGTGACGCGGCGCCAGCGCCTCGAGGCGGCGCCGTGGCGCGTCAGCCCCGCGTACAACCCGACCACGCTCGACGCGACACGGTTCCGGTTCGTCGTGCCGAACCCCCTCGACGCGGCGCTGTTCGTGAAGTGGTGGCTCGAGGCAGCCATCCCGTGCGCGGAGGCGCTGCTCGGACGGCCGGTGTAGTCGTGCGGGTCAGCCGCACGTGGTTGCGCGCGCACTGCCGCCTCGTCCTCCGCAACGAGGACGAGGACACGCCGTACGCGGGCCACTTCGACCACCCCGAGGCGATCGCGTGGATCCGTGACCAGATCGCGCGCGGCAACAGGTGGGCGTGGTGCCAGGTCGAGGTCCGGGTCGACTTCAAGGGCCTCTCGTCGACGCAGTACCTCGGCGCCTGCTCGTACGAGTCGGAGGAGGCGTTCCGGCGCTGCGACTACTTCGAGCAGCTCGTGAGCGACGGCGTCGAGGAGATCGCCAAGGCGCTCGAGACCCTGGCCCTCGAGCACGGCCTGTGGGAGCACGACCCCGTCTCGTGTGTCTGGTGCGCCGTCGCATGAACCGCTGGAAGTTCGAGGAGCTGCACCATGGCTACAACAGCCCGGCGGGCCGCCTGGTCCATCGCGTGGGCGTGCGCCCCTACTCGGTCTGCGGGATACTGATCCCGTCGGACCGGCTCGACGACGACCCCAACCTGCAGGTCACCTGCGTCCAGTGCTATCTCGATCCTCATCGCGCCCCAACTCTGCCGGCAACCGCCGTCGGAGCTTCTCCGACGGCGGTCTCTTCGCCGACGAGCAAGGCGTCATCCACATCCGGATCCCCCACGCTCACCGGGGCAACCGCAAGACCACGTCGTACCGGGCCAGCTTCGTCTCGCTCCACTGCGAGCGGGGCGGCGTCGGCGTCGGCGAGGTCACGGTGGTCCCGACGCGCCTGAGCGCGTTCCCGACGTGCGTGCGATGCCTCGCCATGGAGCTTGACCATGACCCCTGAAGAAGCTGCTGTGCGCGCGCGGCGCGGCGCCACGACGCGCTACAAGCCCGTGTACAAGGGCGTGGTACACGACCCGGGTCGCACGGTGCCCTACGGGGGCGTGACGACCGCGTGCCAGTACACGTCCGGGACGTGGCTCGCCGGCAGTGCGTTTCAGCTCGCCGCCAGCGATGCCATCACGACATGTGTGCTGTGTCTGTGTGCGAAGCTGGAAGATCGTGGCGTGTGGCCTCCGCCGAGTCGTTGACCCGGAAGACCGGCGCATCGATCGCCTCGATCAGCCAGCGCTCCGCGTCTTCGCGTCGACCCGCCGCCAGGGCGAGCGAAGCCATCCACGTGAGCGCCTTCGGGCACCGCGTGGCGGAGAACATGGAGTGCTTGCACGGGGGCGTCACGGGGTCCTCGGGCGACGTTTTGGAGGCGAGATTATCGGGTAAACCTTGCATGCAGGAGCCGCATGGCCATCGTGCATGACCCGGACCTGTCCGTCAACTCTTTGTACGACACGGGAGGTAGCGTATGCGGCCACATCCGCTAGGCGGCGATGGGAAGACGGGGGTCGTCCACTACGACTCCCTCGCCAAGCACACGTACATCTGGCCCCTGTGCGGCACCCCGCACCTCGACCTCTACCGCGTCTCTCCGTCGAAGATGGTGACGTGTGTCGCGTGCCTCAGCTGCGCCATGACGTACGGCTGGGACGTCAATGTCCTCCGCTGAGTACGCGTACGGCATTCAGCCGGAGACCAGGCTCGTGCACGCGTTCGAGCGCACCCCGGGTGGCTGGATGGCGTGGTGCGGGATGTGGCTCGTGATCACGTGGGCCCGGTGGGACCGGGCACCCGACGACGCGACGCCAACGTGCTTGGGCTGCGCGATGCGCCGACCGCCTTGAAACGGCAAGGGCCCGCTTTCGAGGCGGGCCCTGGGTCGTAGCGGGGGCCGGATTTGAACCGAGCGACCTTCGCGGTATGAGCGCGACGAGCTACCAGGCTGCTCTACCCCGCAGTGAGGAAGGATCAATACCCATGGCCGAGGCGAAAATCAAGCTCTTCGTCGCCGAGGACGGGGTCATACACTGGGCCTACCCCATGCTTGGCAAGCTGACGGTCTGCGGCCTGCTCGCGACCGAGGGGCGCGACGCGGTCAACAGCGCGCCGACCTGCCTCCGCTGCGTGGCGATGGTCCAGGTGGGTCTCGAGGGCGACCTGACGGCGTGGCGGGTCAACGGCGACCCGACGAGGAAGCTCGGATGAGGCGCCCCGTGTACCGCGGTAGCGACACACTGCTGCACGGCACCTTGTGCCCGCCGGGTGGACGCCTCCAGATCGCGTGCGAGGCGCGCGGCCGCCGCGACTTCATCGTCGAGGCCGACCCGGCGCCGGCGGGCACCCAGGTCACCTGCGTGCCGTGCATCGCCGCGCTGATGGCAGGACGCTGATGCCCCTCCACACAACCGGGGCCATCGACGACCACGAGGTCGTACACGTCATCATCCAGGCCGAGAACAACGAGCGCTTCGGCAAGCTCAGCTGCGGTGCCACCTACACCGCCGAAGCGCGCCTCGGTCACGTCGGCCATCTCTACGTACGAACCACGCGACACATGCCCACGTGCGTCGCTTGCATCGCGAGGCAGTTCCGATGAGCTACCAAGTCTTCCGAGTGCACCGCGGCAGCGTGCTGCACATCATCCACGAGACGCTGACGGGCTACAACCGCACCCACGGGGTCTACGTCCTCTGCAACGCCGTGCCGTACAGTGGCACGCGTGAGCGGGGCGGCGCGACATGTCCGAAGTGCCTGACGATCGACAACCCGATGAACCTGTCCGACGCCGAGCGCAGCCTGATCGCAACCTTCGCGACGTCGGAGAGCCGCGGGCTGCGGTGGGGCGGCCAGCCGATCACGTCCCTCCACAAGAAGGACCTCATCGACAAGGACGAGAAGCTCACGCGCCGCGGCGCGATCTTGGCCGCGGACTGGACCATGGGTCCCGCCCCCGCCGCCGACGGCGACGGCATCGTGCACGCACGCGACCCGCTGCGCCCGTGGCCGCGCTGCGCCCCCGGCACCGTCCTCGACGGCTTCGAGACCATGACGGTCGACCGGTATGCACGGGTGCGCGCGCTCGACCTGCACGTGACGTGCGTCGCCTGCGTGCTGCTGAGGCGCCAATGAAGGGCCGCGTGCTCTACCGTCCGGGCCCCAACAGCGAACCGCGCACGATCGACACGGATCACGGCGAACGATATCGAACCCTGTCGAACGTGCGTTGGCGCGGCGAGGACGGACGCGTGCACCAGGCCTCGAAGCACCACAACCGAACGCTATGCGAGATGGGCTCGAACGACTTCACCGAGCTGTTCCACGTGCCCGTCGTCGAGCCCACGTGCGATCGCGTCGACTGCGTCGAGTGCATCAGATACGTGACATGGCCCGAGTATCCCATCGACTAGACACGAAGCGGTGGACCGACCGCGGCGGCGTGGTCCATCGCGTCTGGGTCGCGCGCACGACGTGCGGCATCCGGCTCTATCGCCACCACCGCACCGATGGGCTACCGCTCACGTGCGTGTTCTGCATCAGAGGGAGGCAAGGCCCATGGACGAGTTGATCATCAGCGCGGACCGCGACGACAGCACGCCTGGGGTCTATAGATACAAGCAGGAGACCGTCAACGGCGGTCAGCACCGGACCGAACGATGGCACATCCCACGGGAGTTCGAGCCGAGTCGCCCGCTCTGCGGTGCCCGCCTCGCCGGGCAGTTCAAGCGCACGAAGGGCATGCCGAACTGCGGGTCGTGCCTGACCCTCGTGTCGCTCGAGCGGGTCTACCCCTACTACTACTACCCCGTGCTGCGCGCGTTGTACTTGACGCAGCCCATCCCGCCCTACGCCGTGAAGCACGCCGACCACGCCACGCTATACGAGGCCGACCTCGTCAGCGACAAGAACGGACACATGACCCTCACCACGCGTGGCAAGATCGTCGCGCGCGACATCGTCACCCCCGTCGGCTGGTATGACGCCACCACGCGGCTCTACCACGCGCGCCGTGCGTTGGCGCTGGAGACGCTCTGTGGCTTCCGATGCGGCTACCAGACCACATCGCTCAAGGAGTTCGAGCGGCTGCACGCCGACGCGCGCAAGCACGGCCGCACGACCATCACCTGCGTGCGCTGCGTCGCGACCCCGGGGTACCGTGCCGACGTGGACTGACACCGACGGCGTCACGCACGCGTCGGTCGAGTCGTCGCTGCTGACCACGGCGTGCGGGCTCGCGTACGAGTCGAGCACCTGGCCCGCCGTGTTCGACGAGCCCGATCGAACCATCACCTGCGTGTGGTGCGTCCTCAAGCGCCCGCGCGGCTTCGCGGAGGCCCTCGTCCTTGCCTACAACCAGAAGCCCTATGACAAGCCCGAGAAGCCTGCGGATGAAAAACGGGGTCGTGCACCGCCTCGAAGACGTCGGCGATCGCCATGAGTGGACGGTGTGTCGCCGCCACATGACACGGTCGGGCGACCTCGACCACTTCCCGAAACGGCGCTCGAACGACGCCGTGACCTGTGTGTTCTGCCTGGCGGGCGTGCGCTGGAGGGACTACCCGTATTCTTAGCGGGCGTCGACGACGCGGTATAAGGATGTGTAGGGATCAACAAGACGTTTATCCCATAAACCATTGAAAGGAACCGCTGATGCAGATTCCCCAGAACGTCATCAACATGCTGAGCGCCAAGGGCAAGGGCTACGTCGAGGCCGCGCTGAAGATCGCGCAGGGGCAGAAGCTCATCGAGGAGGGCACGCTCGAGATCGCCGCGCTCGACGGCAAGCAGCTCAAGACCAAGGCGCACCTGCATGCGGGCGGCGTCGACGTCATGGCCACGGTGCGCGACCTGACCAAGCCCAAGGACATGGCGGCCGTGATCCGGGCGCAGCTCCAGGACGGTCCCAAGAGCACGGTCGCGCTGGCAGCCGCGATCGGGCGCTCGGTCAAGCGCACCCGCGTCCTCGTCGAGAGGATGATCGACGTGACCAACGTCGGCTCCGGCAAGCGGATGCGCTGGGCCCTCGGCACGCTCGTGGCGACGAGCCAGCTCACGAAGCGTTCGACGCTGCTGAACAAGACGACGCGACGGCCGTCTCCCAAGGCGGCGTCGCCGCGACGCAGCAAGACCGCGGCGCAGAACATCGACCTCCGCCGCCCCAACACCAAGGCGGAAGCGGCCAACCAGGCGCTGGTCCTGAAGGCGCTCGAGACGACGCCGGGCCAGACGATCGGCCCGCTGATGCGGGCGACCAAGCGCAGCTTCTACCCGGTCGTGCGCGCCATCATGGCCCTGGTCAAGGCGGGCAAGCTGCGCAAGGTGGTGACGCCCGACAAACACAACCGGGCGCAGACGTCGTGGGAGATCGTCCGTGGGGCGTAGCACCCGCACCGGCCTTCCCTTCACCCGCGCCTACCCGGGCGAGTCCCCGGACAAGCGCGCCGCGCGGCTGTTCCTCTACAAGCTGGGCGCCCAGGCACCTCGCCTGGGTCACGCCATCACCTTGGCCGGCACCGAACCGCAAGCCGAGGTCGACCTGATGCGCGACTACCTCAAGTGGCCAGGCGCCAAGACCTGGTTCGTGGACTGGGCCAAGAACCCGGAGACCCGCACGCAGGTGCTCGCCGCACTCACCGCCATCAAGACGGCATGGCCCGAGGCCAACGTCGTCCGGGGCGACATCAACGAGGTGCTGGCGGAGATCCCCCTGGTTGGCTTTGCCAACCTCGACTTCATGGGCTTCGACCGCCGTAGCGTGATGCCGTGCATCAAGACGACCATCACGCGCTTGGCGCCCGGCGGCGTCATGGCGGTCACGTGGTTCCGTGGTCGAGAGGTCGACGCGCCCCATCGGTCGGCGTGGGACGTGCTCGAGGCCGCGCGCGACGTCCCGACCGCGGCCGACCGGCGATGGGCGGGCGTCCTGCGGCTCGTCGAACGCTGGGGCCGGGAAGCGCGATGCGGGCTCGAGCTGGTCGGGGCGCTCGAGTACCAACACAAGAACGCCCCGATGTCCGTAACCGCCTGGAGGCGATCATGGCTGTGACGTTCAAGACCCACGAGACCGCGGAGGGCAACACGCAGGACGTGGTCATCCGGGTGTCGCGCATCGACAACGGGTTCATCATCAAGGCGGGTGGTCCGCCTCGGCACGTGGCGGGCGTCCATGATCTGTGCCGCGAGGTGAACGACCTCCTCGAGACGTTCGCGCGCGAGGCAGCGCCGGCAAAGAGGACGAAGTGAAACGTCGCGACCGCGTGCTTCAAGAACGTGAGGCGCGCCCGTTCACGACGCGCGTCGCGCGGCATGACGACGGAACGCCGCGCAACCGCAAGTTCAGCACGTGGGCGGGTCCCGCGGGGCGGGCAGGAAGGCGACGACGCCAGCGCCGCAAACAGCGGAAGCTGCAACACGTGTGACAACCTCTTCATCGACATCGGACGCTGTGCCAATGTCAGTAGGATAAACATGATGACAAGCCAGAACGCGCAAGAGACGGCGCGACAGACCTTGGGCAAGGCGCTGCGCTTCTTCCGCGAGCAGCGCAAGCTCTCGCAGCGCGAGCTTGCGAACCGCGCGGGCTGTTCGCCCGGCGACATCGACGACTGGGAACGTGGCAAGAGCGCTCCGCCGGACCATCGGTGGGGGCGGCTCTGTAACATGCTCGACGACGACCTCGCCAGCATGCGTCCGGCGTGGCAACGCGCCCGCGCCGAGGAGGAGCGCGAGAAGGCGGCAAAGAAGGCCGCGGCTGCGCGCCCGCTGACCTCGAAGCCGTTCGCCAACCTACCGGCGCTCACGCTGGTGCCGGCGCCTGCCCCGCCGCCCGCACCTCCACCCGCGCCGCCGGTGCCCGCGACGCTCCACGACGACGGCTTCGACCTGCGCCCCGCCTACAAGGCCATGGCCAAGCTGCCCGAGGGCTGGCGCAGCGCCGAGGCGATCGCCGCGCGCAAGCAGTACGCGGTCGGGCTGATCAAGCGGGGGATGTCCAACGACGACATCTACAAAGAGGTCAAGCGCACGTTCGGGGTCGGCATCGGCACGTCGGTGCTGACCGAGCTACGCCTCGAGGTCCGCGAGGCGAAGGCGCGCGAGTTCCGCGCCGCGCGCGGCCTGCCCGAGCCCGAAGCTGCCCTCGAAGCCGCGCCCGAAGTCCCGGCCCCGGCGCCGGTGGAGGTCCCTGTGTCGACGCCCACGCCCCCGAAGCCCGAGCCCACCCCCGCGCCGGCACTGCCGGCCTCGCCGCAGAACGACATCGAGGGCGCGGTCCGCCTCATCCTCGAGGCGCTGCCCAACCTCAAGACGTTCAAGATCGAGGTCGGCGACAACGGCGAGGTGACGGTCGACCACGTCATGCGCGAGGTGAAGGTGGTCGAGACCGCAGGTTCGTTGAGACTCAAGCGGTGAGCCACTACCCGCGCGGCGTGTACCTGGGGGTCGTGCACTACTGCGACAACAGCTGGCGGCCGAACAAGGACGCCGAAGGACGCTTCGTGCTCTTGCCGTGGTGCCTGCTCGACCTCGCCCGACATGACACCGCACGCGTCTCGTGCGCCAATCCGCCCCCGCGGAAGCGCGAGCCCGTGACCTGTCTCCTGTGCATGCGACTGCGGAGGATCCGAAGACCGTGATCGCGAGCCTCCGGGGAGCCCCCGACCCGGACACGTCGAGAGGGGATGCGGCGCACGGCGCACCGCCCCACGCCGAACCACATCCCCTCTCGACCGCTCGCCCTTGTTTTTTGAGGAGCCATGGCCGAATACCTCGGTGGCTACATCCCGGGCTTCGTCGGCAGCGTACGCCTGCGCGGCGCCGTTGACGAAGCCATCGTGCACGCGATGTCGAAACGAAACCACCACCTCACGGTCTGCAACCGCGGGATCGACAAGCGCGACGACTGGCGCATGCAGGTCAATGGCCAGATGGAGACCGTGACGTGCCTACGCTGTTGGGTCGCCAAGGACCCGTTCCCGTGAAGGCACAGTGGCGCGACTCACACGGTGTCGTGCATACGCTCGTGGTGTACAACTACGACGGTGTTACGTGGTGCAACGCCTTCATCGCCGGCAAGAACTACCGACTGATTGACGCCACACCGACGTGCGTCGCCTGCATCGGGGAGGCGGCGCGCTACTACGCATCGCGTGGCGCTAGAGGGGGCGCATGATCATCGAGCGTGAACCGATCGTCATCGCGACGGCCTACCTGCGCACCTACGGCGCCCACGCCCTCGTGCATCGCGCGTTCAGTGAGCACGACTTCGTCGCCTACAAGGGATACTTCATCCCTTGCATCGGCTGGTGGTTGCCTGACGACCGCTGCTACCTGGCGTCAACCACACCGACGTGCGTCCGCTGCATCGCAACAAGGAGACCATGAGCGAGAACCTGAAGGACTACGCCCAGCGCGCCAACGCGCTGGCCAAGGACCTGTTCGAGAAGCTGTCGGACTTCATCAACACGCACTCCGAGCCCTGGTTGTCCGTCGACGCCGAGGCCGAACCTAAACGCGCGGCGGTCGAGAAGCATCTGTGGGGCAAGGCCTTGCTCTGCGCGCTGGCGCAGCAGCTCGGCATCATCGAGGCGGCGCTGGTGGTCGGCGACGAGGTGCCCATGCACGAGGTGGTCGCCGTGCGGGAGCGGTGGATCCAGGAAGGCCATCGCCCCTGCATGGAGGTCATCGAGGCACAGGCCGCCGAGGACAAGGAGAACTAGATGGACATCTTCTTCAAGGTCGTCAAGCTCGTGATGAAGCTACTTGGCCTCCTCGAGCGGGTTCAGGGCCATACGCGGATGGGTGGCCTCGTGAAGGTCGCCGCGTACTGGCGCCGGGCGTGAAGCTCGTGCGCGATGCGACCTGGACGGACGTGCGTGGTGTTGTGCACGTCGTCGAATGGGGGATCGCGGTGCGATCGGGATTGCCTGGCTACTTCCTGGCCTGCCGCGGGACGATGATCGCGGCGCCTGACACGGAGGACCACACACCGACGTGCGTCTACTGCGTGGCGGGGACGTGATCGTGGGCTACTGGTACAAGGGACCCGCGGCGCAAGACGCCAACCACGTGGTCCACCTGTGCATCGGTAGCTATGGCGGCGTGCCGGGCGAGTTCCTGGTGCTGTGCACGAACAACTGGATGCGCTTCGACGCGCGCCTCCCAGGGTACGTCGCCGTGGACACCATGATCACGTGCGTCGTGTGCGCGATGTTCGTCGTGCACGACGGCGAGGTCTCATCGTGGGTGCCGCGATGAGGACGGCCGTCATCGAACGCGACGGTGTTCTTCACTACGCGCTGATGGGCATGGGCCGAAACAACGGACGCCGCTGGTGCCTGTTCTGCAACTGGTCGTCGATCCTGCGCGCCAGGTACACCGACGAGGACATCCAAGAAGGCCTCCCCACGTGTGTGAGGTGCCTCGGAGAGGAAGCGCTGCGTGGCAAGGACCTCGAGCCCATTGATCACGGTCTTTGAAGACTACAAGGGCCTCGTACATCGCGCGGTGCACGTCGTTCCTGTGCCCGGCGGGTACTACGGGGAAGCCGACTGCGACCCGTACCTCGTCGGCGCGGTCGTGTACGCCTCCGAGCTGCCGCCGCTGACGTGCGTGCGATGCTTGGTGATCCGATGATGTGCGTCGCCGGGCGCCCCGTCCACAAGGACCGCCAGGGCGTCGTCCACTTCGCCTACAACCGGGGCGACACGTTCTTCGAGGTGTTGTGCGAGGTCTACGTGCTGCAGACACGGCCCGACACCGACGAGCCGGTGGGCACGCCAGTCACGTGCCTCGCGTGCTGGTACATGGTGATCAACCAAGGCGCCAAGGCGAAAGGGCAGCGATGACAGACCTCGAGCATCTGGTGCCGATCGGCTACGTGACGTGGCAGACGCCCGACGGCCTCATCCACGTGGCGTGGCAGGCGTCGACCAACCGCTACGCCGACTACCACACGAGCTGCGCGCCGATACGCCCCCGCACGCCGGCGTACGGCCGGAGGGTCGACCACGCGCCCACACGTGTGCCGTGCGTCGCAGGGCGTCGCTGATGTACACGCACAGCTTCCGCGACCGCGCCGGCGTCGTCCACATCGTGGCGATGCCGACGAGCCGCACGCCCTACGCCGCGTGCGGCACCATCTACTTCGATCTCGACAAATCCGACCGCGCCTTTCATTTCGTGCCCGGCGTGGCCACGTGCCTGCGCTGCTGGGCGCGCGAGTTGCTCGAATGGACGTGGGAGGCCAACACCTCCACACCTCAGAAAGGTTTATGAGATAAACATGATGACCGAGCAAGAGACCAAGGACTTCGGCGCCCAGATCGTCGCCCGGCTCAAGACCGAGGAGGCGCTCGAGGCCATCGCCGCGGACGTCGATGCACAGATGGCGACGGTGGACGGCGCCCACTTCCAGGCATGGACGTGCACGCTGGTCGAGGGTGGTGGCGAAAGGACCCCGACGTACCGCCTGCGCCTGCAGCGGCTCAACCAGCGCCTGATCGAGCGGCCCGCGTTCTTCGCGGCGATGGAGCGCTACCACGTGACCAGGGTGGCGCAGCAGGTGATCTTGCTCGTGGCCGCCGGCAAGTTCGAGCAAGCAAACCAGTGCCAGCACCCGTGGCGCCGCACGCTCGCCGCCGGAACACCCGCACACACCCAGTACCAGGACACGCTCGCGCGCGGCGAGGCGGACGCCACGGATCCCCGGGTCAAGGCGCAGTTGCGCGCGCTGCTCGACGACTGGTCGCGATGAGCGCGCTGCACGTCGAGGTCGGACAGAAGGTCGTGGTGCATGGCGATCCCCGAACCCACGTCGTCAGCTGGACCAGTCATCGAGCGTGGGACTCCGTGTGCGAACACATCATCGAGGACTACCAGCCCGACTACTACACGCAACTGCTCGAGGCCGACCGGGACGCGATGGAACGTCGCCGCTACGCGCCGCACCCGTACCCCGAGGACACCGATCTCGGCGACAAGGACACCCACACGGAGCATCCGGCACTGCAGTTGCAGGTGGCACCTGACGACGCCCCCATCACCTGCCTGGTGTGCCTGATCAGGTGGTGGCACCTCGATGACGCCGCGACGCACGACGAGGACGCGGACGACAACCCGTGGCCGTATCCATGACGCGGTTCGTGCGCATGACCGACGCGGTCAACGACGCGATGGATGAAGGCGGCCTCGTCCACGTGGGGACGTATTGGGTCGCATCCGCGACCAACACGCAGCCAAATAAGTCCAGCAGGACCTACGAGGGCGTGCTGTGTCGCCGCGCGGAGATGGCGCTCACGTACACGTCGGCGGCGCCGACGTGTGTGGTGTGCCTCGTCAGATGGCTGCACGCCCGCGCGTGACCTGTCGCCACGGACACGTAACACCCACACAAGGAGATCGACATGGCGCTCAACAACAACAAGACGGACCTGCCCGTCTGCAAACACTGTGGCTGGCAGATGGCGGGCTTCCACGAAGAACGCACCCACGAAGCGACGTGCACGCGCGCGGCCGCCGGCAAGCAGGCGGTCGCGCTCGCGGCGCGCTTCCCCGAGATCGAGGCGACCCAGCACGGGTACGGCACCGGCGTGCTCGTGTTCGAGATCGACAAGGACTACAACATCAAGCTGAGCTGTCACGACGACGGCTTCTACATCGAGGACGTGTGGCTGCTGGGCGAGCTGTCGCCGGATGCCGCCGCCGACTTCGTGCAGACGCTCGCGGCGTGGCGGGCGCGGCACCCGCCGAAGGCGCGGTGACGTGATCACCCGCCGTACGGCCCTCGACAGTCAAGGCGTGCGGCACCTGGTGTTCATCCTGACCGGCTACCCGACGGGCTCGATGACGTGCGCGATGCAAAGCGGCGTGCCAGGTGACCAGGTCGACAAGACGTTCTCGCCGATCACGTGCGTCGAGTGCCTCGTGTTCGAGATGGGGCTACGTAGCCGTGGCCAGTGACGACGAAGACGACGACGCCGACGCCGTCGTGATGTGCCCCGACACCCACGGCGTCATCCACCTGGTGCTCCTCAACGGCTCGTGGCGTCGCAGCATCTGCTCGGCGTGGGGACGGAGCATGGCCCACAACACCCTGCTGTGGAGCGCGCCGGGGCCCTTCGCCTTCCCGACGTGCGTGTTCTGCGTGTTCTACGTGTTCTACACAGAGCACGAGCGCCGGCAGAGCGCAGCGACATCATGAGATGGGGCGACGCCTGCAAGACACCCGAGGGCGCGCTCACCCACCTGGTCGCGTTCTCGACGGCGTGGACGTGGTGCGGATGCAAGACGGACCCGCTGGACGTGGTGCCGACGCCGCCGACGTGCCTCATGTGCATCGTGATCGCGGCAGATTGGAGCAGGCGATGGCAGCGGCGATGAGCCCTCGGCCCTACGGACGCCGCGCGACGCCGTCGCGGCAGCGGATCCGCAACCACGATGGCGTCGTGCACATCGTGTGCGAGGACGGCGCGATCGTCGCGTGCGGCCTCCGCGTGTCGGCGACGCCCTGGAGGGAGACGCGGGACATGATCAACGGACCCTACCTATCCGCCGACGCGATCGCGACGTGCGTGGTGTGTCTGGCGTACGCGCGGCCGCCGAAGAGGCGACCATGACGCCTGGTAGCATCGTCGAGGTCGCTGGGCTCTTCCATCAGGTATGGGCGACGCACGGCACCTACGACAAAACCTATACGTACTGCGGGATGCGCGTACGGCACGCGAACGAGGCCCAGACCTCGCTGATGACGTGCGTGGCCTGCCTCGCGACCATGATGGCGTACGACCGCGCGCGGGCGCGGCGTTGGCAGTTCCTGTGAGCGCGGAAAGGCTCCCGCGATGGACCGACCCGCGCACCGGACTCGTCCACTTGGTGGACGAGGACCTGAACTGGTACGCGGTGTATTGCACGTGGCGAACCATCGAACACCCGCACGTGTTCACGACGGACGCCATGTTGACGTGCGTGCGGTGCATCGCGATCGCGCCGCGCGGCGCGTGACGACGCTACGACGGCGCGACGCTATGGCGCTACGACGCTACGACGCTACGGCGGCGCGACGGCACTTGGGGGCGAGGCGAACGTCGTGGCTGCGTCACGCGCAGCGGGGACAGCGTGGCGACGGCCGCGGGGTCGCGTCGGCTTGGTCGCGTACATGCGCGGCTTGCGCGGGCGTTCGCCGAGCACGCGGCTCATGTACTCGGCGAGGCGCGTACGCGAGACGTAACCGTCGACGGACATCTCGTCCTGCAGCTTCTTGTTGAGCGCGGTGATGCGATCACGCACCGATTGCTGCGTGCGTCGGCCGTTCAAGGCCTCGAGGACGTAGCCCCACTCCTCATCGGTCAGCGCCTGATGCTTCGCCTGACCGACGCCGATCGTACGCTGCCCGAACCAGCGGCGCAGCACCGCGTCCTCCTCCAACGTCCATTCAGGACCGCGCACCATCTTGCCGAACTTCGCGACGCGCGCCTCTGGCGGCGTGTACGGCGTGAGGTTGCGGCGCGATGGGCGGATGAGCGAGAAGTCCTCGTTCGCGGCCTTGATGAACGTGACCGCGGCGGTGAAGAACGCGGTCGCGGCCGAATACACGGCGAACACCTGCAACGCGGGGAGCGTGTAGCAGGGGCGGTTGTCGATCAGCAGGAAGTCGGAGGCCGCGCGCCATGGCCGGCGAATGTGCCGCGTCCCGTTGGCAGCTTGCAGCTCCGTGACGTAGCGGTCGAGGACCTTCTTTCGCGCCTCCTCGTGGTCAACGAGGTCGCCTTGGTCGAGTCGGTAGTTGCCAGTGAAGACGTTGTAGGGCACCTCGAGCGCCCAGTGATTCTTTCGGCGAAAAACGTGCAATGTCATGGGGATAGACACGTTTTGCGCGAAGAAATCCTTCCGAAGCGCGTCGTGGGCAGCGAACGGAAGGTAAGTGAACGGATTGAACTGGATTCTGTAGCTGGTTTGATGGGTTTTCAAGAGTGTAGCTCCAGCGTTTCGCCCACATATCAGTCTAAGACAGCGTTTTAGATAAAGAATTCCTGGGGAATGTCTGATCATACACGAAATGCGAAGACCCTCTCAAAAAAACCCCATGTATTTATACGCGGTGTTTGTAGATAGACCCGCGAGATCCCCCTACGTATGCACGTAGCTACGCACCTAGAGCGACATGTAGGCAAAAAAAAGATGCGTCGCCACGTGAGAGGGTCTTGGTAGATACCAGCTGATCAGTCAGTTTGTTTCGTCCTCCCCCCGCCACCCCTCTCCTTCTTCTCCATGGAGTTCTCGTAGTGTAGTAGTAGTAGAGACGCGGCGCGGGGCGCTCGGGGAGGCATGGTTTGCCGGCGATTGCGTGTTTCTGTACTCGTTGATTGGGGTCAAACCAGACATGAATCGTCTTTGTTTTCACTCGAATCCGATCCCGAACCTGGTTCCCGACCTCGCATTTCTCGACCGCTACATCGAGCGAACGGAGCGCGGCGACCACTGGCTGATTCGCGACGGGAAGAAGCCAGACCGGCGGCACAACCACCGCGGCCAGGCCTTCATCCGGTTGCGTGTTCGGCCCACCGTGGCGACCTCGTACCGCGACAGCGGCGAGTACTGCCTGGCGCGCCTCCTGATCGAAGCCACGCAGCCGCCAGCACCGCCAGCACCGCCACGCAGCTCCTACGTGAACGCGTGCGGTCTTACGCAGTGCGTAAACCCTGTTCACTGGCGCTTGCTCGTGCCGCCGGCGCGGTGGCGCTTCGAGCTGGACGTCCTTGCGACCTGGCAGCTGGTTCGCACGCGTACAGGCAAGCCGGCGACCGACCCCGAGGTCGTTCGTGCGCGTGACCGCGCGGGTGTCGTCCACGTGTTCTCCACGGTGCCTGCGCATCAGCGTCGCGCTGGCGTGATGCCTACCGCCGTCTGCGGGGCCACGTTCTATCCACCTGACCTCGTGGTCGTCGCCGCGCCGGTCACCTGTGCGAAAGGTTGTTGAGTGGGTCGCCTGATTCCTCCCCACATCGGTTTGTGGCGCCAGGTCGTGCTGCCGACGCAGGCCCAGCTCGAGCCGTTCGTCGAACGTGAGCACGACCACTGGTTCTGGGGTGGTGACTTCCACGATTTCGATGGCACGCGGCTCGCCGTCTTGCCTTGGGGGCAGACCAAGATCGTCGTGGTTCGCGCCCTCTGGGTTTATGCCAACAACATCGACACCCACGAGACCGTGTACCTGCGGCGCGCGTGCGCGTACAGTGCGTGCGTGTGTCCCGCCCACGTCGTACGGGTCGGCGAAGGTTTCAACAACAAGACGTACGTCATGACCAAGCCGCTCCCGTTGCGCGACGGCACGTTGCTCGTGCGTCACGAGGCTGGTGGGCGCATCCACCTGAAGCCCGAGGACGTCACGCACACGCTGTGTGGGCGACGTGTGAGACCTCGCCGGCCTTGTGTCAGCGCGACGCCGGTACAAGGCCTGATCGACTGCCAGGACTGCATCCGTACCGTGCTCGCGCAGGGTTACGTGTTGGAGACGCGGTGATGCACTACTTGGTCAGCGCCCGCAACGTCCTCGGCAAGGACGGCCTCGTCCATGGCGCGTTTCGTGACGGGGAGAACGGCGCGCTCCGTGGACATGTGTACGTGCCTTGCGTCCGGCGTTTCTTTGCCGTGCCGTATGGCGACATCTCGTACACGTGGCGGGATGTCACGTGTGTGCAGTGTCTTGCGTACGGTACGAGCCAGGCCGCGCCATGAAGACGTGGATCGGTTGCCTCGGCCTTCGTCAAGCGCGCGTCGTCACGTGTGTGTGTGGTGTCTCGTCGGAATTGAACGACGTACGTGATAAACATCGAACGGAGATCGTCATGAACACAGCGCACGAAACCAAGAACGAGGTGACCGCCTGATGTCGACGCTGCTCGCCACGACCATCACGGTCAAGTTCTCGACGAAGCACGGCGAAAGCCGCGAGGCGACGATCGAACAGGCGCCGTACGAGAGCTGTGACGCGTTCTTCGTGCGCGTCCGGGCGATGCACGACCAGCTCAAGGTCGCGCGTCCCGGGACCATCTACGACCCGAGCAAGGAGGGCGTCCGTGGTTGAAGTCGTCGCGGGGCTGTACATGCAGGACGGCAAGGCGCTGCTCGGGCTGCGCAAGCCCGACGGCAGGCGTGGCGGCCTCTGGGAGTGTCCTGGCGGCAAGGTCGACCCGGGGGAGTCGCACCTGGCGGCGTTGCGTCGCGAGTGGCACGAGGAACTGGGCGTGGCCGCCTCGTGGATCAACCAGCAGCCTATCGCGACCGCGTTCTTCGACCTCGAGATCTGCTTCACCGTCACGCTCTACGCCGTGCGTGCCATCCGCGGTACGCCGCAGTGTCTCGACCACGCCGAGCTGCGCTGGGTCGACCTCAAGCACGCCATCGAGTACCTGCCGTGCTCCCCGGCGATGTACCTCCACTGGCCGATGGTGCGCTGGTGGCTGGAGCGGGCGTGAACGCCGAGCCTGACGGCCCGGCCCCGTCCGGGCATCCGCGACACGTGAAAGGTTCCCATGGGCTACGTCTGGGCGATGACTCGTAACGTCGTCGTCGAGGAGGGTTCGAGCGTCGGATCGCACCTCCTCGTCCACTACGCGATGCGTGACGTGCAGCGCGGTGCCGACCGCGGCTACGTGTCGCTGCTGTGTCACGTGTCGCTCATCACGACCAAGAAAGGGAAGCACGGCGCGCGGCGGTGCGCGCGGTTTGTGCAGCGCGCGGTGACGTGTGTACGTTGTCTCGCGTGCGCGTCCGAGATGTTGTCGCCCTGGCATACGTCGCGCGCGTCGCGTGAGGTCGCGCCGTGATTGCCTACGCCATCACCGCCGCGGTCGTCACCGCCTCGATCGCCACGTTCATGGTCTTCGCCGCCATCGCGATCGACGCGCCGGTGGAGTGGGGCTTCACCGCACGCAAGGCCGTTACCTGGGGCGCGCTCTGGCCGATCACGGTCGGCGCGCTCGTCTACCGATGGAGGAGAGGGTGAGCAAGGCCCAACGTGTTGCGTTCGACAAGAAGATCGCGGTCGACATGGTCGAGCGAGGCGCCGCGTACGTTCCTGCCTTGTCCGCACTTCGGGCAAAGGCAAGGTGGTACGAGGCACGTGGACGCGCGGTTCCGGATAACGTACGGAGCGCGATCGCGTACTTCGAGAACATGCTGCCGTAGCCGACGAGAACAGCGTGGGACGTCTACTGAAGGAGGAGAGGATGAGCGCGGAGTTCCCGGGACCCAAAGAGGCCGTCTACGACAACCAGATCGCGCCCCTGATGGCGCAGATCATCGCGCTCTGCAAGGAGCACAAGATCAACATGATCGCCGACTTCTGCCTCGGACCGGAAGCGGACGAGGAGTCCGACGGGTTCGGCAACGACGTGTTCTGCACGACGTCGCTCCCCGTCGATGCGAGCGACGAGGCCGGGTTCAAGCGTGTGAACGATGTGTATCGCGTGCTCCGCCCGCGCTCCGCGCTCGCCGCGTTCACCATCATCACGGGCGGTACCAAGTGACCGACGACGAACACAAGGCAGCGCGCGCGCTGTGCGACGCGGCCACGCCAGGACCGTGGCACTGCTACCACCACGAGGACTACGGGTGGCGGATCGACGCCGAGAAGGTCGGCATCGTCCACGGCGCCTGGAACGAGGCCGACGGCGACCTCATCGCCGCGGCCCGCACCCTCATCCCCTGCCTGCTCGATGAGATCGAGCGGCTGCGGGGCTTGGTCGCGGCCGCGGCGCCGGGGCCGTGGCGTGACGCGGTGTACGGTGAGGCGCCGAAGGCGGACGCGCCTCTCGCGCCGCCCGTGCCGCGCGACGCCTCGATCCCCTTCGAGCACACCACGCTCGGGCGCACCACCACGCCGTACCGTTGCAACGTGCCGATGTGCGGCGAGAGCGGGCTCTGCGACGAGTGCCGCAAGCGGGGCGCGCGATGAGGGCGGCGTGGAGGCTGCTCAAGGCGCTCACGCTGGGCGCGTTGACCGGCACGGCCACGTGTGGCTTCTACAAGTACCTCGAGTGGCGCCTCGACTACATGGACCCGTACACGCGCGGCGTGTGGATCGGCTGCGGCTGCACCGTCGTGGCCGTGCTCGGCATGGACGTCGCGCGCCATATCCTCCGCCGCGGCGACAAGGACCCGCATGAACCCGTTCCGTAGCAAGCTCGGCGCGCTCAACTTCCTCGTCCTGCAGTGGCTGTTCATCCGGCTGCAGGAGACCGTCGACGACGACGGCAAGCACGAGCGCTGGGACATCATCGGTCTCATCGTCCCGTTGACGGGATGGTGGACGCGCTACCTCTACGTCTGGCGGTTCTCGTGACGATGCTCTTCGTCGGCGAGTGCCGCTCGTTGACCGCGATCAAGAAGGGCTGGCGCTGGGAAGATGGACGTCTCGCGGCCAAGCCGCTCTTCGAGGCGCTCGAGGCGATGGGCGTCGACCCTGCGAAGCAGCAGTTCTGCAATCTGTGGACGGACCCGCCGTTCGCGCCTTGCATCACGGCGAACCGCATCGCGATGCTGCGTCATGCGCGCGAGAATGGCACGAAGATCATCGCGCTCGGGCAGCGCGTGTCGGTGGAGCTGCAAAAGCTCGACATCGACCACGTTGCCATCGTGCATCCCGCCGCGCGCGGCCGCATCCGCAAGCGTGCGCGCTACGTGGCGCACGTGCACGACAAGCTAGGACGACGCATCCACGTGCGATGTGGCTTCGAGGACGAGCAGGACTCGTACGTCTTCCTTCTCGAAGCCAAGCGCGGCAAGCGACGCGTGTATCCGCCAGGCTACAAGGGCCGGGGCGAGGCCGCGGCGTGTCCGTCGGACATCCTCGAGCCCTGGATGCGCAAGCTCGGCGTCACGCACGTCGTGTCCGTGTTCGGCGAAAGCATCACGTCACGTGAATGCATCAAGGACGGGATTCACACATTGGCCGCCTACATCAAGTGGTGGAAGCGCGCCGAGGAACAGGACTGATCATGGGTAGCTTCTCGATGAACTGCAGCATCTCCGGCCTCGGCATCGGCTACGGCACGCCGGTGCGCTGCCTCCTGCTCACGCAGTCGCCGTACGACGGCGACGACCCGCGCAAGGCGTGGATCATCCGCACGCCGCCGATCCGCGCCCAGTACAACGACTACGGCTCGATCGCGCACGTCCACCCCGACGACCGACGTATCGCCGAGTTGTGGTTGCGCGGGCTGCGTGAAGACGCGGTCGAGAAGGGTCTGGGCGACAACAGCTACCACGACGTGCCCGTGTCGCGCGACATGTCGTTCGAGCAGATGTTGGACGCCATCCAGGAGCGGCGTCTCGAGGTCATCCAGGACGTCCGCAACTTCTGGGCACAGCCCAAGCGTGGCGTGGGTGACGCAGGTGATGGGACGTGGGTGCCGCCGCTCATGAAGCGCGTGAGCGAGGTCCTCGAGAAGATGCAGCCCGGTTGCGTGTCGCCCACTGCCGCCGACGACAAGTACGTGGTCGACGAGCCCGTGCCGGGCATGGCGCGTGTCCGCTTCGGTCGCTTCGGCGAGTGCGATCGCCCGGGGCGCCTCGGGCTCGCGCGGACTGCCCTCGGACTCGAGAACCTCGCATGCGCCATCACGGCAGGCACCGGACGCTATGCCGTCGATACCGACCTGCTCGTGTTTCCGCGGCCCCGTGAGGCGGGCAGTGAGCATGTCAGCGGTCCGCAGTGGGACATGCGCAAGGGCGCCTCGGCCGACGACGACAAGATCCTGCGGGTGGGCCTCGCGATGATCCGCGAGGACGTGTGGCAAGCGCTCATCGCGTTCCCGCACAGCGACTACGTCTCGAACCAGTACCCGAAGGTCCTCGAGTTCCCGCACGTGGTCCAGAAGCACCAGCACGGGGCGTACGCCTGGTATGACCTGTTCGCGTTCAAGCTCTGCGTTCGCAAGGCCTGGTCCGGGCTACGCCGGGCGCTCCTGCGTAAGGACGCGCCGGAGGGCGAAAAGGACTTCACGCCCGCGCAGCAGAAGCGTCTGAACGACTTCATCGCGAAGAGCCGCGAAGAGCAGGCCAAGCGGCGCGCGGCGATGACTGACGAGGAGCGCGCTGCCGAGGACGAGAAGCACAAGGCGCACATCGCCTACCGGGAAGCCGAGGAAACGCGCAAGCAGGAGCAGCCGTTCTTCGGCGACTTCCGCATCACGTCGATGTACCACGACGCCGTACGGGACCTACCCGGCGCGTGGACGCTTGTCGACAGCACGCCCGGCGTCATTGGCCTCGGCGACCACTTCTCGATGCTGCTCGCTGACAAGGTCGACGCGTGGGACGGCCTGCTCGATGGTGTCGCCGAGCTGGCGGCCGTGCGCCATGTCATGGCGGGTGTCGGCGTGGTCATGCGGCCCGCCGAGTCGACGGGCCCTCAGTGCACTGAGTGGGGCGAGACCATCCGATACCAGCAGGCACTGCTTGACATCGCTGTGGCTGCGGGTGTCGAGCATGAGGCCGAAGCGGCGCCGGCGTCGCTCGCGGAGATCAGCCAGCGTCCGTGCTGCCCTCATGGCTACGCGTCGACGACAGGCGACGAGTGCGGCGAGTGCGAAGCGCAGGGGCTGCCTCCGGCAGACGCGCCGCCCGCCAAGAAGCGGACGCCGGCCAAGAAGCCCACCAAGAAGCGGACGTCGACCACGAAGCGGGCGTCGACCAAGAAGCCCGCCAAGAAGCCCGCCAAGAAGCGCGCGACCACCAAGTAGCCGACGACGGTCACGTCGTCAGGAGGATCGTATGATCGCAGTGTTCTGGTTCGGCGTGGCAGTGGTCACCGGCGCCGGCGTCCGCTGGTGTCTCGACCGTGCGTGCGACGGGCGCGCAGAGGCCCAGGCACGTCTTGGGCGTCTGGGCGAATCCTCGTCCATGCACCTGCTGCCACCGCCACATCCTGTGACCGTTGCTGATGAGGACGCATGACGGCGCCCAAGAACGACTTCGACACCATGATCGCGCGCTACGGGATGCCCCACCTGTGGGGACCGTTCGAGCGCTGGATCAACATGTGGCGGCTCATCACCGAGTGGATCAACATCCGCATCGTCGCGGACTTCGCCACGTGCTGCCCCGACGAGGGCCTGCGTGCCTTCGCACAGGCGAAGCTTGGTGCGCCGTCCGACTCCACCCGCATCGACGAGGTCGTCCCGGGCAAGGGCGCCTTCGTCTACGACTGGGACGTCCTGTGCCGTGAGTACCGGTCCCGGAACCTGACGCCACCCGAGGTGGCGACCCCATGATGTCGCCGCCGCCGATCGAGCAGATCCTGGTCCTGTCGACCGCGCACATCGAGCAGCGCGTCGCTCGGATGCTGCCCGACAGGCCTATCCCTACATCCAGAGCGCCGCAGTGGTGGCCTTCGTGGACGCGCGCGGAGGGCTGGATGTTCTACGTCCCGCCGCGCGGCAACGCCGACGACCGCTACGCCCACGCACCGATGTGTCTCAAGGCCTGCGTGAACCTGGCCCGCAAGGCGGGTTGCTGCTGGCTCATGCTCGACGCCGACGGCAGCGTCGTTGACGACTTGCCTACGTGGGAGTGGGACACCGCTCTGCCGGGGGCCACGCTGATCACGGCACCTCGCTGCGTCGTCTGTGGGCGTCCCAGCAAGGAAAAGGACCGCTGCGGCTATCACACCGGCCACTTCCAGCCCGCGGACCTCGGTGACCGTAAGCGCCGGAGGATGTGACATGTACGTCGAGCACTGCGTGCAGGCCTCCGAACTGCTGGACGAGGTGATCGCGCGCCTCCACTTCCACCGCTTCCCGCTGCCTATCCGGGTTCGCCAGGTCCGCCGGCCGTCTGACCGCACCCAGGACACGTCTTGGCAGGCGCAAGTCCTCGTGACCCTCGACGTCCGCGATCGTGAGGATGGCCTCTTGCGCATCATCAAGGTCTACATGACGGCGCACATGCCCTGGGACCGCCTCACCGTGGATGAGTTGCGGTTGGCGTACCTGCGCCGCGTCTACACGGCGGTGCGGCAGTGCGTGCTGCACGAGCTGGCGGAGTGCGCCGTGTTCGAGGATCGCCTGTTCGATGACCCGCACACGGGACCGACCCCGGGCCTCTTGCGTCCCGAGCGCGACGTGCGCTTTCCGCCGGAACATGACGCCGCCAACCCGTTGCCGTACTCCGAGTTCGGTTTCTGAGTTGTGCCCGTGATGTTGGCGCGATAAACCTAGTAAGGAGGACCGCACGTGACCGCGCTGCAACGGCAGAACGAAAAAACCAGCATCGAGGCGTTCGTCGACCAGATGACACGCGCCGCGCGCGACCGGATGACCGACGCGGGCTCGACGGGTGTCATCATGGCGGCCGCGCGCGCGGCCGCCGACATGGCACCACGCAAGGCGGATGGCACCATCGACGAGGAGGTCGCCCGCGTCATGATGCGCCGTGCCGCGCGCGGGCTGGCGCGGCTGCGATGAGCCACAGGTACACCGTCGAGGCGTCGGGCCTACGCCACGGCGTGCGATCAGAGATCCAAGCTCGCGCGGTGCAGCTCGGCTCGGGCATTCGATGCCACACCGAGTGCGGTGGCTACGTCGATCAGGTCGTTCCCGACGACACGTTCCTCGTCATCACCTGTGTGCGGTGTCTCGGCGTCGCGCAGATCCTCCTCCTGCGCGGCGGCATCTGATGGGCTACTCGATACGCCCGCGGTACACCTACAGCGTCAATGGCGTGCGGCACGGCATCGACCGTCAGATCTTCACGCGACGCATGCCCATCCACGCGGATGATCCGGACAGCACGCGCTGTTATCCGGCGTGCGGTGGTTTCATCGACGGGAAGCCTGACGCCGGCTTTCTTCCGATCACCTGCGTGCAGTGTCTTGGCGCCGTCTTGCGCCGTCGGCCTTGTTCCTGGTGCAAGCCACCAGGTTCCGGTGTTGACACGTGCGAGGCCAGTGGTCGTTGTGTGCACTGCGCTGGAACGGGTGTCGCTGACGACGAGGGTGACACCTGACGGGTTACGTCGGGCCGCGTTTCGCGCCGTGATTCGCTACCATTTTGGTATGTCCAAACCCTCGCCCGATGACCCCGTCGACTTCGACAGCGTCGCGATCTCTCGTACCACGACCGAACCGCTGCGCATGTCCTACGGCGACCGCGTCGCGGTGGAGAACCGCGTCCACGCCTTCGAGATGAAGGTCAACCAACACATCGACGATCACAACAAGGCGGCGGACGTCTTCTACAAGACGCGGATGATGCCCCTCGAAGAGACGGTGAACCGCAAGGTCCGGCTCATGTGGTTCATCGCAGGGCTCGCGGTGGCCGCGATCCTCGTAGCCGTCGCCACCTTCGTGACCGTCATCTACGTGTACAGCCAGTAGGGGGAACATGGGCCATCCGATGGAGGACTACTACCTCGCCGAGGGCATGGCCCGCGAGCGCAAGCACACGCGCTACGAGCGCGTGCTCGAGGCGCTCAAGGACGTGCCGCTCGCCGAGTTCACCGTGGGCCAGCTCTGGGACATCCACCGCCTCGTCGCGCGCGAGTGGGGCGCGACCGAGGTCCTCGAGCGGCTGGAGCTGCTCGTCCAGGAACGCGCGCGGACGTTTCGACACGGCATGTTCGTCCGCTACAAGAACCCGAAGAAAGGCCAGCGCGGGCGCGGCATCATCACGTCGTACCCGCGCCGCGGCTCACGCATCGTCTACGTGCAGGGCCCGCGTGGCTGGGCGGGGTGGGTCCGCGTCGAGGAGCTGGAGGTCGTGCCGCCGTGAGCCGCGTGAAGGTTTGCCACATCGCCTTCGACGGGCTCGTGCATCGCGGGCTACACGCCAGCAACGGCACCATGAGCGTCGCGTGCGGTAGCGTACCGCGGTACACCGCCTGCGACGTCGACGAGTTCCTCACGTGCGTGCCATGTATCGTGCGTGACCTGCGCGCCCTGCGCTATCGGCACGTGTTGCGGACACAGGCCCAGCTGCGTGACGCGCACCTGATTGGAGGCCTCGATGCGTCGGTGGCGGCGGTACATGACGACGCTCACGAGTGACAAGCGCGTCGGGAATCTCTGCGACGCGCTCATCACCACACCCGACGGCCTTCGTCATTACGCCATCCTCGTCGAGGTGCTGCCCGCTCTCGCGCGCTTCGATGCGTGGCGCGACCAGACCCCGTTCTACGTGGCGCTGTGCGCGCTGTGCGACGCATATGATGCGGCGCGGAGTTACAACGACTTCACGTACCCCAAGGAGAAGCACACGGCCGCGGCGCTCACGCACGGCTTTCCGACGTGCGCACGGTGCAGCGGTGCGTAGTCGCGCGAGCCTTGATGGGATGGTCGGGGAAGACGGCCAAGGTGTGCGCCATCGTCTCAGGCCAAGCCACATGCGGGGCCGCCTACACGCGATGCCCGTTTGTGGCTACGTGAACTGGTTTGCCTTGGATCTACGTGAGGGCTTGCCGACCTGTGTGAGGTGTGTGTGCCTGCCTTGATCGGCACGGTGACGACGGCGCAGGGCGTCGTGCACGCGGTCGCCGAGACGCACATAACCTACAGCTATGACGGCGCGTCTTGGCGTGTTTACACGGCATGTCAGCGCACCTATAGCGAGACGTTTCTCGACGTCCCCGATCGTATGGTTACGTGCGTGTATTGTGTGATCGGCAAGCCGGGGCCGCGCGACGCGTCGTTGACCAACCCCTGCGGCGAGATCGAGATCGACCTGGAGGCTGTCATTGGATGCCTATAAGCACATGTCCCGGGTCGCGCACTTGGAGCGCTACGCCAACGACCGTCGCTTCGCGCAGATCACGAAGGCGTTCACCGCGCGCGGTGTCTGCACGTCCATCTACGCGGCTGACACGTTTGGCGTGATGCATCGCATCGACGCATCGACGGCGCACGCGGTGTGCGGCGCACCTCTCCTGCGTCAAGCCAAGCTCGTGTTTCAGGCGTACGCGACGTGCGTGCGCTGTGCGTGCGCGGCGTGAGCAAGTACGGATGCCTTCGCATCTACGACGCGAAGCCGCCGGGCGACAGCGTCGTGCATGTTGCCACGATCGTCTCGAACTTCGAGTTCGCGCACACGCCCTGCGGGGTGTCACGTAGCGCCGGCGGCATTCACGAAGCACCTCGCGGGTCACTGGTGACGTGCATCCGTTGTCTGGCGGTGATGCTCGCGAAGAAAGACGGGTGGCTCTGATGCCTGGTCTCGACAACAACTACACCGAGCGCTACTGGGAAGGCGAGCCGACGACCGGCGAGGGCATCACGCACATCGTCGGCGTCGACCGCATCGACAACGAGAAGATCGCCGCCTGCGGCCGCCTGGTCGCGCAAGAAGGCGACTTCTGGGTACCCCGGACCACGACCGCCACGTGCCTGCGCTGCTGGTACCGTGCGTTGTTGTATCCGACGTTGATCGTCATCAGCTGATATCACCCCGTAGGGGTGATGTCGTCGTGTACGCCATGGTTCGTCGGTCCGTCCATCGTGGGACGTGCGCCGCGCCGTCGTAACCTTCACGCACGCTGTGGTAAAAGCCTAGAGTGGCGACGGTTTATGCGCTCGACACGCGGCGAAACCTGAAGGTCCGCTATGGCGGTCTGGTTCACTACGCCATGACCGAACAGCTCGTCGTGTCTTCGGCGGGAAGGTCGACGTCACAGGTGCTGCCATACGGCGCCCTTTGTGGGGCGTATTTTGGCACGACCGACGAGACGCCCGCCTATCTCGAGAACGCCAAGACGGTCATGGTGACATGTGTCGCGTGCTTGGGTGATCGGAGACGTCGATGAACAGGTGGTCGCGGGTGGTGCGTTGGTTTCGCAATTTCATCGAGGCGAAGGAGTGGGACCAGTATGCGATCGAGAGCCTCGCGGCCATCTACACCGACGAGAACGACATGACTTATCGTCTCGCGCGTCGCACGCGCGACGCGGACACGGGCATCGTGCACATCAAGGACGTCGTGTCCGGCACGCTTTCGTACTGCGGCCAGGGCTTCGCCGTGTCCACGATCGACACGACCGTGAAGCATACCGCGGCGCCCACGTGCGTGTTCTGCATCGCCGGGATGCGCGCAGGGCTGCCGCAGTGGCGCTTCCTCGCTCCCGACACGGTCTACCGACGCACTATCGAAGAAGGCCTCCGTGACCGAGGCGACTGACCCGGACCTCGCGTTCCCCAGTCGACGAGCGCTTCCCGACGTGCGTGCGCTGCATGACGGCCGCGTTCGAGCAGGCCGCCGCGGCCGCCGTGCGTCGCGCCGAGGTGACGGCCTACGGTAGCTCGATCGCTGACAGCTTCCTGCGCACGCTGCGCGCGGTCCGCCGCAAGTAACTGGAGGCGCCGATGCCGACCTACGAGGACACCCAGCACGCTGGGATCGTCCACATCTTTCGTTACATGAACAAGGAGCGCCGCGCCGGGCTCACCTGCTGCGGCATGTACGTCGAGTTCCGGCCGACGACGCTGCTCGAGATGGCCCCGACGTGCGTGCTGTGCGTGGGCTACATCCCGCCGCGGTGCGAGTGCCCGCTGTACCGCAAGGGCAACCTGATCGCGGGCCACCGCGCGTACTGCCCCGTCGTCGAGGGCTTCGACGCCGTCGAGGGCTTCGACGCCGTCGAGGAGCGCATCGAGGACATCGTGTGCTGGTGCGTCCAGCGCGGCACCCACAACAAGGAGTGCGACGCCGACGGGTTCTGCCAGGAGTGCGGCTACCAGTTCGACGACTCCAACGTGCGCTTGCTGAGGGACGTGTGAGCACCAAGATCTGGAACGCCTTCCGCCTGCGGCGCGGCTTCGACCTGTGGGAGGTCATGACCGAGATCCAGGAGCGCGGCCGCAAGCGCGCGACCGCCACCCTCGCCAAGTTCATGTGGGGGCTCACGGAGAACCCGGCCAACGCCTCCGCCTTCGGGCTGATCCTCAAGTTGGAGGCCGACAAGAGCGAGCTGGCGCGGGTGATGGAGATCAGCCGCGCCACCTTCCTGGCCTACCGCGAGCAGATCGGCAAGAGCGAGCGCAACGTGTTCGACCTGGACGTGTCGGTCGCGGTCCACAAGGTGGGACGGCGGTACCTGTTCCGCCCGTTCTCTGGCTCCGGTCTGCTGTCGAGCACCCTCGCCTTCATGGCCAAGATGCCCGCGCTGGAGGACTACCACTACCAGAACTCGTCCGACCGTCCCGAGGAGATCGGGGCTCGCGCCTGGGCTGCCCGCGCGGCGACCTGGGACCGGGCGATGTACCCCAACTGGAATTGGCGCCCCTTCCTCGCGCTCGACGTGGTCAGCGTGAACGGGTGGCACGAGATCGACCCGGGGGCCGAGTTGATGCGCAAGGCATTCATCGCTGCCAACCAGGCGAAGAAGCCGTCACCGTAACCGTCCGCTTTTCGGACGAGAAAGCCTAGCCACATGCGTAAGATCCACATCATCGGCGGCGGTACCGTCGCCCACATCCGTCCGCACCTCGCCCTCGCCGCACCTGCGTACGGGGCGACGGTGCGTGACCTCTTCAACGCCATCACGTTCGCCGTGGATGCGGATGAGTATCTCGTCCAGCTCTACACGACGAAGATGGCCGGCAACCGCCACCAGATCTGGACACGGCGTGTGGGCATGGACGACGGCGAGCCGCCCAATCTCGAGACCAACGCGGACATCGCCAAGCTCCTCGAGCAGATCGTCGCGGATCCCGATCCGTCCATCGTCTTCCTGCCGGCGGCGCTGTGCGACTTCGACGTCGAGCACCTCCACGAGTTCCACGAAGGCATCGACACCGTCGCGCACAAAGGCTTGCCGGGCAAGGATCGGCCGCGGCTGTCGTCGCAGAACAAGCACACCATCTCCCTGACGCCCGCGGCCAAGGTCATCCAGCTCGTCCGCAAGGTGCGCAAGGACATCTTCCTCGTCGGCTTCAAGACGACGACCGGCGCCGAGAAGCAGGCGCAGTTCAACGCCGGCCTCGCGCTGATGAAGCAGTCGTCGTGCAACCTCGTGCTCGCGAACGACCTCGTGACCCGGCTCAACATGGTCATCACGCCCGAGCAGGCGCCGTACTTCGTGTCGACGAACCGCTGGCACGTGCTGCGTCAGCTCGTCGGCATGGCGCTCGTGCGCGCGCGCGGCCGCTTCACGCGCACGCGGGTCGTCGACCCCGGCTGCACGCCGGTCGGCTGGAACGGCGACGGCGTGCCGGCGTCCTTGCGCGAGGTCGTCAACCACTGCATCAAGCGTGGCGCCTACAAGCCCTTCATGGGCAAGACGGTCGGCCACTTCGCGTTCAAGCAGAGTGAGGACACGTTCGTCACCTCGCGGCGCGGCGTCGACTTCAACCAGCTCGACAAGTACGGCATGGTGCTCGTGAAGGCCGACGGGGACGACAAGGTGACCGCCTACGGATACCGCCCGTCGGTCGGTGGCCAGAGCCAGCGCATCATCTTCCGCGACCACCCGGACGTCGACTGCATCGTGCACTTCCACTGCCCGCTGCGCCCTGACACCGACCACACGTTCCCGGTGCGTTCGCAGGGTCCGTACGAGTGCGGCAGCCACGAGTGCGGCGACAACACGAGCGGCGGCCTCGAGTCGGTCATCGTCGACGGGCAGGGCCGTCGTGCCAAGGCCGTCATGCTCGACAAGCACGGGCCCAACATCGTGTTCGACCGCAACATGGACCCGAAGCTCGTCATCGACTTCATCGAGCGGCACTGGGATCTCGACCATGCGACCAGCGAGGTACCATGAAGACCTTCCGTGAAGAGCTGACCATGCTGTGTCGGCAGATGCGTTACTGGCCACCCGAGCTGCGGGGACCCGCCATTCTCGCCTTCTGTGCGAAGTACAACCTCCTCGTCCGGTGGTACTGGGTGCGAGACCCCTTCGCGTCGTTCGGCTTGTTCACCGTCGGCGTCGTGCTCCGGCTTACCGTGCCGGGTGTGCCCGAGTTGACGATGACGACGGCGGTGTCGCATCGCCTGCCGCGCCGCGGCTTGCGCGCGGCCCTCGCCCGCGAGGTCACAAGCCTGCCATGACGCTGGATCAGCTCTACGCGAAGCTCAGCGCGCTGGTCGACACGTACGCCATCTATCACGGCGGCTCCACGGTACCGTGGCGGTCGAAGAAGCTCGACACCATCGAGGCCATCCTGCACGAGCTGGTGCACGGTGTCTGTCTTGGCGACCCCAACCTCTGCTGCGACATCGAGGGCAACCTGCCCCTCGACGTTGAGGGCCGTGACGCCCAGGAGCTGAAGACCCTGCGCGTCGAGCGTCGCGTGTTCGCGCTACTCAAGCATCCGCTGTCGCGGCGCAAGGCGTTGCAGATCTTCGACGCCGCGATGTTCGATGGCAACACCCCCACGCGCGCCCGCTTCGAGGCGCCGCTCACGTTGCGCGAGGAGCGGCTCGCCCGCAAGACCGTGCGGCTCATCGAGGCCGCGTAGATGCCCTGGCGTTGCGCCCTATACGGGCGCGTTCGCAACGCCGGCCTCGTACACATCGTTTATGTTGAAGGAAAGGAGGATCGCGTGTGGTGGACCGCGGAGTGCGGCCTGCGCTGGGCTCACCGCGAGAACCGTGATAGGACGCTCGCGCCCAAGACCACCAAGGCGCGCGCGACGTGCCTGCGCTGCCTCTACCTGCATCTCAAGCACGGGTGGACGCCGTGGCCGGGATGAAGCTGCTGGGCCCTGGCCCGCCGCCGCCCGAGCCCGCCGACATTCGCGACATCACGTGGATGTCCGTTGAAGGCTTGGTCCACGTGGTGTTCGCCATGCACGGCTCGATGCTGACGACCCGTTGCATGATCCCGGACTTGCGCAAGCGCAACCAGTTCGGGCATGTTTATCCCGCACGTACCTCCGAGTATCTCGATCACGAGCTGGGGTTCGTGTGGCTGCAACCAATCACCTGTCTCTGGTGTGCCATAGACCGATGGAGGCCCTGATGCCTACCAAGAAGGCCCGGCCGCGCGACGCCCTCACCGCACGCGAGCACGCGGTCGCGAAGCTCGTCGTCGCGGGCTACTCGAACAAGATCATCGCCGCGCGGCTGGGCATCAGTGCGCACACGGCGAAGTTCCACGTCAACAACTTCGTCATCAAGATGGGCGCGCAGACGCGCGTCGACGCCGCCGTGAAGTATGCCGTCGCGCTCATCGTGCGCGACGCGGCGACGCCGGCGAACTTGGTGCCGGTGTGAGGAAAGCGAAACACCATGTCCATGTCTGACGTGATCAAGGCACAGATCCCCGGCTGGCTTGCGGGCAAGGCGCTCGACGCGATCGTCGACCACTACACGCCGAGTCCGCAGGGCTACGACGCGCAGGAGGTCTGTGAGAGCTTCGGGCTGCCGGCGACCGCGACGCGCGAGCAGATCCGTGCGTGCGTGACCAAGGAGGTCATGAACCCCGCGCGCTGGGCGCGTCAGAGCAAGACGCGCTGGGATGCCGGCGACGGCTGGGTGCCGGACGTCGCCGGCACGTCGGCGCCAGCAGGGGTCGACCTCACCAAGCATCGTTGGCGCGTTTTCGCGCATCGCCATCCGATGATCGGTGACAACTTTCGGTTGGAGGTACTGACCGACCCCGCCGACCGCGAGATCGTCGCGTGGACGTTGATCGTCGACTAGCCAAGACATCTTGGTAGTCCGTCGAAGCCTTGGGCCACGCGGGTTCGTCCTGCGTCCGTGCACGTGAACCACTACACACCTACCGGAGAACTTCCGTGAACAAGAACACGCCATCCGAGCCGCCATCCGAGACGTCATCCGAGACGTCATCCGTCGCCCGTGAACTCGTCGCCATGCTGTGTCCGAAGTGCTGGCGCCACAAGATCATCGAGGTATCTCTCGACGTAGCTGCGACGGGTCGTCTCGACCGCGCGCACGGCAACTGTGTCTGTGCCTCGGGCTACTTCGGCACCAACACCCCGCTCTTGCGACATCCCGATCAGGCCGAGACGCGGATCGCGATCCTCACGCACGAGCGCGACATGTACAAGCAGCTCGCCGAGTACTGGCAGAAGTCCGGCGATGGGAAGGACATCGAGCTGCGCGCCATCAAGGAGACGCTCGATCGCCTCGGGCGTAGCGCGACGCCGTACCCGTGCGCCTGTCCTGGTCGGTTCGGCCCGTTCGGCCCGTTCGGCCCGTTCGGCTCGTACGGTCCGCAGTCGCGCTGACGCGTCGCCACGTCCACCACACCCACCGCACCTACGAGGAGACCTCCCTGTGACCGACAACTTCCCGCGCTTTGCCAAGCTCGTTGCCCAGTCCTTCCAGGCCATCGCCAAGACCGCACAGGTCTACGTCACCAACATCGACGGTGACGCGCTGTACCAGCGCTACCTGGCGGCCTTTCCCGAGGGAACCAACCCCGTCTTTAAGAAGTTCACGGAGCACGAGTGCTCGTGCTGCAAGCAGTTCATCCGGCGCGCGGGCAACGTCGTCATGGTCGACGCGCAGGGCAACATCCACACCGTCTGGGGCGAGGCGGCCAAGAAGGCGCCGTACCCCTACAACCGAGTCGCGGAGGCTCTCCATCTCACGGTGGGTTTGGCGGACATCGCTGACCTCTACCGCGTCAGCCAGAAGGAGACGAGCTTCGGTGCCGCGACTTCGCGGTCTCTCGACGACGGAGGCAAGGTCCTCACCTGGAACCACCTCTACACCGACGCGATTCCCAAGGCGTTGCAGGCAGCGTCGCCGGACCAGGTCCGGGGTGACTACCGTACCACGGTGCAGGTCTTCACGCGCGGCCTCGTCGAGCTGGCGCCCTCGGCGCTGGACACGGTGCTCGCGCTCATCGAGGCGAACAACCTCTACCGCGGCGCCGAGCACAAGCGCGCTGTCGTGGAGTTCATGACGGCGCAGCGTGCCTTCCAGGGCAAGACGTCGCGGGAGCAGGCCATCTTCGCGTGGACCAACGCCGTCGGCCCGGCGTCGCGCTTCCGCAACACGGTCATCGGCACGCTCGTGCAGGACCTCAGCGAGGGCGTCGACGTCGAGCACGCCGTGAAGTCCTTCGAGACGAAGGTCGCGCCGACCAACTACAAGCGCACGAGCGCGCTCATCACGCCGGGCATGGTCAAGAAGGCGATGGAGACCATCGAGGCGCTCGGGCTCGAGCCGGCGCTCGAGCGCCGCTTCGCGACCATCAAGGACATCTCGGTCAACGACGTGAAGTGGGTCGACGGCAGCGTCAAGCCCGCGATGAAGGGCGGCATCGGCGACGTGCTGATGCAGGCCGCGACGTCGGGACCGACCAACACGAAGAAGGACGAGGAGCGCGCCGAGGACATCGGGCTCGAGGCCTTCGTCGAGCGCATCCTGCCCGAGGCGACCGGGATGGAGGTCTTCCTCAAGGGCGAGCACCTCGGCAACCTCATGTCGCTCACCGCGCCCGTGCACCCGGAGCCGCAGCAGCTGTTCCGCTGGAACAACGACTTCGCGTGGAGCTACTGCGGCAACATCACCGACTCGATCGCCGACCGCGTGAAGAAGGCCGGCGGCAAGGTCGAGGGCGCTACGCTGCGCGTGTCGCTGTCGTGGTTCAACTACGACGACCTCGACCTCCACGTCCACGAGCCGGCGGGGCGCGGCAGCGCCGGGGTGCGCGACCACATCTTCTACGCCAACAGGCGCGGCTGGACTGGCGGCACGCTCGACGTCGACATGAACGCCGGCGGCGGCACGACCCGCGAGGCGGTCGAGAACGTCGTCTGGATGAGCGAGATGCCCAGCGGTGCCTACAAGGTCATCGTCAACAACTTCTCGAAGCGCGAGTCGAGCGACGTCGGCTTCGTCATCGAGATCGAGAACGCGGGCAAGCTCTCGCACTTCTCCTACAACAAGGCCGTCCGCGACAAGCAGGACATCCACGTGGTGACGCTGCACGTGGAGCGCGGGCGCATCGAGCGCGTCGAGATCGGCGACCCCGCGATCACCGCGTCGAACCTCTCGCAGGCGAAGTGGGGGCTGTCGACCGAGCAGTACGTCAAGGTCGACGCCGTCACGCTCAGCCCCAACTACTGGGGCGACAACGCCGTGGGCAACAAGCACACGTTCTTCGTCCTGCACGGCGCGAAGAACGACGAGCCCACGCGCGGCATCTACAACGAGTTCCTGCACCCACGCCTCGAGCAGCACCGCAAGGTGTTCGAGGTGATCGGCGACAAGACGAAGTGCCAGCCGACCGACGGCCAGCTCTCGGGCCTCGGCTTCTCGTCGACGAAGCGCACGAACGTGCTCGTGCGCGTCCAGCAGGGCAAGAAGCAGCGCCTCTTCAACGTGCACGTCGGTGCGTGACGCGCATGCCGACGCCGATCGATCGCCTCAAGGCGAAGTACGAGTCCGCGGAGGAGCACCTGAATGCGATCGCGAGGGCGATCGTGGAGCAGTTCAAGATCCCGGAGGCACAGCACGCCCAGGTGAAGAAGGCGGTGCACGCCGCCTTCGATGTGGGCCACCGAACAATCACCACCGACGACTGGTGCGACTTCTTCTAGCGACACCCAAGACCACCAACGCAGAAAGAGACACGACCATGAACGACATCTTCGAGTACGCCACCCGCAACAAGCTCCGCTTCGCGTCGATCCGCGGCGAGCTGACCATCGAGCAGCTGTGGGACGTCCCGCTGCGCTCGAAGGACGACTTCAACCTCAACACCGTCGCCAAGACGGTGAACAAGGCGCTCAAGGACATCTCGGAGGAGAGCTTCGTCGAGACGAAGCGGACCGCCGAGCACACGCGCCGCGAGATCGCCCTCGAGGCGGTGAAGTACGTCATCGACACCAAGCTCGCCGAGGAGGCCGCCGCCGAGAAGCGCGCGGCGAACAAGCTCGAGAAGGAGAAGCTCCTGAAGATCCTCGCCGAGAAGCAGGACGGCAAGCT